TGATCAAATAACTATTCCGCTACTAATAGACTCAAGCAGTGCTATTAGTATTACTAATAGTAATGAAAATATTACTTTTGCAGGACCTGTTTTTGGTTATACAGGTATTGATTTTACTGGTGGTAGTGCAGTAATAAGAGTTTATATAGGCACAGAACAGCTTAACTATGCTACTACTGGTGCTAAAACATTTGATTGTACAATAGTTACTGATGGTGTTACTGTAACTGGTAGTGGCAGTGGTAATGTGTTTAATGTTACTCAACCTAGTGCCATGAGCAAAGATACAGCTACTGCAGTAGTAACAGTAAATATTAGAGATGCTGCTGGTACTTTAAGCACACTAACTTCAACTATTAGTTATAGTTTAGCTAGAACTGGTTTTTATGCAGGAATATTTTCTATTCAAAATAGTGCTGTTACGTTTAAAAGAGCTGTAGATACTACTATAACTCCTACAAATGTTACATTAACTACTATAGCACAAAATACTGATGCTGGTTCAGAAAGTTATAAGTGGTATAAACAAACTAGTAGTACGGGTACTTTTGATCTAATTAGTGGTGCTACTGCTAGTAGCTATACAGTAGCTAATACTGACTATAGCAGTACAGTTGTTACAAACACATATAAGTGTGAATTAACATGCAAATTTAATAATATTACAACTACAGTAGCCGATCAAATAACTATTCCGCTATTAATAGACGCAAGCAGTGCTATTAGTATTACTAATAGTAATGAAAATATTACTTTTGCTGGCGCGGCTTCTGGTTATGCAGGTATTGATTTTAGTGGTAGTCTTGCACTAATAAGAGCTTATATAGGTACAGAACAACTTAACTATGCTACTAGCGGTGCTAAAACATTTAGTGCTATGGTATTCTCTACTTCAGGCATTACTGTAACTGGTAGTGGTAGTGGTAATGTGTTTACTGTTAATGATCCCGTTGCTATGACCAGTGATACTGCAAATGCTATAATAGAAGTAAGTATTAGAGATGCTGCAAATGTTTTAACTAAATTAACCACAACTATTAGTTATAGTCTATCTAGACGCGGATATCAAGGAGTTTCCGCTAGAACAGCTTACACTAAAACCACTTTAACAAGTCTGGGCTCTACACCTACTACTATTGTAACTACAGGAAATATTAGTTTTCCTGCTAATGACTCCTGGGGAGCAGGCACAGTTTGGCAAGCAACTCCTCCTAGTATAACAGCTGGTGAAAGTGTATATCAAAGTGATGGTTTTTATAATGTTGTTACCGATAACACTACTTGGAATGTTCCCTACTTAAGTACACTTAAAGTAGGTACTTTATCAGCAATTACTGCAAATACTGGTGACTTAACAGTAACTGGTGATTTTAAGGCTGGTACAGCTGCTATAAGTGGTACTACAATGACTGGAGCTGGTGGTCTAATTAATAAAGACGGACATTTTGCTTTTGGCAATAGTACTACTAATATTACCTATAATGGTGGCGCACTTAATTTTAATGGTAACGTTATTGCTGGTGGTAATATTAAAGTTGGAACAATTACTGCTGATAAACTAGATCTTGGAGCAGCTTTTCCAACTGGTGGTATTATTACGTTTTCCGGGTCTACAATACCCCCTGGCTGGGCATTATGTGATGGAGGAAATGGTACACCTGATCTACGCGATCGATTTGTTATGGGTTCTAGTAGTACTTTTACTCCAGGAAGTAGAGGTGGCACAGCTGATGCAGTAGTAGTAGCACACACTCATACCATTACTAATACTGGTGGAGTACTTAAACAAACTGCAACAGGAACAGTTACAGGGTCTATTAATGTTGCTCCGGAAGAGGCAACGGATATTGTTACCATACCCGCTGGCGGTAGTCTAGGACTAGTAGAAATTGATTTTGATTACTGGGTAACTTATGGTAGCGCTGGCATCGACGCAGAATTTGAGGTAGCAAACGTTAAAAGACAAATTCTTGCTTCAGGAATTAATCGACACCAGGTACACGTATATCACCCAGCAAATGGTGGTCCCCACATAATTACAGCACGTTTATGGCAGAGTACTTAATAATGAATATAGCTAAAATTATAAATGGAATAATAGTAGAGCACGGTGTTGGTACAGAAGAAAATATTGTGTATTCTGAACCAGACGGTATGTCAGTTGTGCCACTTCCAGACTGGGCACTTGAAATTCGAATTCAAAATATTAGTAGTGGTAAAGCTCGTCGAATTTTAAAATGGAATTACGAAACACGTCAATTTCAAACTATTGAGTTAGGATCATTTGTAAGATGAAACCACAAGCAACACAACAAGGACCCGAAATTAAAATTTCTTGTCTTTCCAATGTGTACGTTAGGCGTATGCTATTTTCAAAAGAAGGCATTGTCGAAGTTGGACATAGACATCCATATTCACATACTAGTCTTGTAGCATCTGGATCTATTGCGATTCAAGTATACAACGATAATACTCAAGAATTATTAGACCCTGTTGTCTATCATGCTCCATCAATGGTAATGATTGAAAAAAATATTGCCCATCAAATAACTTCTTTAGAAGATAACACCGTTGTTTGTTGCATTCATGCTTTACGTGATGAAACAGAAACTATTATTGATCCTGAAATGATTCCAGTTCCAACATCATTGCGAGAAACAATAGAAAGTGTACACAAACAAACTGGAAAATTTTTAATTCCTCCTGCGCTACCATTTGACGATTTAACTCCTAACAGGGTACCTAGAATGTTTAATGCTAGGAAAGTTTTTTAAAACTAAAAGCTTTGGCTGCAGTACTACAATTAAATAATAAAATAAGGATTAAACTATGCTAATAGCATTTGTAATTAATAGGCTAGGCAATCCTATTGTAAACGCATTAGTCAAAAAAACATGAGCACTATTACTACTGATTCTACAGGCACTACTGGCCTCAATCAAAACTTGCCACCCTTCCATGCACTACCATTTATAATGAAACTTGCAAGTGGCACAATTATAACACCACCAGCACCACCAGCACCACCAACATCGCCAACATATGCATTTGGCCCCTTACCAACTAGTATTAATGAAAGCAGTAGTTTAACAGTGACTGTTAACACTACTAATGTACCTAATGGTAGTACATGTTATTGGGGAATTGGCACGGCAAGCCCTGGTGCTATTAGTAGTAGTGATTTTGGTATTACTGGACCACTTACTGGAACATTTATAATTAATAGCAATACTGGTTCATTTACATTAAATCTTATAGCTGATAATTTAACTGAAGGTACTGAGCAATTTGTAATAAATATTAACGGTATTAGCAATACCCCTGTTTTACAAAGCGGCTACATTTCAGTCATTGATACTAGCCAGGCACCAGCAGCACCAACAAGTGTTACCCTTACTATGACTGTTGGCGGGTATAGTAGCAGTGGTACTGGTGCTGTTGGCCAAACTGGATATAATTCTATGGGTGGCTCTTCTTACGCTTTTGGAAGTTTAAGTCCTACCACTAGTAGTCTATGGACTGGTAATATTATTGCATTGCAGCATTCATTTGATGATGCAAGTGGGGCTGACGGTGGTTACAACGACATTGAGTTAGTTTTTGACACTGCCCAGAGTTATACAGGTAGGTACACTATCGAAATTGTTGGAGGACTTACAGTGTCAGTCAGTGGCGTTAGCGGTAACACTAACTTCTCAGAACCGACAGGACACGACGGCACTGGTCCATTTGTTTTTGGTTTATCTGGAACAAAAACTCTTAAAATTAGTAAAACAAGCTTTTAAAAGATAAAATTTTAAATATGCTGTTAGAAAATAAAAATCCACTGATTGGAGAAAAAACATGAGCACTATTACTACTGACTCTACAGGTGTTAGTGGCACTAATCAAAATTTGTCACCTTACTATGCATTAGCATATATAATGAAAATTGCAACAACTGGAAGTAGCGTTTCGGTAAATGCCTATATGCCTTATAATAAGTTAGCTGGTACAATGACAGCAGGAGATCCATTATTACTATTATCTCCAAACCGTAAAGGCATAGTAACTGGCAACGTAATATCTAATAGAATTAGTGAACAAAAACTATTAACTTTAGTATCTAGTTCTGGAATTAAACTAACTTGTTCGGATAATACACCACTTACATTGCAAGATGGATCTTGTATCAACAGCACTGAGGCCGTAGGTAATTTATTACCTGTACAAGATTACAAGTATGGTTTCCGTTGGGAAGAAATTGTAGAAATCATTGATGCAGGTCGAGGAGAAGTAGCAACTATCTTTTGTGATAATCAATGTTATGCTGCTGGTGATGAACCAGATCGTTGGATTTGGACACACAATGCTACATTAACAATTAAATAAGTCTTAATTAATCAATATTTTATTGACCTTGTACAAATATACATATTTTAAAAATGAATACTTATATACTTTATAATAAAAAAACAGGACAACTTATACAGGTAATGAAAGACTGTAATCTAGAAGATATTACACATATGTTATCAGAAGATATAGGTGCAAAATTAGCAGATGGTTTACCTGAAAATAGTGATTACTATATACAAGATAATTCTATAGTTACTATACCACCACAACCTAGTTCTAATCATATGTGGGACCCAGATTCAAAACAGTGGGAACTTTCTGAAGGATTAATGCTTTTAAAAATTAAAAAACTACAACAAAGATTATTAAGAGAATCTGATTGGATTGTTATTAGAGCATTGGACCAAGGCGTACCAATTCCCAAAGACTGGCAAACCTACAGACAAAAATTACGAGATATAGACGCACAACCAGGCTATCCTAATACAATAGAGTGGCCTACAAAACCTGTTTAAGTTAAATACCTACTCCAATGGGGTAGGTATTTTTTTATATTGACACTTATATGGTGCTATGATATAATAGAACAAAATTATTAATTTAACGTAACTTTCTTGTAGGAGCTAATAGTGAATCCAGAAGAAACTAACTCAATACTACAAATACTTATTGCAGGTACTGGCGGATTAGTAGCATTAGCTTTTTTATTACAAAAATTTTTTACTCTATTTAAAACCGATAAAACAGAGTCGCATATTATTACAATTATGCACACTGAATTAGAGCGTATGAGTCAGCAAAACTCTAAACTAAGTGAAGAATTAGGTAAACTACAAACCGAAGTAATTGAATTAAATCAACAATTAAGAACCCTAACTGTAGAAAATCAAGCATTACATGCTGAAATTGTAAAACTAACTGCTGAGATTAGTAAATTAAAAGACCTTTCTATAGTTAAACTAAAGGAAACCTCATGGCACGATCAAGATTAACAAATACTAGCTTAGATATAATTAGCGATGCTGGATCAATACTATGGTCAATGGTGCGTGGCGAACAGTTAGAGTTTCCTATTACTTTAAACTTTATTTTTGATGCTACACTAAAACCCAGCGGTAACTATATTTATGAAGCTGTTGTTATTGAAGCAGCTAATGCTCCTGATCAATCAGATAAACCTAAGGCAGTAGAACCCGGCGGAGCTTTTACTAGATTGTTTGTAAGAATACCTACTTATGTTGGTGTTTGGTCACCTACTGGAGTGTATAATGTAGAAGAAATAGTAAAATTTAATGATAAGTACTATAAATTAAATTATGGTTTTGCTTATACAAGTCTCCAAGATCCTACTTTTGATCCTGTACGTTGGTCAGAAACTGTATTAAATAAAATCTATGTACAATTTCCCGGTAATTTAGGCACAACTTGGAAAGTACAACCTAGTGCAAACAGTGATGTATATGGATTCTTTGAATTACGTGTTACTGAGCCGCCTAGTGCAGTATTTAGTAGAACTTTTAAACCTATTAGAGGTATGATTCAACTAATGTTTAGTCCTACTGATCAAGTAACGGACTTATTGTTCCAAACTGCGTAATAAGAGAGTTTTATGGCAACTACACCAATAACTACAAGTTATACTATTCCAGGAGTTAGTGTTGGTGTATCTATTCCACAAATTAGTAGTAATGGTACTATTATTCCTGGTACAGTTAGTAACTATACTTTACCTTTTGCAGTAGTTACTTATAGCGAAAATGGTTTTACTACTAAAGTTCCAGAAGGCAATCTTAATGTAGTAATTCCTGGCGTTGAAAGTACTATAGTAACGCCTTTACTAGGAGTATTTCGACGATTTTTTGAAGATCAGTTTATTAGTGTTGTACAGTCACTATTTATACTTAAACAGCTACAAGACAGTCCAAAAGTAACAGAAAGTATTTTACTATCTATAGATTATAAACGTGAGTATCAAGATACTAGTTATATTGATGACCCTGAATTTAAACTAGCAATTTATACTAGTTATATAGATCCAATTGGTCCTATTGATAAGATAATAACAAAACCTCAACTTGTTAAATTAGACAAAGTAATTACTGATAGTGACTATATTAGATTTACTTGGAAACGCGATTTTACAGACAAGTATTTAGTTAATGACGAAGTATTATTAGAATACTTATTAGAAAGACTAGACACTGTTAACACTGATTCTGTATTTAGTTTATTAATACGCAAACCGGTTAATGAACTAACTAACTTAAAAAACTTAGATCTAATTAGCTTTCTAGTAAGAAAACCTAGAAGTGAAACAGTTAGTCAAAGTGATTTTAATGAATTGTTATTTATTAAACTTGCTGAAGATAACGTTTTAACTACTGAGTTTAATTTTGTAGACTTTAATAAAGTTTTACTAGATAGCGTAACTGTTACTGCAGATCCAGCATTTACATTTATCTATAACTTTTATGATTCTTTCTATACTACTGATGATTTTTACGGCATAAGTAATATAGATGATGATCAGTATGCTAATGTTAATAAAGACGTAAGAGATCTTATTGCTTTTAACGATAGTGATTACTATTTTAATATTGATAGTGTATTAGTAGATTCTACAGCAACTGACGATTTTATTATAAATTATCTTAATAAGTTTGTTGATCTAGACCTAATAAATAATACAGATTTAGTAGAACTACTATTTAAAATAACTATTAGTGATTCTAATAAAGTTACAGACGAACCAATTTATTTTAATATAGGTTTAGTACTACAAGACATAGGCATAACATTAGATCCTATAAAATTCTTTGTTGACACTAAACTAGATGATGATAGATATTTAGCTAGTGATGTAAGTATTATTAAGTACCTACTTAATGTACCTCTTGAAAATACTAGTATAATAGAGTCAGATCCTTACTTTTTATATAAACGTGAAAACGATCCAGAGCAATTATTGCCGGATGAAAAAACTTATAAACAGTATGAAAAACCAGCTACTAGTAATTATTTTTTATTAGATAACTTATTTACTAGAGTAGAAAAGATTCTCGACCCTCAACTGTATAGTGCTACAGAAATAATAGAAAATTATATACGCGTATATGCTCCAGATGAAAATAGCATAATTACTGACGATTTTAAAATTATACGCGTTAAAGATCTGTTTACTACTGTAAATATCACAGACGATTATTACGGTGCGGCTACTTTAGGCGACGATGAATACGTTAGTATTAATAAGGCACTAATAGACAGTACTGATGGCATCATAAGCACAACAATGGTTTATGATATATTTAATGTTTTACTAGACTTAGCAATTACTAGTGATGATTTAGGCTTTTTATCTAGTGCTAATCTACAGGATACATTAAGCAATGTTCAAGATACTAATCCATTAACTCCCTATAAAGTATTGTTGGAGACAATTAACTCACAACAAGAAGTATTTTCAGTTTTAGTTGGTAATACCTTAATTGACTTAATAAATTCTAGTGAAATTTTATCTGCATTTGTTACAACTAACTTACAAGATAGCTTAATTGCCACAGAGGATTTTGTATACGATCATCAGTTTAAGGGAACAAGAAAACTTATTAAAGAGCTATTGTTAGCAAATAATCTTGAAACTACTAAATTTAAGCTTAATAAGCAAAATTACTTTTTAAGCGATTATATTAAAGATGATTATTTAGGTATAGTTTTTAACTATAATAATGTTAATATTACTACCTATGCTTCTATTATAGAAACTCTTGATATTACACGTGTTAAAGACGACTTATTTGATACTTTAGTTGTTGCAGACAGTGCATATGCTAGTATCAATAACGTTATTATAGATACTAGTAGTATTGGGGGTACAAGTTTAATATACAGCGCATATTTTAATTTAGCGGATCAAGGTATAATTCAAGATATATTAGGTTTTGTGTACAGTACTGAATTCGCCGATAGTTTTACTAGCTCAGAGTTTTTTACCTATATTAAACTAGAAGCAAAAGATATTAAAAACTTTATAGAACAAATATCACTTGTAAAAGAAGCTATAAACTTTAGACAACAAGATTATGCACTTGAAGACTATGCCATAGAAGATTATGCTGGTATAACATTTAACTATAATACTGTTAATATTAATAGCTATGCTTCTATTATAGAAACCCTTGATATTACACGTGTTAAAGATCTGTTTGATACCATAAATATCACAGACGATTATTACGGCACAGCTACTTTAGGTGATGATGAGTACGTTAGTATTAATAAGGCACTAATAGATAGCACTGATGGTATTGGGGGTACAAGTTTAATATACAGCGCATATTTTAATTTAGCAGACCAAGGTATAATTCAAGATATATTAGGTTTTGTGTACAGTACTGAATTCGCCGATAGTTTTACTAGCACAGAGCTTTTTAGCTATGATAAATTCTTATCATCAAAAATTAAAGCTTTAGAAGATCAAGTATCTTTTGTACAAGAAAATATAACTTTTAGACAACAAGACTATGCACTTGAAGACTATGCTGTAGAAGATTATGCAGGCATAGTAATTACACAGTCTAGCGTTCTATTTACAGATTTAAGTAATATTGTTTCTTATGCTGTAATTAATTCAGATGCTTATGCAAGCGGTATAAGATATTTAAGTAGTGGTTATGTAAGCGCAAGGTATTCTGGCATTGAAATTATTGCTGGTTAACCTAATTATTTTAAAAAGGATTTAAAATGTTAAATGATTTATTAAAAGCCAAGGGCACATTAGAACTAAAACTAATAGATTCCCAAGGCAATGTTACACTAAGAAAAGAAGAAAATTTAGTAGTAAATAATGGCTTAGCTTATATTGCTAGCAGAATTAAAGACAGCAGCTCAACTGCAATGAGCCATATGGCAGTAGGTCAGGGAACAGCTACAGCTCTTAAACCAGATGCTATTTTAGGCAGTGAACTAGCTAGAGTAGCTTTAGACAGTACTTCTATTACTACTACAGCAGTAACAAATGACACAGTTCAATATGTTGCTACATTTGCTCCTGGTAGTGGTAGTGGACCACTTACTGAAGCTGGTCTGTTTAATGCAAGTAGTGCTGGAGCTATGCTTTGCCGCACAGTATTTGCAGTTATTAATAAAGGTGCATTAGATACACTAGTAGTTACCTGGAAGGTTACAGTAGCTTAAATTTAATTAGTGGGCGATTATGGCAACTATTGTCACAAGAGATACTGGGGCGAGCGCTGTTAGTCGTCCTCTAACTATTAGCGAACTTGATAATAACTTTATTAATCTTGATGCTGCTATTAGTGCTATTAGCGCTATTACTGTACCTAAAATTACTGGTATAGTTGTAACTGATAGCAGCTATGCAGTACTAGATGATACCGCAGTAACTACTAGCGGTGGTTATATTAAGATTACAGGCACAGGGTTTACTAGTGGCAGTCAGGTATTAATAGGAACTGTAGCTGCAACTAGTGTTAGTTTTGTTAGCAGCACTGAATTACGAGCACAAGTACCAGCTACTGCAGCTGGTACTTATGTTGTGTATGTAGTAGCCACAGACGGCAGCGTAGCTATTCGTGTTAACGGCATAACTTTTAGTGCTACACCAACTTGGACTACTAGCAGCACTCTTGGCACTAGTGGTATAACTATTAACATACAGTTGGCTGCTGTCAGCGACACCACTATAACTTATTCTTTAGCTGCTGGTAGTACGCTGCCGACTGGTTTAAGTTTAAGTAACAGCGGGCTGTTGTCAGGTACTGTTACTGAGCCGACAGTAGACACTACATATAATTTTACCATTAATGCCGTCGACTTAGAAAATCAAGACAGTCCTAGAACATTTAGTATTACTATTACTGTTAAAGACCCCTACTTTTCCTATGTTTCATTGTTGTTAAATACAGGCAGCACTAATGGTCAACAAAACAACACGTTTTTAGATTCTTCAACAAACAATTTTACTATCGCGCGCAACGGCACACCGACGCAGGGTTCAATCACTCCGTATTGGCCTGTTGGGCAGTGGAGTAATTATTTAAATGGCAGTAGTTATTTTCAGCTTTCTCCAAATACAGCGTTTGCCCCGGGCACTAGTGATTTTACTGTAGAGTGTTGGATTTATGTTATAGCACATAATGTTGCTCAAGGTAACTGGATTTATTCTCAATCAGCAAGTGGTCACAACTATTTTGTTCTTAATTTTGGACCTACTGGAGTTGGTTTTACAGCAACTTCAGGTGGAGCTGGCACAGGAATTGGTAACTCAACAGCTATCAACACAAATACTTGGTATCATATTGCTGTTACTAGATTAAGCGGAATTGTTCGTGTTTTTGTAAATGGCGTTTCTGGAACGCCGACTAGTAATACCACAGATTTAACAAACGTCTCTTATACTCCAACTATAGGTTCGTATTCGCATGCTGTCTATGGATTGTGGAACGGATATATTAGTAACTTTAGATACGTAAAAGGTACTGCTGTCTACACTACGGCATTTACTCCGCCAACAACTCCGCTAACAGCAATTACCAATACATCACTACTCACTTGTCAATCCAACCGTTTTTGCGACAACAGCACCAACAATTTCGCGCTCACAGTAAACGGAACCCCAACCGTCCAAGCATTCCAACCGTTCTCCCCAACGGCATCGTACACCACTGCGCTGTATGGTGGGAGCGGGTACTTTAATGGTAGTACGGATTATTTGACTCTGCCCGCAAGTTCGGTATTAACTTTAACGGCTGATTTCACAATTGAGTTTTGGGTGTATAGCGGTGCGTTTGCAAGTGGCGCATCCAACCCAAGTCTTTTTAACACCTCTCCAGCTTCTATATTTTACGAATCAAGTGGTTCAAACAGGGGTCTATGCCTTTTTGTAGGTTCCGCAATTATTACAACAGCCACAACAGTTTTGCCAAATAACCAGTGGAACCACGTTGTTTGCGTTAGAAGCGGCTCAACTGTTTCAATGTTTGTAAACGGCTCTAGGGTTGGAACCAATGCCTCATTTAGTAGTACGGCAGACTTTTCAAGCGCATTTATTAACAGATATTTTGGAAGCGCCGCCGGATATTTAAATGGGTACATGAGCAATTTTAGGGTTGTAAAAGGAACCGCAGTCTACGATCCAACGCTGACAACTCTTACCGTCCCAACCGCACCAGTAACGGCAGTCACAAACACCAGTCTCCTGCTCAACATGACCAACGCAGGAATCTACGACGCCGCCGTGCAGAACGATTTTATTACGGTTGCAGATGCTAAGACCGACACCACAATTAAACAGTGGCCGCTAAGTAGTGTGAAATTTGACGGGACTGGGGATTTATTATACGCCCCAAGTAATGTTGCGCTTGATTTGGCGTCTGGTGACTTTACGATTGAGTTTTGGTTTAATACAAACACGTTAACGCCAACCGGACCCGGCGATCCTGGTTTTGCTTTTATTGTTGGCAAAACAAACTGGAATGGGTCAACTGGCGCAGGTTGGTCCATTTTTCAATTTAATCAAGCAATTAGGTTTTTGTGGGCCGGCGTTGGACTTAGTACTATTTCAACTGGAAATGTAATAACTTCCACTGGAACTTGGTATTATGTTGCTGTAGTAAGGTCTGGCACTGCAACAAACAATACAAAAATTTATATAAACGGGGTTCAGCAAGCTCAGGGAACCCCAACAATTACGGCATCTTCAAGCCCAATTGCCATTGGGGGAATAAGTACTGCTTATGGTTGGGATACCAGTTATAACACAAACGGTTACATCCAAGATCTTCGCATAACTAGAGGCGTAGCCCGCACTATTACAACACCAACTTTAGCATTTCAAACAAGGTAATAGTGCAGTCTATTAACCATAGTATTTTAAATAAAATAGTAGTTTAAGCCTATATAGGATTTTAATATGGCAATAATTGTAACTAGAGAAACAGGAGCCACTGCTTTAAATAGGCCACTAACTAATACAGAAGTAGATAATAATTTTATTAACTTAAATGCTGATATTATTAAAGCTCAAAGCGATATTAGTACTGGTGCAGGTATACCAAAAATTACTGGTATAACTATAACAGACAGTAGTTATACAGCTACAGGTGCTAATTCTTTAGATTCTACTGGCGGCTATATTAAAATTACTGGTACTGGATTTACTAGTGGTTGCCAAGTATTAGTAAACAATAGCTATGCTAGCAGTGTAACTTTTATTAGCAGCACAGAAGTTCGTGCACAGCTACCACCACTTAGTGGTGGTAGTTATGTTTTATATTTAGTGTTAATTGATGGTAGTGTAGCTATTAAAGTAGGTGCACTAAGCTACAGCCAAAGTCCCACTTGGAGTACTACAAGTCCACTTTCTACAGGTATTAATGTTAATATTCAGCTTCAAGCTACTAGTGATAGTACAGTAGTTTATTCTGTTGCTAGTGGCAGCACGCTGCCTACAGGTTTAACGCTTACTAGTGGTGGATTACTAAGTGGGAGCGTAGGTAGTTTATTGGATGATACTACTTATACATTTACTATTAATGCCACTGATCTAGAAAATCAACTTACACCTAAAGTTTTTAGTGTTAATATTTCAGCGGGCGATTATTATTTTAATAAAGTGTCACTACTATTAAAAACTACTAATTTAACTACTCAACAAAATAACACATTTTTAGATAGCAGCACCAATAACTTTTCAATTGCTCGAAACGGCACACCAACACAAGGTTCGCGCACTCCGTATTGGCCTAATGGTCAGTGGAGTAACTACTTTAATGGCAGTGGAGATTATATTCAAATTGGTTCTACGCCAGGACCAATAACTCCTTTAATCACCGCTGGAGCAGTCCTAACTATTGAAGCATGGGTATATCCAACTAGCCTTAGAGCAGGAAGTCTTACATATACATTTCCTTGCATTCTTGGTCTTGGATCTACATATTTTAATTTTGGAGTTGATAACGGATTACCAAAAGTATATTCGTACTCTTCAGGCGGACAAAATGCAGTAACTTCTTCTACTGCAGTTAAAGTAAATACTTGGTCTCATATTGCAGCAGTATTTAACGGATCAGGTTCTAATAATTTAAAAATTTATGTTAACGGTGTATTAAGTGCTACTGGAACATTTAGTAGTTTAACATGGGCTGCTGGTAGTGGTGGAAATAATCTTTATATTGGCAGAGAAGAATCAAATCCAGCAACTTCGTCTTGGCTAGGGTATATCAGCAACCTAAGAATTGTTAATTCTGCAACTTATACTTCTAATTTTACTCCTTCTACAACGCCATTAACACCAATTGCTAATACAACTTTATTAACTTGCCAAAGCAACAGATTTCGAGACAACAGCAGTAACAATTTTACACTTACTCCTACCAACACTCCTCAAGTTCAAACATTTCAACCATTTTTTCCTGCAGACGCGTATACCCCTGTGCTGCATGGTGGCAGCGGATACTTTAATGGTAGTACGGATTATTTGAGTGCGGCCAGTAATGCGGCGTTAGGGGTTGGCAGTTTAGACTTTACGATTGAGACGTGGGTTTATTTTACAGATGTGACGGGATTTCAGGTCGTTTTTGATGCTAGAACAGCGCAACCGTCACAATCCCCGTTGGTGACTTTACAAAATACATCTAGATTCCAGTATTTGTGGAATGGTGTTAGCTTTGTCAATTTTGGCCCAGCAACTCTTAGTCCTTTCACTTGGTACCACGTTGCTGTAGTTCGTTCCGCTGGTGTTCATACTGGATATGTAAACGGCGTTAGTTATAGCCTGTCAACAACTGATGCTGCTGGGGTTGCTTCTGCGTCAATAATAGTTGGAGCAAGGACCGTTGGCGGGGCCGCTGATTATTTGAAAGGGTATTTGTCTAATTTTAGGATGGTTGAAGGCACGGCAGTCTATACCGGAGCATTCACCCCACCCACGCTCGCACCGTTAGCCACGACAGGACCGGCCAGCGCAGCAAGCTACTCAAGCACGACCAACGTCAATACAAGTTTTGCAGCCGCCAACACCAGTCTCCTGCTCAACTTCACCAACGCAGGAATTTACGATGCTAGTGCACAGAACGTAATAAGTACACAAGATAATGCACAAGTTAATAGTGTTCAATACAAGTGGTCTCCAACAAGCATAAAATTTGATGGTTCCACAGACTGTTTAACAATACCTGCTAATTATACCGGACAATTCGGTACTAGTAACTTTACAATTGAGTTTTGGCAATATTACTCTAATTTAGCTGGTTATCAAACAATTATGTCAACAGGTTATGTTGGCGGTGCTGTTGCTGGAGGATGGCTTATTCAAACTGGCAATGGCGACGGCAAAATAAACTTTTATTATCAGGCGCCTAGCGGCGTTTTAGTTGCTGCAGAAACTGGTACAACTGTTGTAGCAGAAACTTGGTACTATATTGCAATTGTTAAAAGTGGTTCAACAACTACTATATACAGAAATGGCACAGCTGTTGGCAGCGGCTCAGATACTAGAAACTATTCAGCTAATCAAGTTTTAAGTATTGGTGGTGGCTCTAATACAGGTTTTAATAATTATTGGTTTAATGGTTATATTCAAGACGTACGAATTACTAAAGGTATAAATAGAACAAAAGTTACAACTGTACCTTCTAGAGAATTTCCTAATCAAGGCTCTTTACCAGTTCCGCTATCACAAACTCCTACGCAAACTACTAGTGTAGAATTTTTAGTAGTTGGTGGCGGAGGTGCTAGCGGTTCAAATCAACTTGTAGATTATTTGTATTATATTGCCGGTGGTGGTGGAGCAGGCGGTTTTAGGCAGGGTAATTATACTGTTAGCGCAAGTACTAGCTATCAAGTTACTGTGGGTGAAGGCGGTTCATCTAGTAGTATAGCAGCTAATCGTAAAGGTAAAGACTCACAGTTTCATACTATTGTATCTACTGGTGGTGGTGCAGGAGGTGAATATGGTAGTTCAAGTACCACTGGCGGTAGTGGCGGTGGTCAAGTTACTTATAATGGTCCTGGAAGTGCCGGTAATACTCCTGCTATAACACCAATTGCAGGTGAAACAACTACTGTACAAGGTTACTCTGGTGGCAGTAGTCCACAATTTGGAGAAGGCGGTGGCGGTGGTGGTGGCGGCGCTGGTGCAGAAGGAATTCGTGGTAACGGTGCTGGCGGTACTCCTGGTGGTAATGGCGGTAATGGGCTAACTTCTAGTATTACTGGTACTAGTGTTTATTATGCTGGCGGTGGCGGTGGCAGTGGATATAGCGCTTTTGACTTTAACCGAGGTAGTGGTGGTTTAGGTGGCGGAGGTATAGGTTCTTATGCTGCTAGTCCTGGTGCTCCAGGAACTGATGGATTAGGTGGTGGTGCTGGCGGTGGTAGTAGACTTGCAGGTGGTAGAGGCGTAGTTATTATTGCATACTCTAATACTATTAGTAACCTACTAAGTGTTACAGGAACACTAACCTACACACTAGATACTGATACTAGAACTGGTTATAGAATTTATACTTTTACCAGTGGCAGCGGTACTATTAGTTGGTAAATATATTATTACAAAAAAGGACTTAATATGGCAACAATTGTTACCAGACAAGTAGGCACTACTGCACTAAATAGGCCACTAACTAATATAGAAATAGATACTAATTTTATTAATCTTAATAATGATATTAGTAATATACTAAATTCTGGTGTAATATTAAACGATATTTCTAATCAATTTGATGGTATAACCAGACACTTTGAGCTAAGATTAGAACAAAACGCAATAAATACTATTACAAATAGTAAAGACTTAGAAGTAGTAGTAGATGGTTTACGTTTATCACCATATATTGCTAGATATACTTGGCCTTGGCTAATGGTATATGACTCTTTTAAAGGTTATAGGGTAAGAACTTTTGATTCTCAAAATTATATTACTATATATAATGCACCTGATGCTGGTAGTAATGCTTTACTAATTTTAAGATCATTTTCTACCCCCCAAACTTCTAGATATCCTTTTTCAGCGGCAACAGTCGCACTTGGAGATTAAATAAAAATGGCAAAACACGTAATCATTGAAAGTTATACATTTAGCCCAACAACAAAAACTATTGTTGTTGTGGGTAAGAATATTAGAAAAGAACAATTATTACTAATTACTAATGTAACACAAAATGTTGCTTATCAAGGCACTGTGTTATATAATTTTAGTGATCCTGCATTAGGTGCAACTAGTTATGTTACTGCTGTTGACGCAAACAGCGGAACTGAAACTACAACTATTGTGCTAAGTTACAATACTGCCGCAATGTCGGCTACAGATAAACTAAGCATTTTAGTAGAAGAAACTTATACTGAGTTAATTCCCGCTGAAATTATGCGCGATCCAGTTGATAAACTGCGCGTAAGTACTCCGCAAAGTTTGATTGATACTGACTTTGAATATGGTCAGCAACCAACTAAATGGGAAAGTATTACACTCTTAAATAATCGCCCTAGTGCTAGCTATGATAGTACGCAACCCGCAGTACTTAGTAATATTACTGCTAGTGGTAATGTGGTCACCGCTACCCTACAAGCATTTAGTGGCAGTATTACTAGTGCAGCTATTGTATCTACAATTACTGGTATTGCTAGCACAGCTAATTTATATCCAGGCGCAATTTTAATTAAACAAAGTGGTACTGGTACTTTTGGTACTGGTACTACAACTGTATTATCCGTAGATAGCGCAACACAAATTACTGTACAAAGTGGTAGTGCTATGACTGCGGGTGCATTTGTATTTACTACACAACTACCTTCAGTTGGTCAACCACTGTTTATGCAAGGTAGTTTAGACGCAGCAAATGCAGATGGTTGGTGGTTATGTACAGCTAGTACCGTGGCCAGCGGCACATTTACTTTTAGTACTATTGTTAACCCTGTGGTTACACCGCTAGTTGACGCAACTAAAAGCTATATTTGGCTTGGAAATTTTTACACAGGTGCAGCAATTCCAGCTGGAACTACAGCAATTGTTACAAACGGTACTCGCGCTACAGTAACAACTACTTTTGGTCACGGTTTGCGTATTGGTGATACTGTATATATTGTTGGTAGTACTACTAACACAGCACTTAATAATACTTGGGTTGTTGAAACTACTCCTACTACAAATACATTTACATTTTTAACCGCTGCTGCAGCTACAACGCATACTACGCCGCTTAATGCTTGCGTATATCCACGCTCAATGGGTTACGTACAACACAGACCATTTGATGGTGGTGTACAATTTAGTAATGTTAGCCCTTATCATGGTTATCAAGTCATCAGACAAACACGCCGTCAGTTCCGTTATCAAAGCGGTAAAGGCATTCAGTTTTCAACTGGCAGTATTTTAAAACCTGCACTATTTGTTGAAAATTTAACTAATGGTGGCAGCGGTAGTACTGTTACTGTAACTTGCAAATATCCGCACGGACTATTGCCAGGATCTATTATTAGGGTTATTGGTAGTACAGACGCGGCTTATAATGGTAATTTTGCAGTAGTTACAGTAAGTGGTTTAACATTTACTTATACAAGCACTGCTCGTATTGATGCTGCAGGAGCTATTCCTGCTATAGCACCAGCACCGGGATTTCCAATTACCGTAAGTCCTTTTACTTGGTATGGTAGTTATAACCGTATTGGTATGTTTGACAATCAAAACGGATTTTTCTTTGAATATGATGGTCAAACACTAAATTGTGTAAAACGTAGTAGTACTACACAAATTTCTGGAGCTATTGCAGTTAATGCTGGTAGTAATGCAGTTACTGGTACTAACACAAAATTTAGTCAACAATTAAAACCTGGTGATTATGTAGTTATTCGTGGTATGAGCTATACAGTACAGCAAATTACCACAGACACAGCAATGACCATTTATCCAGAATATCGAGGTGCGGCTAATATTAGCGGTGCAGTGGTTAGTAAAACCATTGATACCAAATATCCGCAAAGTCAGTGGAATATTGATAAACTAGACGGTACTGGTGCAAGTTTATTTAATATGGACTTGACTAAAATGCAAATGTTCTATATTGACTTTACGTGGTATGGTGCAGGTGCAATTAGATTTGGTGTAAAAAATAATCGTGGTGAAGTTATTTACTGCCACAGAATTGCTAATAACAACCTTAATACCGAAGCTTATATGCGCACTGGTAATTTGGTTGCACGTTATGAAACTAATACGCATACACCTTATACTTATCTTACCTCAACACTAGCTAGTGGTTTTACTACTTCAATGAGTGTAGCAGATGCTAGTAATTTTCCGCCAGCAGGTACTGTGGTTTTAAGTCAAGCATCTGATACTGGAGGTGTAATTGAATACGTTAGTTATACTAGTAAAACTGGTAATGTTTTAAACAACCTTACTCGCAATGTTCGAGATATTGCTATTGTAGGTGCTGGTACTGCTGGTGGTGGTAGTGCTGTTGCAACTGCATTTACAGTTACTGGTCAAACTACAGGCAGTTTAGCAGGTACAGCTCCAATTAAAGTAGAACTATATGGTCCAAGTCAGGCAAGTACTATTAGTCATTGGGGTTCCGCGGTAATGATGGACGGCAGGTACGACGACGATAAGTCACTAGTGTTCGTTGGCGGTATGAATCGTACGCAGACTATTACTAACGTTGGCCAAGACGTTACAGTTCCACTAGTCAGTATTCGTATTGCTCCTACAGTAGATAATGGATTAACTGGTGTACTTGGTTCACGTGAATTAATTAACCGTATGCAGTTAATTATGCGTAGTCTATCTACAGTTGCTACAGGTACTGGTATTGCATTCTTAATTTCACTAAGACTAAATGGCAGAGTTAGTGCCGGTCAATTTGCACAGGTAGGTGGTTCAAGCTTAGCACAACTAGCTATTCATCCTGCTAGCACTACAATTACTGGTGGCGAAACTGTGTTTGGTTTCTATACCAGCGGCGGTGTTAATACCGAGGACTTAAATCAAGTTCGTGACTTGGGTACTTGTATTCTTGGTGGTGGCACAACTAATACTTGTCCAAATAGCTTTTTGAATTTATATCCAGACGGTCCGGATATTATTACAATTTGTGCTACTAATGTTACCACAGTTACCACAAACTCAATTCTAGCTCGTATTAGCTGGACCGAAGCGCAGGCATAATCATGTCAACCAGAAATAGCATACAACATTTCTGGTCTCCAACGGAACCTACGGGGGTTGCGGTTGGGGATGAGTGGTACAATTCCTCAACAAATATATTATATAAAAGATTAGTTAGTAATAGGGGAGTAGTTAGTTGGACAGAACTAACTACTTTAGATAACGCTGGTAATAAAATTATTACTAATCCAACTATTAAAGACTATACTGAACAACTGTACTTTGTAACAGTTACACGAAACGCACTAACACTGTCACTAGGCAACGGTAGCTATCAAAGTATTACTACCATGGCGGGTGCAAATGCAATTACTCTGCCACCGCCCCTAGCAGGCAAAAGTTTAACTATTCAAGTAAACTATGTAAATACTCCTACTACGTTAACATTTGCAACTACTAGAGGTACTATTAAATATAATTTTGGTAGTGCTCCTATTCCTACACTAACTAATGGTAAAACAGATATTTACGTATTTATTAGTGATGGCGTAAACTGGTATGCAAGTCAATCAGGTGCAAATTTCTAATGTTTTCTACACTTAAATTTTCAGGGCTGCCAAAAGGTTCAGTCCCAGGTCCACCAGTAAGTGTTAGTGTAAGTAGATGTGGTGGCGCTACAGTATGTATTAGTTGGGGAGCTCCTAGTAGTAGTGGTAATAGGCCTATTACTGCATATATTCCTTATATTACTAATCAAAATGGTGGTGCAGTAGCTGCTAGTACGTCAGTAAGTTCTACTACTTTTTCAGTTTCATTTGGTACAGATAGCCATGGTAGTTATAATGGCTATGTATATGCAGTAAACATGATAGGTAATAGCAGTGTTGCTGGTGGAGGTGCTGCTTGTGCTTACTCTGGTGTTAACTATACTCGAGATAATTGTGATGGTTATACTAGGTATGATACATACACCAACGGTAGTTGTGGATTTTATCGTGTAGACACCGAATATAATTCAGGATATTGTGGATATGTAGCTAATCCTTGCGCGGGTTGTCCTCCCTACAATACACCAGCAGGGCAGTCTGGTTGCGATGGATGTTCCGGCAGCCCCGGGTGTGATACCACCTTTTATTATGCTAATGGATGTTGCGGAACTTATGATTATTGCTACTCTAACTATTGTTGTGGCGTCTTCTAATGTAAATTATAAAAATGAAATACTATATACACCCCTACCTAGTAACAAACTATCCTAAAATGGTTGAGTTTAGACGAGCACTTGATCCAATTATTTTTGATTACACTGATCTAATGTATATTGATAGAATGGCGATACTTGGAACTGATCCAGATATTGTAGTTCTACAACCTCTTTTAGATTATGATAAAACAAAAACTTATGATTTTAATCAGTTAATAGAATCAAGAGTTCGCGAATTAGTTGATTTGAGCAACCAACGAAATCAACCATTACAATTATTGTGGAGCGGGGGAATAGACAGTACCAGTATATACTGTGCATTAATGACTTATATGAAAAATCCAGAAGATTTAATCATTTTAAGCAATACAACAGCATTTAGGGAATATCCCAATTTATACAATCAAATAATTCAAAAACATAAATTTGTGGATTTGAGTATATTTAGTTATGGCACGGTATTGAATGAATTATTTACAGACAATAGTATTATTATTTCTGGAGAAGTAACAGATCAATTATTCGTAGTTGATAGGCTTATACATTTGCTAACACACATAGCGGATTGGAATAAAGATCCTTGGCAACTGTTATTAAATCCAAGTTTTACAGAATACCATAGCACTGTTGAATATTTTGTAAATAACTATCCTATTCCCATTACAACTGTTAAAGAATTTTTAAAAGCTGTTAGGTTTAATTTTAAATACCAACGAGTTCAATTAAGAACAAGTTTACATATGGCTAATGCAATATTGAATAAAAATTTATTTCATTTTTATGATACAAAAGAGTTCAACTATTATATATTAAGCATGCCTTTAGAACAGTTAGGGGATCAAGATCACCGTTCTCCAAATAATAAATTGCCTTTAAAAAAGTTGATATTAGACTATACTAAAGATCAAGATTATTTTAACAATAAACTCAAGGGTCCTGCTATTTTAAAATACGGGCCGGACACACTTAACACAATTGATGTAAATTGGAACAAATATTATATACCAGTTAACTATACCAAAACATCTAGTGATTTAAATTTTATTGTAGATCAGCCAGGAATTCCAGTGCCTGTAGTTCCAAAAAATCAAACTTTTTCTTCTAATACTGGATTAGTAAATTGGAAAATTTATAAATTTGCTGATGCTAAACGAATAGACACAGTAAATAAAGAAGAAATAAATTTTACTAATTATATTTGCATTTGTGGATTTAAGGAGAATACTCCGGCTACTCTAGAAAACTTTTTCGTATTTTTTGGCGATTTTATAAAATATGAAATCCTTTTAGATAGTATTAGTATAATACAAGTAAAAGATTTTGGTAAAACTACAACTATAAAACTAGTAGGCTCTACATTCACAGAACTGTATAGTAAAGAAGTAGAGCAAGAATTAACACAGAGATTTAGAATGATTGATTATACAACTTTTGAGATTGTAGATCCTCAAACCCTTTAACAAACACACTTTAACCTACACATATTATGTTTAAAAAACTATTACTTATACTTACATTGGTTTGCACACAAGCACTTGCTTGGGAACCTACAAAACCTATTAATGTCTACATAGGTTTTCCACCTGGCTCTGGGGATGATAGTGTTACAAGAGCTTTAACAAAGATTATAGAAAAACAAAACCCAGAAACAAAGTTTATTCTCAATAATAGACCGGGAGCAGGCGGACTTATTGATTTAAATAGTTTTGTAGATAAACCCAATGACGGGCATCATTTAAAAGTAATTGGTAGACATGCTTTTACCACAAGTCCAATTTTAAATAAAGACATTGTAAAATATCAAGAATCAGATTTTGATAAAATTCTTACCATGGCCGCTAGCCCTATGGTAGCAGTTGTTAGTGCAGATTCGCCATTGAACAATTTAAATGATTTAAAAAATCTTATAAAATCTTCAACCGCACCAACGTTAGTGGCATCTAATGGCGGCAATACAGAAGCTGCATTTAGACACTATCTTAAACTAACGGATTCGTCTGAAGATAAAGTAACTTTAGTTAATTATAAAGGACCATTAGAATCACAAGTCTCAGTTGCACAAAAAGAAACAAAAATTACTATTGTGCCGCTAATAACAGCACTTAATTTGCATGATTCTGGTAAAATTAAATTTATTGCTGTATTCAGTGATTCAAAAGTAAAAGAATTTCCTTCAACACCTTTAGCCAAAGATTTTGATAAAAGTTTAGTATTTCATTCCTCTTGGGGAATTGGATTGCCTAAAAATACCGCAAAAGAAATTAAAGATTGGTTCGAAGAAAAATTTGTTAAAGCAATTAGAAGTGAACAAGCTACACCAATTTACAACGCAACAGGGTTGATAATCTTAACAAATGAATTAACTCCTGCTGGATATACAAAAGGTACTGCAACAGATAGAGAACTATTTGAAAAGGTATTAAAATAATGACATACTGTCATACAATAAAACAAAACTTTTAAAAGGAAATATAACATGAAAAAAGTTTTTATCGCCACAACAATTTGCGCTGCTATTAGTTCGTCAGCTTTAGCTGCAGGAACTTCCGTAACTGTTGGTTATCTAACCCAATCAGTTGACGATAACAGTGGACCAAATCAACAACAAATCAACTTTCAGCTTAGACAAAAATTTACTGATCTTTTTGCAGGAGATTTTTTACTTGCATCAAACCAAAATGATTATTTTGAAGGACCTTCAGGAAAACCAACGCCAAGTTCTTATCGAGTAGGAGGTCGTGTTGAAGCAGGTTTTAATGCACAAAAACAAATTTTTGGACCAGTTGATGGTTACGCTCGTTTAGGACTTGGTGTAAAAATTGTAAATGGTGCTCAATCATTTGCTTACAATACTGAAGAAGTGGGTCTAGTTTACCATACTCCTTTTAATGTCCGCGCTAGAGTCGGGTATCGCTGGAGACAAGCATTTAGCACTACACCTACTCAGAACGACACTAGCACTACTGTTAGAATGGGTCTAGCGTACGACTTAACTAAGGTTGATACCGTTGGTTTTAATTTTGATAAAGCAAACAACGACATTGGGCCAGGACAAACTGCTTATCAAGTAACTTATACTCGTAAGTTTTAATTCAACTTGAGCAAATAACAAAAAGTATTGCTGTAGTACTTTTATAAAAATATTACAGCAATATAAAACGATTCAAAAAGGTATTAAAATAATGGCAATTCAAGATTTTTTAGCAGATAAAACTACATATTATGCACGACTACAAACATGCACGCAGTGTGACAGTTTACAAAAACCAATATATCGCTGCAAAGAATGCGGCTGCATTATGCCAGCAAAAGCAAAAATAAAGTCTTCTATGTGTCCATTGAATAAATGGCAAGACTTACAACCTACTAATAATCAAGGATAAATTATGGTTAATACAACGAATGCGCCAACACTTGAAGAGTTAGAAGCACAATTTCCTTATGACCCAACAACAGAAATTGGAACACCGCCAACACAGTCATCACCAGTAGATTTTAGTCTTGTTACAGTGTTTGAATTATATGACTGGAATGCGTTTACCTTGAAATTACCACATATTCCATTTAAAACATTGCATTTTATTGGTAAAACTAATATTGATGGTAAAATTGTTACACATTATACTGGTCCTGTACAGCCTTATGATAAACAAAATGATTGGTATGAATCTCTAGGAACTTTTGAAGGTTCAAAACCTTACAGATTAACCGGCACCAGGGATATGTATGAAGAATTTCCACAATCGATTATTAATGGTTTGCAGGCTACTGAAATTATGCCCATAGTTAGACCAGAGTCGTACAGATACCCGCATTTTAATCCTAGTGAACAAAATGCTTAATGATATAAAAATAATAATTAGCATATTTGTGTGCGTAGGCTTAGCTATAGCTGGATTTTTTATCTACAATAAAATTTATACTCGCGGCTATGAACAAGCACGCTTAGAGTGTGTACAAGCTCAGCAACAATATGAACTAGAATTACAACAAAAAATTACACAGTTAGAGGGTAGTTTAACCGCTGCTCAACAACAAGCAACACAAAAACAACAAAAATTAAACAAACAAATAATTAGTATTAGCGAACAGTTAAAACTGCGGCAGGTTACTATTGTAAAAAATGGTGAATGTTTACCATCACAAGCATTTTTAGATAGTATCGGCGAGGCAATTATGCGAGCCAACGAAAAATGAAAACACAAATATTATTTAGTTTTTGCCTTCTTGCAATGCTTGCTGGATGTGGAATTTTTTCTAAAAAATCTGTAGAAACACCAGCGATTGCAGCAACACAAAAACGTGTAGTAGTAGAACCAGAACTATTAATTGGTTGCGAACTATTGCCACTACTACCACAAAATTCCACATACGACGATATAGCTCAACATTATATTCAAATTATTAGGCTATACGGCACGTGTGCACTTAAACAAGCGGTTGGCATAGAGGCTATTCGCAAACTTTCCAATTTGGACAATCCATGAAAGAACATTTTCGTTTTCGCAACATTTTTATGATTGGCGGCACCCTTATTGTTATGCTGTATCTTTTTATCAGCGACCCTAATGGTGGTAACATGACTATCCCATTTTTAGCTAAATTAGCTACGCCAATTGTAGCTGTGTGGTTTGCACATCTTGCACGTCGTGCACTATTTGATTATGCAGACATGGAATCACTGCTTAAAAAAGCACGTGAAACTGCCACTGGCGCAGGTTTAGCATTTATAGGATTGTGTATTATTATCTACGGTTTGTTAAGTCTTTTTGGCTCACAAGTCTACGCACAATCACCAGAAACTTATATTCCTAAACAAGCATATGAACACTTGCCTACCCTACAGCAAGAAAAAGACAAGGTTTGGCCTACACACCCAAAGCAGCTTACCTTGCTAGTCTAATAGAGCACGAGTCTTGCATATCACTTAAGCACAGTAAGTGCTGGAATTCACAAAGTCGCCTGCGCAGCGATCGTGAAGAAGGTGCAGGACTTGGTCAGATTACCAGGGCTTTTAAAGCAGATGGATCTATTAGGTTTGATGCTCTATCAGAACTAAAACATAAGTATCCTAAAGAGCTATCAGAATTGTCGTGGCAAGTAGTTTATACTCGACCAGACCTACAAATTCGTGCATTAACACTAATGATGCGCGATAATTATCAAACTTTTGATAAGTATGTGTTAGACAAACGTGAAGCATATGCATTTGCAGATGCTGCCTATAATGGTGGATTAGGTGGTGTTAATCACGAGCGTAGAGCTTGTAAATTAACAAGTTGGTGTGATCCTAATAGGTGGTTTGATAATGTAGAAAAACTTTGTTTAAAATCTAAGGTGGCACTTTACGGTAGTCGTAGTGCTTGTGATATTAACCGTCATCATGTAAAGGATGTAATTAACACACGTAGCGATAAGTATACAAAGTTTCTTCATTAACCTATTAAAGGGTTTGTATGGGTAATCAACCATCTGGAAAACAAGTTCGTAAAGCTATACTTCTTGAAAATAAAAATCCAATTGAAAATGGCTTTAAGGAAATTAAACCACTAAATGAAATTCAAAGCATTTATTTAGAAGCAATTAAACAAAACGATATTATTTTTGGCATAGGTAGTGCTGGTACCGGTAAAACTTATGTAGCCGCTAGTTATGCAGCAGGATTATTATTTCACCGTAAAATTTCAAAAATTATTCTTACCCGACCAAATGTAGAAACAGGTCGTGGCATGGGATTTTTACCAGGTAAAATTGACGATAAATATGCGCCCTACCTACAGCCATTTGACTCAGTATTTACAAAAACACTAGGTCGTGGATTCTACGAGTATGCTGTTAAAAACAAAGACATTGATCCTAGACCTATTGGGTTTATGCGAGGTAGTAGCTTTGAGTATGCAATTGTACTAGTCGATGAAGCACAAAATTTAACCAAAACTGAACTAAAAATGTTGTTAAGCAGAATTGGCAAAGGCTGTAAAATTATCCTAAGTGGTGATCCTAAACAAGTAGATATTCCAGACAGTGGATTAGAAGATAGCGTTAAACGACTTGAAGGTATCTCTGGTGTGGAAATTGTTAGATTCCTAGACGAAGACATTGTACGTAGCAGAATGTGTAAGCAAATTATCTTAGCCTATAACGACTAATAAAAAAGCCCCTAGTAGAAGTACTAGGGGCTTTTTTTTTTAATTTCCAAATTTTTCGTCTATGTTAATGCTTTCGTTAATTTTATGTTCAATAGTTTTGCCTAATTGTTCTTGTGCTTGAATTTTTAGTTTTTCTGATAGTGGATTACAAATTTTAGCAGGAATTTCTTGTAATGCAATTAAAAGAATACCTAGCTCTTCTTTTGTAACATTAATACTTATTGTTTGTTTTGTTGCCATATTTATTACCTAATTGGACATGCGCCGGTTGCACACTCTTGATCTATAATTTCATCAAAACTATTAGCATTATCTAGCGTAACTGGTTTAAGTTGTGCTATATAGTCTCTGTAAGTACGTTCATCTACTACTTCTTGTGGAAGATATAGGTAGCCTAGATCTTTTGCTGTTTTAGTAGGATCAGTTCTGTAAATAAAACTAACACCTACATAACAATCCCAGTTATCTAGTAACCAATCAATAATATCACTAATTTCACTAGGATCATAGCTAATAGTTACACTAGTATTTTGTTGATTCCAGCTAGTTTGTAGCAATTTATATCGTTCTAATTGCGTAACAGCACTTTCTAAGTTAATTTCTTTACTATCAACTTTATCAAACACTACACCATCCCAACATACTGGAAAAGTTACTAACACGCCGCTATCGTCTACTGGATGATTAATAACATGATAGTTTGCTTCACGCAGTTTGTCTACTACTGGATCGTGTTTACTAAACTGTACATTGTTAAAAATGTACTTGCCTAGTGGCTTGTGCACTCCTTCAGTAGTATCCATAATTTTGCTTAGTGTACCACTAGGCTTAATACAAGTTACATTTTTTGGAGCTGGTAAACCTAGTTCTTGTGCCATACCTACAGCAGCAGCTGTTGCTGTGCGCTTTAAGTATTCGTAATCGTAACTGCCCATATCTGGACGCATTGCAATGCCTGTTAAACCTACACCGCACAATCGTAAAAAGTAGTTGTTTAAATGCCAAGATTCTTGTAAGATACCATCTTGTAAGTCAACACAAGTTTGACGATAGTTGGCTCTAGCAGCTAATCTAATAGCAGCGTGTAGTCCTGCATTGTCGCCACGAAATTTAGCTAAGTCAGTTTCTGTTAAGTTGCAAAAACTTTTATTGCCCAGTAAAATTTCTACACAAGGATTAGCGCCTTTAAACCAAGGTGCTCGTCTAAGAGCTTCTACTTCATTAATAAAACCTGGCTCACTACCGCCTGCTTCTTGCATTAGGTGAAAAATCTTTTCTAAGTCTTCGCGCAGTGGTTTTTCTTTAAACACTAGGCTATTATTACTTTGAGTACGATGTTCATTGTTGTGTAGCCACCAGTCTTTTTTAGCTACTGCAAACTCTTCCCACTCAGGCTGACCATAGTCGAAAAGAGCGATTTCAGCACTTCGGCGGCTGCTAAGAATAGTGCCCAGATGATTAACAATGTCCAGAATATCCATCCTAGTAAGTAGACTGTCAGCCCTACCATTAAGAATATTGGCAATGCTAGTATATGCAGCACTAATTGCAGTATCGCCTGAAGAAATCCAACCATAACCTTTTAACCTTTCTCCTGCTGGACGCAACTGCGAAAAATCTAAAACTAGTGTTTCTGCTGGATATTTGCCTGCTAATAGCTTACCAATACTTTTAGCCCAAGCTTCTGCACTGTCACCAATTTGCAGTGTCCAAGTTTTAGTTGTTGCATCCCAAGTTTCTGTATTGTATTCATTGCCGCCTTTTTCAGTGCGCTGACTACGAATTGTTTTGATATTTTTAATTGGATTTGAAAATCCATTAAGAGTACCTACAATAGGTTTAAATCCTACACCGCAACCTTGTAGCAATAACCATAGCACATCTACTACATCATATACAGTTTCTACATGAGTAAAGCTGCAATTAAACTGACTTGCTTCTCGTGTTTTAGCTACTTTAGTTCCGCCAAGCCAAAGCGTGCGACCGCTCATTAATACTTTGCGATCTAACATTAGCTGTTCTAAGTCATAAAGTTCTGCATATTCTTGATCATTTAATTCACGATTAACTGCACGTTCCCATAGCCATGCTTGATGATCAATTACACGGGCAACTGTTTCTTCCCATGTTTCAAATTGTTTTCCGTCGTCACTAGTAGGACGATTATATGTACGACGTGTAATTACTTGTGCTCTTGTGCTAACCATATTAATCCTTGCAATACTCTTTTAAAATTTCATCTATTTGCTTGGTGTTTTCACCCAGCGCATCTCTGCAAAAAGTTACTAAATCCATGAGCTGATAGTTAAGTAAAATTTTATCAGCAGCTTGATTTAGTGATTTAATGTATTTTAATTTACTTTGAATAGGTAGTTCTGCCACTATGTCTAGCGCAGTGCCGTATTCGCTAACTAATTGTTGTGCGCGTTTTGGGCCTATACCTTCTACACCTTGTACATTATCACCAGTGTCGCCCATTAAACACTTTATGGAAATATAATGTTCATGTGGAAAATCATAATGTGTATGCCAATTATTAGCAGTTATTTCTTTACGTGTTACATAACTAAATCTGCTTACTTTGTCACTAATTAATAAATCCCAGTCTTTGTCGCTAGAAATCATCCATATGTGATCAATAGGCCGAGTATGATAAACACTAGTAATATATGCGACGATATCATCTGCTTCTGTTTGTTTAAATTGTATAACTGGATAGTCAGTAGTTTCACGAATATAGTCTAAGCTAGCTTGATAGTCTTCAAAGAAAAGTTCAAAAGCTGCACGTTCAGCGTCGGTTTGTTCAGCAAATTTATCTTTACGATTTTGCTTGTATTCAGGATAAATTTCTTTGCGATAACTACTAGAACCTTGATCTGCTGCAATAATAACCCAACGAGCTTTATAGCTTTTCTTTAAACTTTCTATTGTGCGCTTATAATCTTCTGCAAAATTTGTAGCACCGCTGTGTTTCCAACGAAAAGCTAGGTTTAGTGCATCTACTACTATTAAGCAATTTTCTTGTTCTGAAACTTGTTGAAATGTTTTACTCATGTTAATAGTCTTATAAGTCCTAGTATATCAATGGAGACAAGCAAGAGGTAGTTAGCCAACATACCAAATGAACGGCGAGACCAAGCACACCAGGCATAAATAGCACAACCAGTAATCCAAGTGGGATAAAGAGCCATAAGTGGAGGGTTTGGTACTGTTCCAGCCATAATAGCAGCACACCCAATACTAAGAGCCCAAGCAACCAGCTCCATAGTAAACCTAAAACGATTGGACTTGTAATCATTGTATATCCAGTCTAGTGTTGGCTTTATTAAAATATTTTTCATTTAATATTATACTAAATATTAACCGTTAAGTCAAGACACAAATTGTGGGTGCTCAAATGTTAACCAGTCTTCTAAAAGCGCAACATAGAAACTATGTGGCTGTCTGTGCACATAAAAATGGTGATAGTTTTCTGGTATACAATAATCACTGCTAAAGGCTACAAATACTTTACTACGATCATGTTTAAAAGTTAACAACGGCAATTTACTAACTTGTTTAGCCTGACGAATAGTTTGTTGCCAAAATTCTAGTAATTGTGGAGACTTGGATGTTAATATTGCGCTAGTTAAGTGATCATCTGCGTATCCTTTTGCTTCAACACAAAACGTGTTCTTGTAATTAGGAACGTATAAATCGCCTTTTAATCCATGTTTTTCATCTAGTGCACCTGAACCAGGAACCCGTTCCCACCCTAAGTTGGTATGTTTGCGAAAAAGGTCCCTGATTACTGTTTCTGTTCTAGCGCCTTTAGCTCTAGAATCTACCATTATTTTGTTGCAGATTCAGGAGATATTTGTACCATAGGTGCACTATTTGTGTGTACTGGTGCTAAATATGCTTCAATATCAATTCCACAAATTTCTCCTGTACAATTTTGATCGATCCTATAGATTAATTTATCACCATAAACTTTTAATGTTTCAAGTTGTTCTTTGGTAATGTAATCACCTTCCTTAAGTTCTGTTTCTCTGCCGTCTACGATTGCTGTAGCTTTGGCTCTGATTATACGTTCGATTATATACATATTATTATCCATCGATTTTAGAAATGTTGTTTTGTTTAACAACGTGTACTTTTTCCAATAAGGGGTGGCTGAATCCGTGACTAACGAGTATTGTATTGAGAGATTCTTCTTTAAGTAAGACTTCAATTAGTTTCTCCTTACCATCTACGTCTAGTGCTTCAATAGTTTCATCTAAGATTAACAAATTAATTCTGCTATGACTTAAACTTTGCATTAGCTTTCTAATTGCTAATAGTGTTGCCACATTAACTCTTGCTCGTTCACCCCCGCTAAGCGCTAAAATATCAATATCTGTTCCGTTATCGGTAATAACAACATTTAATTTGTCACTGCCGCTGATTTGAAAACTTATTTGAAATCTACCGCTACTTAATTCGCCTAGATATTCATTACTAATAACTTCTAGGTCTTTAACAAGATTTTCAATTTTATACGCTACTAAACCAGTAGTACTAAAAGTTTTTACTAGTGTATTAATAGTGTTTAATTTTGCAGTTAATTGATTAGCTTTTGCAGTCCATTCGCCAAGTTCCGTTTCCATTTCAACTATTTGTGATTTTATTAACTCTAGTCGATTATTGTGTGCCGTTACTTCGTGATTGTGTTTTTCTGCATCTGCAATATCTTGTTTTGTTTTTAAGATTTGTTGTTGTAAATTTTTTAATTGTTTTTGTAATATTGCTTCGTCTAATAGATTTTCTGGTAGTTCTACATCAATTAATTGATGATATTTTTCCCAATCTTCTTGATTACGTTGCGCTGTATTCCATTTGTTTAACTGTTCATTATAATTTTTAATTTTTGCGGTTTCACGATCTGCTTGGGCTTTAGCTAGTAAAATAATTGTATCTTGTTCTGTTACTAGATTTTTAGTTTTTTCACTATCAATAGTTTGTAAGCACGTAGGGCAGTTACCATGCAATGCTGTCATTTTCTTTTTGAATATGGTAGCATCTTGAATAGTTTTATCATATTCAGCTTTTTTAGTTACTGATAAACTTATATCTGTTTCGGGTTTATCAGGCACTGGCAACAAGTTGATTTTATCTTTTAGTTGTTTGTAGGTATTATTTTGCGTAATTTTTTTATTGGTTTTTTCAATATCTTGAATAGTAGTTGATAGTCTACTAGCTTCTGCAACCAGACTATCGTCTAAAACGGAAACCGGAGTATAATTTTTTAATTGAAAATTTGTTTTAGTATATTTAGCAATCCACTGTTGAATAGTACTTAATTTAGCTTGTGCTTCTGTAAGGTCTTTACCTACTTCTGTAGCTGCTTGTTTAAATACTTCTCCAGCTTGTGTATACTTGCCTAGGTTTAATAACTCAATTAAAAACTTTTTTCTAGCAGTATCTGCACTAGTTAAAAACTCTAGGCTACCTGCATGACTTTGATATACAATTTGTGAAAAAGTTTTGTGGTCTATACCTATAAGTTGCTCTATTAATTTATAAGTTGTAGTAGCTGTATGTCCACTAATATCTTCTAAACCTTTGTAGAGTTTTACTTGTTGTTGAGCACCACGTTTTGTTTCAATTTTATACTCACAACCATCTTTAATAAAAATAAGTTCAATTTGATAGTTTTTGTCTTTTGTATAACGATTTAAAATATCGCCTTTTTTAATACCTTTGCTATTTTTGTTGAATAAAACTTCTTCTAAGATTAATGCAATGCTGCTTTTACCATGTCCATTTTTACCCACAAGTTGAATAAGTGGGCTTTGAGTAAAATCAATCTTATTACCCAAACCATAACTAAAAGCATTGGACCAATTTAATTGCTTTAGTGTAATCATTCTAATTTATCCGCATAATTGTAAAATTCTTTTAGTGTTTCAACAACTGCAGTTTCATTAAGCTGTAAAATATAAGTTAAATACTCACGAACTTCTTCGCCTAGTGAAAGTTCTGGATCTAGGATTAGTTGAGTTTCTTGTGCACGTTTAACTACTTTTTTGTCAATAAGATCGCTGTCCTCAAGCTGCCCTAGTTCATGCAAATCGCCTTCAATTTCATAAATTGTATGATGAAATAGGGTCTGCGGTTTAGGGTCATGCACTCCTACGGTTTGTTTGATAAGCTGTGGTAAATTAAAATTTAACCAGATATGAGTAAGGTTTTTAGAGTCCAGCAATATACAACCAGTGCTAACAGTATTGCGATGAAAACTGGTCGTGTAAGGACTTCCAGGATAAAGTATATTACGTTGCGAATTTTCATAGCTGTGTAAATCTCCTGCTAATACTAGCTGCCAACGATCTAATAAATTAAGGTCAATTTCAGATTTAACGTGTGGTGGAATTTCGCCGCGTACATGAGTACAAAGAATCTTTTCATCAAAAGTGTACTTTGTAGTTTCTAATTCTTTTAACTTATTGTAGGGCACAAAATCAATACCGTGTCGTGTATAGAAGTCATCTACAATAGTTACTAGTGGATTAATTCTAGTAGTAGCGCGTTTTAGATAACTTAAAAAAGTAGTGTCTTTTTTAAGCATTTCATGATTGCCAGGGTAGACTATGCACTCTACATCAATGCCAGCTATTAAATCAAAATAAAGCTCTACTTCATCCATTGTAGGCAATCTGTCAAAAATATCACCACCTAAAACTACTAAGTCGGCGTGTTGTTGCATTTTTTTAAACTGTTCTGTAAATAGCTGAAATCTATTTTTAGCCCAATCAACTGGAACATTTTTTTGACCCAGTTTTATGTGTATATCTGCTGTGAATAATATGTTCATTTTTTACCAGACAAAATAGCCCGCTAAAGTATTAGCTTTAGCGGGCTTTGTTATTTAACCTAGCTCTTTTACAGCTTCTTGTTCGCTTTGAGTCTGTTCTTCTTCTGCACCAGCCTGGAGTTTTTCAAGCAATGCTTTGATTTCATCAGGGTTTCCACGAGGATATTTTTCATCAATAGGCTGAGCTTTTTCTGCTAGTTCTATTTCTTGTGAGTTTAGTTTACGCTGTTTGCAACGTAGTACTTGCAAGGTGTACTCTACATTATATGCAAGAGGCCCAGTTTTTACTCGTTTAAACACTACATCCCAACCAGTTTCTAGATCTGTAGGATCGCCTAAATCTTCTGCAGCAGTGATAATTTGCTCAAATAGTTTCTTTTTTAAGTTAAGAACTTTAACTTTGCCGTCTTTGGAATCAATGCAATTAACTGCATAGCTCCAACTGCATTTAAGATCAGGATGAAATTCAGGAACCCAGTCTTTTTCTAGGTTATCAAATTTTTCTTTTTCACGGCTAAAGGCTAAACATTCAATAGGAATGTCTTTGTTATTAGTACCTTTTACCCAGTAAACATAGCGTGGTAGTACACCGCCAATTAAGCGAACAGTATTTTCACCGTCTTTGTACTCATAGCTTTCAACTGAACTTTTTTGTGCGCGGCCTTTAGTTTGCTTAAAAGTTAGTGCCATTTTTAAGTTTCCTCGTGTATAAATTTAATTTGTTTGTTAGCAATTATTAAAAGCGGGTTTGATTTTATATTGTTTAAATCAATATCAGGATACAGAGTTAAGTCTACAAATTTAATGCCATTAGTTTTATATAAACCGTAATTTCTTAATGCAGCTAATTTAATGTACTGTGCTCTATAGACTGAATCTATGCCCGTGTTATCAAAAAATGGTTTAGGTTTGAGTATAAAACTACTGCCTGCCTGTAACCTTGGTAGTGGCTTGTATTTTTCATGTTTGTTTTTTGGTATAGTTATACCCTTGTAAAATTTGTTAAGGGCTTCTACCAAATATTCTGCATCACCTTTTGTGTCTTGTTCTAAGATTTTTAGGTTAAAAAATAAAGTCATTTTTGTGATTTAAGAATATATTATAACATAATAAGTATAAGTTTACAAGTGTAAATTTTTATACCGTTTCAATTTCCCAACCTTTGCGCATATAGAATCCTAGTCGATCCCTGTTTTGTTTTTTATCCATAAAACCAGAAAATTGCATATCTAAGACTACCGGCACCAGCTTATTCTCATGTTGACGTTGAATTCTGCCAACAATTTGTTCTAGTAAACTATCATTTGCAATAGGTACTGCTAGGATAACGCAACTAAGAGAATTTATTGAGATGCCTTCGCTAAAGATCTGGCGACTGCCAGCAATGCACATTTTTTCTTTTGAGAGTAGTTGTTGCTTGATTTGTTGTCGCTGTTCAAAACTGGTTTCCCCAGTAACCAACACACAGGTTTCTCCAACATAGTCTTTTACCTTTTGTAAAAATCCAACTCTATCTGCAATAACTAAAACTTGATGCCCTAATCCTACTTGTATTTTTGCTAATGCAGAAATAAATTGTTGATACTCTTTGTCTTCTGTAAGTGCATTAATTTTTTCTACCCAAGTAGCTCCAGGTTTTAACGTAATACCAGTTTGTATTAGTTTAACTTCAGGGTTTAAAGTATGAGATTGTGGAGGTTTATATACTTGTTGACCAAAAAAGTCTGCAAACATTATGTGTTTGCCGTCTTTACGAATCATAGTTCCACTAAGTGCTATTCTATAACGGGCATGAAAATCATCTATTAGTTGCGAAAATGTACTAGCAGGACAGTGATGTGCTTCGTCTAAGATTATTGTGCCAAATTCTTTTGCTAATTTTGCGCTGTGTTTTACCAGTGTTTGAACATTGGCTATTGTAATAGCATGATCTTCCCAATCTAGGCCACCACCACCAATAACTCCTGCACGCATACCAAACAATATTTCTACTTCTTCACGCCACTGATCGCGTAGTGCGGTAGTGTGTGTAACTACTAGTGTTTTTTGACCAAATTTTTTAGCAAGATGCAGTGCAGTAAAAGTTTTGCCCCAACCAACTAAAGCATTAATAAAACACGTATCTGTAACTTCATCATAAACTACTTGTTGCGTATCACGTAGTGGAAATTTAGTTTCAGGAAAAGGTGCTGGTACTTGTGTGCGTTTTTCTATAATTTCGTAATTTTTAGGAACTAAATCTAATCGTCCTTGTGGTATACTTAATACGTTTTTAGGTAAAATTTTATAGTTTCTGATAGTTTCTACAGTACTAAATTGCTTACTTCCCGTGTCTTTGTGAATTTTATAGGTAAGCGTTTTTATAATTTGCTTGGTTTCTTCTACACCAGGGTTATCTAAGTAAATTCTGTTACTTATAATTGCTTTAGCCATTATACTAACCTATATGTTGCTTTAAATTGTTCATCATAAAATCCGTATAATACATAGCTTAAACCCCAACGAAGTATGCCTGCATAATATTGCTCTGGTTTAGGTGCATACATACATTTAAATCGTTGTGGTAGACCTTGCACTTCGATAATAGCACCCATACCCTCAAGCGGCAAAACTTTTTTAATCTTGTATGCAGTCAGCTTGGCGCGACTAGATTTTCTATACTGAAATACTTTTCCGGTGTTATCAATAAACCATGTAGTTTGTTTGGCTATTTTAATCAAATCACCTAAAAAGTATATAGCTTGTCGTATAGGAAAAAGTCTAGCGCCTGTAATAACTAGCCTACGTAGCCCTAGTGTACTTCCTTGCACAGATTTATCATCTACAATACGTAAACCTATTCTAGTTTCTAGTGACTCCTTGTCTACGTATTCTTTTGAATAGTAGACAAGGTTATTTTCTATAGTAGGCTTATGTTCACCAAGTCTAAATACGGGCCAACTTATCTCCAGCAAATTCATAGCGTACCTCAAAATCACCAAAGCTATAGTCTTCGCCTATATCTTGATCTACACCAATAGGCGTACCAGGAATACTACAGCCATGATCATACTGAGTATTTAATTTAAGTATTTTGCAATACTGCGCAACGTGTTCGTCTTTTACCAGTGCTACAATAGAATCATGTACAAGCATAAAGATTTTTGCATCTAGTTTTTCTTGTTTGATATGCTTGGCAGTTCGCATAGCTCCAAGTAAATTAACATCACTGGCTAGTGACTGTACTTCTGCATTAATACCGCTGCGTACTTCATGAGCTGCAATACCTTTATCACTGCTAAACACATTAGATAATCTGCGTTTTCTGCCAAAAAAGCTATAAGTAAACCCATTTTGTTCAATAAAACTTTTGCGCTCGTCTAGCCAATGTTTTAGCCTGCTAAATTTACCAAAATACGCTTTAATATCTTCACGAGCTTGCTCAACTGGATATACTTCGCCAGTTGCTTTACTTACAGTTTGTGAAACTTTATTTGCACCACTACCATAAAGAATACCAAAACTAATTGCTTTTGCACTTTGCCTCATACTAGTATATTCTTTTTTAACCGCTTCTACGGGACAGGGCAGGTTAAATACCATTTTAGCAATTGTGCTATGAAAATCTCCGCCGCTACTAAATACTTGTTGCAGGTTTTTGTCGCCGCTAAGTACAGCAGCATAGTACATTTCAGCAGTAGCTAAATCTTGTGATACTATTTTATATCCCTGTGGTGCGCGGATACATCCTTTGATGATTGGATTATCACGTGGAATCTGCTGAGCGTTAAATTTGCCACTACTAGACAACCGGCCACTAGTGGTAAAAATAAGATTAAAATTTGTACGAATTCGCCCATCTTTGTCTAACTCCGGTAAGATTTTTTGAATATAAGTATTTTGAATTTTGCCTAGTTGTCGCACTTTTAAAATTGCGCCTGGCAGCTCATGTTCTTCGGCTAGTTGTGCCAATACTTCAGCATCGGTTGAAACTGCACCAGTACCAGTTTTCTTGCCAGTAGGCTCTAGGCCCAAGTAGTCAAATAATACTTCACGTAATTGCATTACGCTGTTAGGATTAAAGATTTTTCCACTAGCTTGTTCAAACTGTTTAACTGCATCAAAACTAAATACTACTTCTTTAGCACGCTGAATTTCATCGTCTAGGTAAAGGTTAGCTCTGTGCATACGATCTTTACAGATTGGAATACCTACTTCTTCCATATCCATTAAAAATAATGTACCGTCTACTAGTAAATTTTTATATACCCAAGTAAATTTTTCATTAGCCTGCACAATAGGCCAAAATTTGTGAAATAACTCAAAAGTTACGGCTGTGTCAATTGCGGCATATTCGCTAATAATTTCAAAAGGAATTAAGTCATAGCTAAAGTTTTCTTGCAAAATATTGTATTGACTGCAATAACTCTTTTTAAAATCATCTAGTGCACTGTCATAATCGCCATAGTCTGTGTATTTTAATGCTAGTTGTTTTAGCCCATGACTATCTGTTTCATCTAGTACATAGTGCATAACCATAGTATCGTGCACTCTATCACGAGGAAAATTAATGCCTAAGTGATAGTTAATCATTTTATAGTCAAATTTCATATTATGAAAAATGGTATAAAATTTATTGGCAATTTGTTGCAGTAAATCTATGCACTCCTCATCCATGCAGTCTGTAATAACATATCTGCCTTGTTTGGCTTTATAGGTTAAACTAACGCCTAGTACATATCCATCTCTAGGGTACAAACTAGTAGTTTCTGTATCCCAGGCAACATATCCTTGTGCATTTGCTAAGATTTCTTTTAAGTACGCTTTTGCTTGGTCTGTGTTATCAATACCGCTAAAATCACCAGTACTAGGTGCAACAATGCTATCATTATAATATTTAAGAATTTTGTCTACAGCACGTTGAAAATCAGGTTTGCCTTCAGGTTTAAAAGCTAACATTGCTGGATTTGTAATACAAACAAATTTTTCGTTAACTAGTTGGCCTGCATAATTAGTTACACTAGTAATTTTAGCATATTCTTTTGCAGCTTCAGCACCTACAAGTATAATTAAATCATAAGGCTCTGCATCAAACTGCAGTGTAACGTCTTTTTTCAACAGTTTTGTAATAGGCACATCACTCATATGATAGTGATCAAAGTCAAAATTGAAATATTCACTATATCTAGTGCGATTTGGTGCTTTGTCTATTAGCGCAACTTTTTTCATAATTTCTCCAGTAATACTTTATTATAGCGTATTTGGCTAGAATAATCAAGTTATTTTTTAATATATTCTGCAATGCTTTGTACATTAATCTGATCTAAATCACCTGGATCAGTTCCGTCTGGCAATTTAATAATTTCAACTATAAATTCTAGTTGTTCAAGCGTTAGTTTTAAACTTTCAGCTGCTTTTTTTCCTGCATCGTCTCCGTCAAATAATATGTATATATGACTAATGCCCTGAGCTTTATACGGAAACATTTTTAGTTTTGTGTCTGCTTGTAGGGTATTTGTGCCAAATGCACAAGCTACATTTTTTAAACCTTTATCATAAAGATTTAGCATATCAAATATGCCTTCTACAATTACTAAACTTTTATACCCTCCTGGTATTTGTGCAGGAAAAATAGGCATTTGAACTTTGCTAGGATAATTAATATATCTAGGATTACCGTTTGATAGCATATGTCTAGCAACATATACTGCAGTTTTTCCAGTTATATCTTTTATAGGAAAAATAATTCTATCTTGTAGTTTTTCTACTTGATTAGTGTAAAAAGCTTCAAAATGTTTTAGAGTTTGTTGGCTAATGCCTCTAAAAGTTTTAGTAAACGGTGTAGCGCCTGCAGGAAGGTCTACACCGTGTGCTTGCATTTTTAAATCTTGCAGTTTTTCTTTTAGTTTAGCAATTTTTATGGGTATAGGGTTACTAAAAATTCCATAATATTTGAATATATTAGTTTTAAATCCACAACTAAAACAATGTGCTATTCCACTTATTTTGTCTACACGAAAACTAGGATTTGTATCCGGATGCTCTGGGTTTAAACATTTGATTAAATAGTCGCGACCGGATACCTGGAATTGCAATCCGTTTTTTTGAATCAGGTCTAAAACGGGATCCATCTCTACGCGTCCCAAGGTAAATCAGTTGCGAGTTCTTGTGTTTGATTATTTGTTTTTTTATTTGCTTTTTTAACAGGTTCTTTTTTAGATGGTTGATCAATGCTTTGGGGGGCAATTCTAAGTGTGTCCCAATTAATAGGGCATGTAAATGCCATCTCTTTTCCCCCACGAATCTTTGTTGTTTCAAAACTAATTGCTTGTGCATCTTTTTCATGTGCTTCCATTACTAATGCTATATCTGCTGCATCTAAAATGCCTTTGGCGAATCTGGCTTCACCACTAGCATCAATTTGATAAGGACTTACAATAACTACTTCGTATTTTCTAGCTAAGTTTTTTAATTTCTTTGAGACTTCGATTTGTGGTTGCCAATCGTATTGACTATTGCCCTCTATAACAATTTGATTTAAATAATCTACAACTACAACTGATAGTTTATCACCAAATTTAGCTTTAGTTTTACCAATGTGCAAATCAATAGCGCCTAGGGTCAAATCTCTGTCATCAACAATAATCATTTGATTATCGGGTTTTAGTTTAAAGTTTCTAACTAAAGTTTCTTCAAATTTAAATCTGTCTCTGTGACGTAAAAACTCATCGGCTACAGACTCCGCGCCTTCAAACATTGAAGCTCTAGCTTGTACTACTTGTAATATTTCTTGATCAGTTAGTTTGTTTTGCTTTAAATTTTGCAAATTTACATTAGCTAAGATTGCTAAGTTTCGTTGCATAGTTTCGTAGGCAGTCATTTCAATACTAAAATAAATACTGCTGTTTCCAGCTTCGTATTGATTAATAAAAATATTACTACAAGTAATACTTTTACCGCTGCCTCGTTTACCGCCAATTAAGATAAGTTCTTGTCTAGCAACACCACCAAGCACACTATCAAAAGTATTATTAAGGCCAAGATAAACGCGTTCTTTTTCTAAATCTTCAGGATGTTGAAAAAGCATTATATCAGCCATAGTAAACACTTTTTCACTAGTATGCGTTTTTTCTTCAATTACTAGTGCAATTGATGCTAAGTTTTCTTTTATTTCATTTGAATCGTATAGTGGAAGCTTATCCACAAATTTATCTAGTAGTTTTACAGTTTCATTTTGCGTATATTGATCTATAAGTGCATCAAGTGCTATTTCTGCTGTTACGTCCGGAATTTCTGTTAATTTTAGCGTAGCTAATATTTTTGATGCAGGACCTTCTCGCAATGTAAGTTCTAGGTCATCAAAATTTGGAAGTGCATTATACTTTTCATAATGCTTATTGATAACACTATACAAGGACGAGTAAGCCGGATCTAAAAACACTAGCTTTAGCTTAGCCCAAATATCTAGGCTCTGCTCTTGAAGCAGTTTGTTTAAGACTACGGCTGAAACATCCATATTAACCTACCTTAGATTCATTATCTACTATTACTTGGTCTATAATTTCTGTTACTTTGTAAATAATTTGATTACGCAGACGTTTAATATCTTGCTGATAACTAGAACCTTTATCAAACAACATACTTAGCTGTTCATGAGTAACTAATTGTTGCAAACCAAAATAGATATGATCATAGGCCATTGTAGAATCAGGCATTACGTCTACCTGAGCTAAACGGCCATAATTATGAACTGCTTGTTTTACTACTTCTTCAACAGTAAACGATTCTGAATCGTGATATGTAATTGTAACTTTCATTTACTGGTTTCCAAAGTAAAAAAGGCCGGGAGCCTATAAAAACTCCCGGCCCTGCTGTTTAAAGGGATTTAAGCAGCTAGTTTAGCTTCTGCTTTAGCCTTTTTATCGGCTCCTTTGTAGTCAGCAACATTAATGCCGCGACGTGTAAGCAGGGTGCGTAGACCTCGCTCAGTTTTATCAACTTTAGCTGCAATTTCTGCAACAGTCATAGTTGTAATACGCTCACCAAGTGCAACGATTGGATCTACTTGGTCTTTAGCGTGTGATTCGCGTTGTACTGGAATTTTTGCAATTTGGCCTTTACGAGTAAGGCTAAGTGCTTTACCACGAACTGAAGCAACAGTTTTACCAAGAGCTTGTGCAATATCTTCAATAAAGCTACCGCGCTCAGCCATCTGAACAAACTTGTTTTCTTCGGCTTCTGTATAGCTACGTGCTACTTCAACTTTTTCAGCAGCTTTAACGCTGCCAGTCATTTCTAGAGCAAGTAGTTTGCCCTGAATTTGTTTAGCTGTAAATTTGCCATCAGCAAATTTTTCTGCAATTTGTTTGTAGGTAAATACATTGGCATTGCTATTAACAAAATTAGCAAGTGCATTACCTTCGTCTTCGGTAAATGCGCTAACTTTTTCTTTTGCCATGCTAACTACTTCATGGTCTAGTTGACGTAGTTTTGCAGCTACACTACGTGTGCTAACGTCAAGTGCTTCGGCGGCTTGTTCAACTTTAGAAACCGATACAGGAGACTCATGTCCTACAATTTGTAGAAGTTGAGCAACGGCTTCGTCGGACCATTTTTTAAGTTTTTCAGTCATATTTTTTCTCGTTTAAGAAGTGTAATAAGTTTTTGATGATTGTAATACCGAGCTGATCGGCTTTAATACGTTTTGAACTGCCTTTATTATCTTCATCTACTAGATAATTAGTTTGTTTAGTTACTGAATCAGTAACTTTAAAACCTGCATTTTCTAGTGCTTTTGTGGCTTCTGATTTGGTTTTAAATGAAGTTAACTTACCAGTTATGCAAACAACTTCGCCGATTGCATTGGCTACTGGTTTATTATCTACTGTAAAAGAGAATGGCAAGAACTCTTTCATTTCTTGAAAATCTGTCTCTAGCCAAGAGATTAGATTATTAGTAACTTTTTCTCCTAGACCTGCTTGTTTACACTGTTCTTGGGTAATCTCATCAATGCTATGCACTACTTTGCTAATTTTTTGTGCTGCTGTGTTACCTACAAGCGGAATACTAAAAGCAGGCAGTATGGTTGCTAAATCACTGTTACGAGAACGATTAATCTCATCTAATAGTTTTACTGCAATTTTTTCACTGCCTAGTGCTTTGATAATTTCGTCAAGCTCAAGATAGTAAATTTCAGTAATATCACTTAGTTGAAGTTTTTCTAGGGTTTTAGCACCCATGCCTTTGATGCCCAATGTTTTACAAAAATGCTCTAATTTTTTACCTAACTGTGCACCACAGGCTTGGTTACGACAAAAAAGTTGATCGTTAACAAGCTCTAGGGTATATTCACAACACGGACAATTAGTGGGAATTTTGATCTTCATTGTGCGTTTTTTAAATTTAATAATGTATTATACAGTATTAGGCTAGGTTTTGCAAGTGAAAATTTTCTATGCCTCTACCTTGTGTAAAATGCAGGGAATTATTTCTCCGCTGCGTACTACCGCTACAGTATCACCAATTTCTAGGCCTAGTGCTTCAATAAAGCCTGGATTATTTAATGTAGCTCTGCTAACCATAGCATCACCTATTAACACAGGTTCTAAGATTGCTACTGGTGTTACCTTACCAGACTTGCCAACTTGCCATTCAACATCTAGCAATTTAGTCTCTACATGATCAGCACGTTCTTTACGAGCATAAGCACCGCGAGGATGTTTACTAGTATAGCCAAGTTCTTCAAATTTTTTATTATTGTTAAGTCTAAATACCACGCCGTCAGTAGGATAGATTTTTTCTAGATCAGTTTCCTGAACTGTATTAAATCCTAACATTTTTAGGTGAACCATATCTTTGTCATATGTATCATGAAAATTAGGTGATACATTATAGGCAAAGAAACTAATTGCACGAGTAGCAAACTCGTCCGCATCTTTTAGATTAAGACTACCAGCAGCATAGTTTCTAGCATTAGGAATATGATTAGGTGCTACAATCTCGCCAGTAATTTGTACTATTTTTTTAGATAAAATAGTATGCGGAACTAGACTAGTGCTACTAAGCAGCTTGTCAGTAATTAGTTGACCTTCTACTCCATCACCGCGAGTAAGCGCTTGTACTAGTTGACCGTCTACATAAAGCAAGCTAATAGCAGCGCCGTCTAGTTTAACACTCATGCTAATATCGCCCATGCCTGCTAGTGGATTGGCCTTGCCTTCATCCTCATAGTGCTTTTGTAGCGAGTACATAGGATAGTAATGTTTAGCCTTAGCGCCTGTAGCTTGAGCGCCTACAGCCGAATATTTTGCAATTTCGGCTAGGCGATCAAATTGCACATCACTAATAATAGGCGAGCCTGCATAATAAGCCTGACTTGCACTATCTAGATACTGTTTAATTGTCATAGACCTTCCACAAACTCACAAAAAAGTTGATTATGATACCCTTCGTGCCAACCAACAAAGTCATCTAGCTCATACCACCACTGTTCGCTTTCTGGATGACAACCAATCAAACCTACTGTGTTTTGATAAACTGCCATTGCATCGCCGTTGGCATAAGTAGCAATAACATCAATAAAACTTAAGTTACCAACAAAAGCGCAGCCATCATAAAAATACATATCTTCTTGTTTGCCATTCCACTCTACACAAGCAAGGGTAGGGCCTTCGGTTATAATGTCTGCATCTGTTTGAGAAATATATCGCACAGGCTCAATACCGTGAAGAATATCAAAGTAATAGCTGCCAGCCCAGTAAGCGCCCATACAAATACCTAAATATTTGCCACCATCACTAACAAAGTCACGAACTGCGTCAACATGATCTGGCTCAAAAATTTCATCAAACTGATCACTTTCACCAATACCGCCAGGAAAAGCCAAAATATTTACATTAAGCAAAAATTTACTGTTAAGATCTTCAATGCCAAATAGTTTTACTTCAAATTTATCTTCAAGTGCGGCTTCCATAGCAAGTGCACACTCTACTTCACACACAGGATCATGAACAAAAATTGCAACGGTTTGTTTCAAGATATTTCCTTATTCAAAATATAATATATTATACCAGTTTAATGGGCTAAAATCAAGTAGGTTTTTCTAGTAACTGACGAGCATAGCTTTTAATAATTTCTTCACCTTCTGCTTGACTACAAATATCAAATAATCCGTCTAGCAAACTATAGATATTTTGTAGTGAGGCGGGAATACTTACACCTTCGCGACTAGGAATCCAGTCACCTTCATAGCTTAAAAAATATTTTCTAAGCTGTAGGTAAGTAACGTCTTTAAAGTCATTGACTACTAGCCTAACCTGAAAACCTTTATCTAAGTTTTCCTCAATTAATTTTTCATATAGAATATTTGAATCCATTAAACTTTAATTCCTAGTTCACGCAAATGTTTAAGACTAGCTAATTCACAAGCTGGTTGATATGCGCTTTGTAACCAGCGCTCGCTAAGCAGCCATACTCGATAAATCCAACCATATTCTGGATGTGTTTGTTCTGCTTGTATTTTGCACATAGAATCATAACGAGCACTGTACACTACTTCGCCTATAACAAATTTGTCTTGCATAGCACCTTCAGGAATTAACTCAGGCTTAAAATAGTCTGGGCTACTTTTACGAACAGGCACATTGTGTGTATCTAGAACTTGCTTAATAAGCTGAGTGCCGCGATAGGTATTATTGCTGATTTCACTTACAGGCTCGCCAGCAAGATAGCTTTGAATTATAAACTGTACTTCGTCTAGTGTAATAGGTTTGCCGCGTTTTTCAGCTCTGCGTTTAGCAGTCTTCTCCTTGCGGTCCTTGTGTGTTTGAATAATTTGATCAAGCCTGGTAGTATTATAGCTCATGCCTAAGATTTGGCAAGCATCTTTTTTAGTAATAGGTTTAACGCCTTGCTCTTTAGGTTCAAGCAAGCCAATAACGCGCTCAATATTAGCGTCAGTCATGCGTTCTTGTTCAAGTTCAGTGCGTTTACGAGCCATAATACATCCTTAAATAACAAAAGGCAGCACTAGGCTGCCTATTTTTATGCTTTAAGCACACTCAAAAAGTACACTGCTGCTTTGCCAGTCAGTTTGCCAAGAATGTCGTCATCAACCGGAGCACCTTTAGCTTCAATTGCAGCTTTGAGATCAGCAATTGAGGATTCTTTGCTTACACGTTTAGGTGCATCACCAGCAGCTTTTTTATCACCACTAGGCTTAGCGGCTGTTGCATCTTTTTTAACATAAACACCGGCTTGAACTAGTACCATACGAACGCCGTTAGGCGAGGCTTCAATTTCTTCGGCAATGTCTTTGATAATTTCAGTACTAGACTCAGGCGTTGGCTCTGCGTCTTGATACATTTTAATTACATTAGCTTTGAGTTCGTCATTCCATTGTGTCATAATATTTCCTTAAATAAGTTCAGTAGTTACATTAGTCATTTTACTTGGAGTAAACTGACGATAGTTGTGCTTTAGATCGTGCTTTGCTACAAGTTCTAGCATTTCTTCATGTTGACGATTTTTTAGTTCGCGCATTTCACGAGTAAATACTTCAAATTCTATTTCAGGCAACTCACTAACATCAAAGCCAGCAATTAGGTGAGTAGGCTCTTGTGTAACAACAATAGCGCGATCACTTTTATCACCATTGGTTTTTGTGTACATAAATTGCATAAGTTTCATCTTAAATCCTTTATTGCAACAGAAATAATATTATATCAACAATTGATTGCAAATTCAAGTGTGTTATTTGGCTTCTCTAATTGCTTTGTTGATTCCTAAGCTGGCTTGTTCAAACATTTTAGGAACAAATAGTACAAAAATAATTATAGGTGCAAACAACGCATTAATTATAAAAAATACTATTGAACTTAGTAGTGGTTGTTCAGTAAATGGATTTACAATGCCTTCTTGTTTAGCGCCCCGCATAGCGGGCCAAATTATTTCATATAAACAACAAATCGAAGTGGTTATACAAAAGATTAGGTATAGGGTTACAGTTTCCATATGGCTCTATCCCCTAGCTTAAAACTAACTGTTTGCGCTTGCAACGCTTTAGGGTTAAAGTTAGTTCTTAAACTTGCTAGTGTAGAATCTGCAATTTTAGAATTACTACTAAATATATCATGTGGACAACTGCCGCATACTTGTCGTATTAGTTGTGCTTCACGAATTCTAGTTTTATTCCAGATTGTGGAGTTGGGTGTTTTACGCCTATATGTAATGTTTTTTATAGCAGCTTCAATTTGTTTGCTATTACCAGGATTTTTTTGTAGTGCACGCAGTAGTTTGCGTTCACGATTGTGTTTCCAAGTTTGTTTACTTTTATAAAGGTCGTAGCAGGCTTGTTTGCCTTTACTAGATGTTTTTGCCATAGTTATGTAGTCCTGTTAATACAAAAACGTCTTTGTTATTATCTTTGTGTATTTTAACACAATTATTTTCTTCTAAGTACTCTAAAAAGTTAAATATATGACCATAAGTTTTAAGATCAACACCGTGGTTTAGCAACAGCTTATTAACTTTGTGTAAGTAGTCAAGAGTAATTTCTTGACTACTAGTACCTAATTCAAATAACAATTCTTTAATAGGATTATTCGTCATCAAAAACGATAGCGGTTTCGTAGTTGTCGTCTTCTATATTAAGTTTTAGCTGTTCAGCATGCTCAATCTGTTGATGCATATCATAACAGCGCTGAAGAGCTTCAATTAATGCAGGAACAGACTCAATGTCTACAGGAACGGCACGCTCACAACCATCAAAAATCATTACTTCATTAGTACCGCCAGGATTAGTTCCAAATTCTAGGCCGTAGTAAAAGTAGAAGTCTGGTTCAGCTTCAGTGTAAAACATACCATCAGTATCAAGTACTACATCTTTTTCTTGCGATCCAAAATAAATTTTCATGTGCTTGGTCCTTTTTAAAAATAATTTCCGAGAACAAATATTATAGCAAAGTTAACTATTATTTTCAAGAAAATAATTTTTGTGGTGGCAAGGCAATTGGCACCGGTGGATGGAATCGAACCACCACTAGCGGTTTTGGAGACCGCCGCACTGCCATTATACTACACCGGCATAAATTTGGCTCCCCAGCGTGGGATCGAACCACGGACCAACAGATTAACAGTCTGCTGCTCTACCGCTGAGCTACTAAGGAATTGTTTGGCCTGCCCAGAAGGAATCGAACCTTCGACCAACAGCTTAGAAGGCTGTTGCTCTATCCACTGAGCTATGGGCAGTTTCTGGTGGGCCCAACAGGACTCGAACCTGTGACCAACGGATTATGAGTCCGCTGCTCTAACCAACTGAGCTATAGGCCCTAAATAAAAAGTCCCCGATAGTGCTACAAGCACACACGGGGACACAAACTTAATCGTCGTATTTGCTTTCTAGTTCCATAAATACATTTACTAATATATCACGATATGGTTGTTCAACCATGTGTAGGTCTAGTAAGTAAATATCTAAGTGACAATTTCTAAGTAATTCAGCATGATACATAAATTGACCAAATGCTTCTAGGCTTTCACTAATATTTTCATTTGCATAGTCTTCTAAATACTGTGCTACTACATCTAACATATACTGTGGCATAGTAGATTTTGTACTAATCTTAACTAATTTTATTGCTTTGCCTTCACGATCACGCATAATCTGATTGCGTTTAGCCTCTGCCCAGGTCTGGCCGCCATCGCCGCCCCATAAATCCCAAGCTACTCTACCTTTGCTAGGAAAGCCCTCTTCGCCGCTATTAAAACCAGTTGCGCGCTTATCTACTTCGTGTCTGCTAAAAAAACTATGCATTCTAAGCACAACACTAGCGCTTAGTGGTTCACGATTTTTAAGTTGATTAGCTCTGGCTAGGCCTACTAGTGTGCCACCAGGATAGCCTTCTTCACGCCATTTAAGCGCACGCTTAGCTGCTGTTGCCATGCCCGTTGTGGGCGTATAAGTTTCCGCCATATTAACCTCTATGGATTAGCTAGGAAAAATGCAAAAGCAAATCCCAGCGGTGTCATTGATCGTAATTCTTTAGTTCGTTCCGATTTGCCCCCCAGTTTCATTATCCACGAATTAGGGTCAGGCTCTACCGGAGACTTAGGCAAGTCACGGTTAAACTTGCCCCATAATCCAGTTTTCTTGGTATAGGCATCTCCAAACCAGTGTGGCTGAAAATACCAGGGATCGCCCAATTCAGGACGCAGTTTTTGTAGTCTGCCAACTGGATTTTCTAGTGCCCAGAATTGTGGATTATAGTAGTCTACCATTCGCAAAACTTTGTCTACTAGCTTTAAGCTTTGATCAGTTCTGCCGTCTAGATCTTTTTGTTTCCAATATTGTGCGCCACTGCCAGCAAAGTCTGTGCAAGGCGGAGCTGCTAAAATACCATAAATTTCTTTAGGCAAATCCTCGGGTTGTAGCTCTAGAATATCAATATCATGTTTAATATCTACTTGTAGTACATTGTAACCAGCTTCGCGGTAGTACTTAGGCCAATTACCGCTGTAGTCGAACAAAGACAAAATCGTTTTCATAATACAACCTTTGCATTACATCCAATCTTTGTTGTTCTGTATAACTAGTCCAGTCAGTAATTTCTTCTAGTGTTCTAAAACACCCAATACACTTATTCGTTGTTGGATTCATCTTGCAAATCCCCTGACAGGGCGTTACGAGCATCTTCTTGTTCCTTAGTTCTAGCTTCACACAATTTTTCTACACGATTACTTACTTCTTCGCTGTGTAGCCACAAGTCTTTGTTTTCTAGTAAACTATCAATTTCTTTGCTGGTTAAGAAATTTTTGTAAATATGCTGTAAAAACTGCTTAGACCACTCACGTTCAAAAACAGCTTGATCATAGATCTCGCCGCCTTTGCCAAAAATGCCGCCGCTGTAGTTATGAAACATAAATAAACTGTGTGGAGTAACCTCAAATACATCAGCACATAAAAAGATCATTGTAGCAGCACTCATGCAACTGCCTTCAACACTACAAATAACAGTGGCCTGTGTTTCACTAAGTACACGCATAAATTGTAGTGCACAATTTAAATCGCCGCCGCTGCTGTTAATATAAATTTTTACTTCGTCTTGTGGTCCTGCACTACGAATAGTGTTAAACCACTCAATATAGTCTTCAGGTCCTGTAATAGTTCCACTTAGGTAGAACTCGTAGATAGCAGAACCAGATTTACGAAATCCTCGGCTAAGACCTGTGTCCAGCATAAAATCATCACTATCAAGTTTTTTGTTAGCCATAAGATTTATCCGATAAAAAGCCCCCCTTGGTTACAAGGCGGGGGCATACCTCGGCACTAGCTTAAGCGGCTAGAGCAAATACCTCATCGTTGGCATTTATATAGTTTGCTTCTTTTGCGGAGATCGCCTACCGAGTTGTCCACTTGCATACTTATCACACTGTCGAAACCATGACTGGCCCATCAGAAGCACACAATAATCCCCGCTAGAGCCCTCAGAGGTTTCTTTCATCTAGGACAACTATATGTGCTTTTGGTGGACCAGGTGGGAGTCGAACCCACGTCCAGCGCGCCTTTCGGCTTGTTTCATACAACCATACCAAAGCCCAGATAAACTAGGCTTTGGTATGGTGCTACTTGACAGTATTGCCAAGTAGCTACCCGTTTACAACTGTTTGCTGTGAACCAAGTCCTCAAACATTTTTTGCAAAATTTCAAACTTGACCTGATACATTGTAAACAAACCTAGCAGTAAATTCTGCATTTCGTCTTCTGTACTATCTCGCAAGTCTTGGAGATAGTAGATGGTTTTAATGTCATCTACTACACCCCAGCAATCCATCATTTGTTGCTCAAAATCAAAGCGGTTTGGTTTTTGCATAGTTTTGCTGTGTTAAAATTTCCCATAGAATAAGTATTATACCCTAATCATTAGCAAATTTCAAGTTGAAAATTTTTGTCTATTTGCAGTTTGGTAAATTAAAGATTTTTGCAATTACTTGTTTGCGATCTTCTAAAAAAGTTCTGTAACTTTGACCACCTTGTTTAACAAAAGTGGTAGTAGATTCAATTAAGTCGTCTAGGGATTCAACTGCGCTTTCAACTGCGCTAATTTGATTAACTGTTAGGCTAGAAATATCGTTGGTAAACATTTTAATTTAAGGTTAAAGGGTTAACTATTATTTTTGGCAATAGATTGCCACTCAGTACCATTAAATATAACCATTAGTGATTTATTGGTACTTAATTTTTCAGAAACACTGCCGTCTATTTTTTGGCCAGCACTACCAGTTACGGTAATTTCGCCATTTTCTTCGTTTTTTACTACATATACTTTACCAGTTACACCTAGGGGAAGTGTTATGGTAATATCTTTTTTAATAGCGCCAATATAATAGTCATTAGCAACTACCATGTAATTTGCAGAAACTATTTTTACTGCAAATAAGCTGCTACTAGTCGTAGCACTTAATACTCCTTGCGGAGTAATTGATAAACCACTGCCTACTTGTACAACACCAAGTTGCCCAGCAGTAGCAATTTCAGCATCTAATACTACAGGAACTAAGGCCTGAGTACTGGGAGCAGGTGTCTGCTTTAAGGCAACACCTGCAAGGGTAGATGCTGGGGGTCTGGTATAACTCATACTAACCCCCGGTTAATTAAACTGCGTTCCAGTTTGATCCACGGAAAACTAGCGTTACACTACCATCGGTAACAGCTAAGATTGGGTATGTAGCAGCATTTTCAATTGTTTCTGCACCGTTAGGCACAATTGTAATGTCACTAGTATTAGTAGCTTCAGATTTAATTACAACTTCACGGCCATCTACTCCGGCTGTAAGGTTGATAGTAATAGCAGCACCAGTTCCTACAACTCCAAGATAGTAGTTAGGTGTAGTGCCTGCACTGTCTAGTGTATATGGACTAGCTGCGTTGTTGACAAGAAAAGTATTTACTTGACCATTTGGCGCGACCGAGATCACACCGTTGGTTACTGAAATACCGGTACCGATTTCAACCACACCATAACTGGTGGGTGAAGCTAAGGGAGAATTAAAAGCCATTTTATTATTCCTTTTTATCAGGCTGTTAAGTTACGTTCCATTCAATTCCATTGTATATAAGGCCAATGGAGCCCCAAGGCGAATCAATTATGTAGTTTGCCGCACCATCAATGGTACTAGCAAGCGCAACCACCGTAATTGGATTAGCCAGTGCATCGCCCGTGCTATCCTTGATAATAAATATTTTACCAAGAGTACCAACGGGCAAAGTAATTGTAGTGCTGCCATCAAAAATTACTCCAATAAAGTAGTCATCATTACTAGCAGCATAAGTTGCCGAATCTACTAAGGTAACCGGCAAGTTTGCCAGCGAACCAGGGGGACCCTGTGGTCCAGGCGGGCCTGGCGGGCCTTCGGGTCCGGGCGGGCCGGGAGGTCCAGGTGGATTATATCTAATAAATAGATCATGATCTGGAAAAGGCGGAGGGCACCAAGGCGGTATAATTGGGGCTCCTGGTGCTATATAAGGAGTCATAGGAAAACCAAAAGGCATTCCTTGTCGTTGTTGTTGCTGTTGAGCCATTTTGTAATCCTTATAAAAAAGCCCCTAAAGCTTTTGACTGAAGGGGCTGTTTACTTGCTTCAGGATTACCGAATGCTTGTATTTGTGTTAGTTGGGTTGGCGGTAAGTGTTCCGCTACCAACGTTAATTGCGCCGTTAGTAATGTTTTGACCTAATCCGTAAATTAGATTTGCTAAATGGCCATATTGTTGTTGCTGTTGAGTTTGTTGCTGCATTTGATTAACGGTAGTAGTTGTATTAACTTCAATACCGCGTGCACGTTCAGCATTTTCAAAACGATTTTGTAGCGCAATAACTGCTGCATTAGCGTCTGAAAGCTGACGATTAAGTGTAGCTTCGTACTGTGCAGTAATTAGTGCACGAGTTTTATCACCATCATTTTGAACAACTTGTTGTGTTTGATTAAAACCAGTTAACAGATTTGTGTTAACTGTGTTAAGTTGCTGCATTAGTGCAACACTATTACTGTTAACTGTATCTTTAACACCTTCAACACGAGTTGCTAATGAACCTGTTACGCTATTAAATTGATTAGTAAGGCCAATACTTTGATTAGCTTGACTAGCTTCCATTGCAGCTGTACTAACAGCTACTGCTTTGTCAACTTGACCAATGCTTTGCATTAGTGACATATTTGCTGTTACTTGTTCTGGAGGGCTACGTAATACTGCACCACCTGCAGCTGCGCCGTCGTTGCCAAGTAGATTGCCATTGTTACGTAGTAGGCTGCCAAGAATAAGACCACCAATTAAACCACCACCACTACCAAAACCAAGACCGCCGTCTCCGCCAGCCATCATCATGCCACCTGGGCTTAAAACTTCTGCCATAATATTCCCCTTGTTATTATTATTTTTTAGGGTTTATAATAATAGATAATACTAACAAGTATTATCTGGTGTTTAACCAACTATGCTAGTTAGTTATTATTTTTGTAACTTTTAATATTATACAGTGTTGAGCATTAAAAGTCAATGTCTTAATTTTTTTACCAAAATTATACGTGTTTTTGTGCGAATATTTTCTTAAAAATTATAATTTTATTTCTATACGACAAAACTTGTCACATTACTAGTTATAAATTAAATAGTCAAAATAAAAGCCGCAAGCGGTTAACTTGCGGCTTTTATTACTCTACTAAAAAGTATTCGTCTTTGTGGCATCCACATTCAGGGCACAAGTAGAACTGTGGTAACTCGTCCCACTTGCCGTCTACTGCTTCGTCATGCACATTGCCACAAACTTCACATTCATATTTATTCATTGTATTATCTCAATAGCTGTTACGAAAATCCATGCCGTGCTGGTAGCGTTCCCAGTTACGCATACGAGCTTCTAGCTCCATAATGTCTTTAGGGTCACAATCACGGATATAATCGTCAAGATCATAAGGTTTAAATAGCTGCTGTAGGTTATGCCACAATTTACTTAGCATTATTGACAAACCCGTATAGCTTTTGTGCTTCGCTAACCACATCTTCAAAAGTATACATTTTAGGCATATACTTTTGATAGTCTTGTTGAATAGCTTGACCAGTTTTAATCATCTGCGAAAAACTTTCTTTGGCAAAGTCGCAGTTAATTTCATGTTGACGTTTAAGATGGTCTGTGGCCATCTCTAGTAATTTTGTTCGTAATTCAAAGGGATTCATATTATATCCTTGTGTGTTGTGTGTTGCAAATAATTAAGGCTTATTCGCTTTTGCCTAGGCGACCCATATCGCCTTCGTGTGTAACTCCACCGCGGTCAACAATGTTGATTTGCATGGTTTCTGCACCGCCTTGTGGCATGTCGTCTTCATCTCGCCCTGTTTTAGGATTAGGCGGTTTTTCTGGCATTTCATCTACATAACTTTCTACTTGTTCATATCTGATCATGTTAGTTCCTTTAATCTAGATTAGGTATTTTTGTTAAAGTTTTTACTTTATGTCCTACAATTGTATCTGTAGGTTTGTATACATCACCATCTTTAGCGTAAACTCTGATAAGAGCGCCGGGATCTTCCTCAGTGCCAGTAATTTTAAAACTACTATTTGGTACTTGCTCGCTGCCACTAGTAATTATTTTAGTAATCTTTCCGCGTGCTGTGCCGCCGCTGCTGTTCCAGCTTACACTATCGCCGCGTTTTAGGTTTTGAGCTTTTTCAATAATCTTATCTAGTGCAGTATTGTACTCACTAATTTTTTGTGTATACGCGTCCATGATTATTTTGTGGGATATTTAGGATACATACCCTTACACCCAGCACATTGACACATTGGGTCATGCATAGGGTTTGTGGGCTGTACAGGTTGAACTGGTGTCATATCTTTTCCTGCTGGTATTGGACCATGTGGTCCTGGTTCACTAATATGAATAGCGGCCGCGGCCGCTTTACATTTAGCTAGTGTATCAAACATACAGTCGCCATGTTCGCCGTATTTATATTTACCATTGCTGCATCGCATACATGGCATAGTGCTCTCCTAAGTATGTTCTATAATTTTAATTGGTGTAACACTAATAGCGCTGCAACATATTTCACAGGGCTTGGCTAGGGTAGGATTGCCATTAGCATCATATCTAGTAACGAATATTTTGTGTGCACGACTAATGTCTTGGCAACGGGTAATAGCTGCAATTTCTGCGTGTAGATAAATATGGTGTTCTTTACCAACGCGTTTAGCGTGCCGAGCTTGAACAGGATGCGACTTTATGTAGCTATTCTGTCCAACGCTAAGCACGCGCCCACGTTTGTCGTATATAATTGCTGTTACTTGTTGTCTTTTACTGCTCATAGTATTTGTGGCAGAGAGTGTGGGATTCGAACCCACGGTACACATCGCTGCATACGACGGTTTAGCAAACCGCTGCCTTCGGCCGCTCAGCCAACTCTCTAATTAATAATAATATACGTGCGGTTTATGTCCCACACCAGGAGGATCAGTTATTTCTAAATCAGTTTCTAGTAAAACTTTTTGTTCCCACATATGTCCTGCACGACGCTGTGGACGATTCATGGTTAGGCGAGTCCACCAACTAGGCGTTGTATTAAGCCAGTGCCAATCAGTATCTAATTCTCGTTTCTTTTTGGGCTTTACACCAGGTAGTTGAATATACCTAATACTATAACTATTATCGCTAGTAATTTTAATGCTATCAAATCTATAGTCTAATTCAGGAAATTTAAGTTTCCATTTTTTGTCTTTTAGTGTACGACTCATGTTATGTCCTTTATTTATACCAAAATCCCTGTCTAGCGCCGCAGGCATTTTCTATAAATTTAGTGTTAGATGGCTGACTAATTTTTTTGTCCGCCCATACAGGCCATATTATGCTACCATTATGTCCAGAAAAATCATCGTTGTATCTTAGGTGTACTTCAATAATCTTACCATCAATTAACTCAATGTTTAACCACTTACTAGCATTGGCTACTTGTTGCAAACAATCTGGCAATTTGTAAATGTATTTAATCTTTTCCCAACTAGAAAATCTGTTTAAGGAACCAGTAAATTTTATACCTTCTGCTGTTAAACCTTGTTGACCAAAATTATAGTCTATGGTAATATGTCTACCACTAAACCATTCACACCAAAAATATCCATCTGGAATAGTGTCCTTGTCCGGCACTAACCAAGCCCTATATGCGCCTAGTCCCATCATACGACAATTAGTAATTGGTCTTACTACATACCAGTCTGCTTTAGGTACACAAATACCAGCAGGACCAGCACTATATCCTAGCTTTTTTGCTAAAATAAGTTTATCATATACCCATAAGTGCTCTGTGGGACAGTTAATCCAAACATCGCTATCGTTAATTAGTTCCATAAAATGCTTTGTTAGTAGCGGCCTAAGGGTTTAGCCGCCGTGTCTGGATGTGCCGCGAACTAATTGCTCGACCAGATTTTCCCTTGATCAAGGGGCATATTTAAATTATACTACAATTAGCAAGCAAAATCAAGTGCAAATTTTGCAAATTCATGGCTGGCTAAATTCTTTTCTTTAGACTCGCACATAATGTCAAAACGTGGTAAAAAACTCATAGCCCAGGTATTAACAGCACTATTCCAGTAGTAGTCACTATGTGCTCTAAGTTTAGCACTAGTAAATCCTTGTAGCTTTAGTTCTTTGAGATTGGGCAGGACATTTGGATCATGATCAATGAGTAGATCTTCTCGGCTAACACTGTAGTGTAGCGTAGGTCTGACTCCGCGCCAGCTTTCTAAAACTTGCTCTAGCTTAGGGTCATTGCAATCCAAATACTCACCAGTGTTAATCCAGTGGTGATGAATGTCCACAACAAGAGCACAAGTATCCACAAGTTCAAGACTGGCATCAAGGCCCCACGTAAATTCTGCATTTTCAATAGTTAGTGTGTTGCGTGCTTCGCGACTAAGTTTACGCACAGCTTGTTTAATACCTTCAGGACCTAGCTTGCCGCCAATATGCACATTGCACTTAAAGTCTTGAAATTGTTGACCATATCCCATGTAACGAATTATGTCACAGTGATATTCGAATTCTTGAATTGAGTTCTCTACTACATTGGGATTTTCACTAGCTAACACACAAAATTGACCTGGGTGAAAGCTGATTTTAATGTCGTGTTTGCGTGCTAAGTCACCTACTTTTGCAAATCCAGTTTCTAGTAGTTTAACCATACTAGGTTCAAAGTAGGCCCACATCCAGTCCTCATGAGTATACGCAGGCAGCAAATCGCTGCTCAATCTAAACATACGCAGGTGTTTTGGTTGAGCAGCAACCCACACAAGCTGACGTTGTAGTGCTTGAATATTTTGTTCAGCAATTTCATACAGTCGCTCAACTGCTACATCGCGTGTTTGTTTGTTAAGCCAAGTAAGTGTAGTAGTTTTAGTATTTAGGCTAGGATTAGCTTTGCCTTGCGATTCTTGAATTTTGCAGGCAAAACCAATGCGTTGCACAGTTTGATCAAACATTATACTTGTCTACAATTTTAATACTGCCTCCACTTAGGTTTAGTTGACGTTCAAAGTCGTCGTAAATATCTTGTATAAATGCTGATGTGCCATAGCTATCTTTATAGCACACATAGATACTACCACTATAGCCATGGAATTTCCAGCGGTCTGGCAATTCTTCTGCGTACTTATTGCCGCTGTTTAGCTTCCATTGATCAATGCCCCAAGTAGCTAAAACTTTTTCAATTTTTTCGCCTGTAACACTTGTAATTTCAACAACAATCCAACCTTGAGGTGTATAAGTCATTTTATTTTCCTTTGTATTTTCGTAGGGTTTCTGCGTCAAGGCTTGCATAAGCACGAAATTTATCTTTGCCGTACTTAGTATAAGCTGCTTCAGCAAGTTTATATAGCGATTCTACTGCTTCCAATCCTAGTGGTTCATAACGACTAACATATGCTTGAATCAAAAAATCGCGGGTATAACCAGCCATAATATTCTCCGATAAAGATATATTATAACAAATTATACCCGCCCTGTCAAGATTAGTTTTTAGTTAATCTTAATTAGTTTTGGTTTTTTATCCTCTGGAATTACGTGTAAGATTAGTACTTTAAGAATACCATCTTCTAAGATGGCATCTTTTATTACTAAGTTATTATGCAGTGTAAACTGTCGTTGAAATCCACGACTGCCTAGTCCATGGTATATATACTGTGCAGTATCCGGTTTCTGATCGCGTTTAACACCACGAATACTAAGCACATCATTTTCTAGTTCAATAGTAATTTCATCACGTTTAAAACCAGCGACCGCCATTTCAATAATGTAGTCATTTTCACCAAATTTAATTACATTATATGGAGGATAGTTAGTGTTTAGCTGATTTGCATGGCGTGTTTCAAAAGCATTAAAAAAGTCATCAAACCCAACCAGGGCACGATTTAATAGTCTAACATCAAAAGTCATCGAAATCTCCTAAAAGCAAGATTGTGTTATGGGCACATAGCCCGGGGTTGTGCAATACCTAAATAGGCTATTGCAAAAATAATTACATACCTTCTATGTCTCTGCAGTACTTGCAGATTGGATTATTGTCTAAGTCTGGGATTAGTTTAAATTCCCAGCGGCCGCAGTGTGTACACTGTGGTACACCGGGCCCGCCTTGTTTTGTTACTTGTTCAAAGCTAAGGCCTAAATCTTCACAAGCGGCAGCTAAGTCTTTTCTAGTGCCTACAAGTTCACGAACAAGTTTATTATTTAATTGGTTTGAAACGATCATCTAGTTCTTGGTGAGTTTTCTCAAATTCTAAAAGGAACATAATACAGCAAGCAGCATGTGCTAGATGCGATAAGCCCGATTCGGGGTCTTTGTTTTCGCCATCGTTAAATGCCATAATATGCCGCATTGCTGCGCTTAAGGGTCGGCTCCAGGCAAAGCCTTTGCGCCAATTGTGTGCATCATACTTTTCTTTGCCAAATGCCATTACTTTTGCGGTTTGCTCTAAGGCTTCTCGGCTTAGTAAATTCATTGGCGGCTTGTCTTCGTCATATTTTAATGCGTTTGTTGTAAAGCTAACATTAGTAAATTGAAACTTTTGTTGTTTAAGGTCTTCGGCTTTAAAAGCCGGAATAGTAACAGGGCCGTCCATTGTGTTAAATGTAGTATTAATTTCTGGAAGCTTTGTGGTAAAAGTGGTAGTCATTATAATTTAAATAAATAAGTGGATAGTTTTAATATTATACAACACTTTGTTTTTGTTGTCAACTTTAAATTTGTTTTGGTTTTAGCAACGCAGGTATTTGTTGTTTGCGTTTTATGTTTTGCAATAAATTTTCAGGTATATTATTACTATTAGTTAATCCATGTTCGCAATTATATTTTTCATATACTGGCAGCAGCTCTTTAACAATTAACCTTTCTAGTTGTTCAACATAATTGTCCATTATAATTCTCCTGATTTTGTAAATTATAACATAACCAATAAACAAAAAACAATATGTAAATTTTTTTAACACTGGGTTTAACAAAATTAACTTGATTTTGTTTATTGCCTATGCTATAATTAATAGTGTTAAATTTAACAAAAATTTAGGGTATAACAATGATAAAATTCCTAATATTAAGCTTGTTAGCATTTCCACAATTAATTGATTCAGCACCTATACCTAAGTCTTGGGTTTATAATGACGAAACTGTTTGTTTGGCTAAAAATATTTATCACGAAGCTCGTGGAGAATCACTTCGTGGAAAACTAGCAGTAGCTAAAGTTACGCTTAATAGAGTTGCTAGCGGTAAATTTCGCGACAGTATTTGTGGTGTAGTTTATCAACGTGGGCAGTTTAGTTGGACTAAAAGTAAATACAAGCCTATTTTAGATAAACAGGCTTGGACAGAAAGCCTACACTTAGCTAAACTAGTAATGTTAAATCCAGAAGTGTCAACAACACCTGCTATGTACTATCACAACACAAAAGTCAAGCCCAATTGGCGCAGGCTAGAACGCACAGATAAAATTGGTAATCACGTATTTTATACATAGGACGCAAATGCAAGAAGTTAAAATTAAATGGGCAACACCGGATATTGACGAGCAAATTGCTTACATTGCTAGAGTCAGTAATCCTAAAAATCAAGACAATAAAAATATTACTGGATTATTGCAGTACATGATCAAACACGGACATGTGTCACCATTTGAAATGGCTAATGTGTGTTTGGAAATTACTACTACCCGTGATATTGCCCGACAGATTTTGCGCCATCGTAGTTTTAGTTTTCAAGAGTTTTCGCAGCGCTATGCAGATGTAAATAGCCTAGGCAAATTACAGCAACGCGAGTGTAGGTTTCAAGATTTAAAAAATCGTCAAGCATCAATTGATACTGACTACAACAATGATAAGCAAAGACAAACAGCATATCAATGGGAAATTCTGCAAGATACACTTATTAGAAAAACTACTGAAGTCTATGAGTGGGCATTAGATCATGGTATAGCCAAAGAGCAGGCCAGAGCCATATTACCTGAGGGCTTAACGCCTAGTAAAATGTACATGAATGGTACACTGCGCAGTTGGATTTTTTACCTACAGCAACGCCTGGATATTACTACACAAAAAGAACATCGTGAAATTGCCAAGCTAGTGCTACAACAACTTAGGTTAGTTGCGCCCGTTACTGTAAATGCGTTTTTTCCAGAAACCATTTCAGAAGAAACTTTTAGTATTTAATCTTGATTTTTATAGCTAATCCTGCTATAATATTATTTGTTAGTGAGGACTTACCGTGAATGTTGTTATTTATACTAAAGATTTTGAACCGATTACGGTAGTTGACTTACCAAGAACTGTACTTGATAAAGTAGAACAAACTGGTGGGATTCGCTTAGCTTTAGGTCCGGAAAAAGACGATGAAGGTAATCCAGCAAATCCTCCAATATGTACACTTGTTATGTGCAAAATACGTTGGTTTAACGGCGAAGATAAACCAATTCTAGTTACCAAAGACGAAGAAACTACACTAATGCTAAAACCAGATTGGCTGCCGGGGCAGCGTGGAGTATATAATCTACTATACAATCATATTAAAAAACTTACTAAGCAGTTAATAAACAGAGATAATAATGCGTAAACGTCAAATACTGCAACAAATGATGAGTGTTGCAAGTCAACGAACTAGCCGTAATCGTGTATACCGTATGATGCAACAACAGCAGCCGCATTATCCTGAAGACGATGGGCCACTAACTCCAGAGCAATACGAACAGATTAAAAACCACACTAAAGATAAAACAAATGCATAATTGTCGCCGTTGTGATGAACCAGTAGATCCGCGCCGTTGGGCACTTAAACACACTAAAAAATTGTGTATGCCTTGTGGTGAAGCTGCTAGCAAGCAGGTTACTCGTACTATTGTACCAATGCATAAAGGACACTATTTTCCTGTATTTAACCTCAATGACCTTAAGGGTATTAACAACAAAGGCGGCCTAGTCCGATGATTGATCAAGTATTACAACAACTATTGCCACAACAAAAGCCACAAATTCCTCAAATGCCTAAGCCTATGCAGGAAGCTGCCTACAGTGCACATATGCAGCTAAACAATCCGCAACTGGCAAAGTTTTCAGAAGAACAAAAAATTGAACTAATGTTAATGTTGTTTGGTGAAAACATTATTAGGCAATGTGCACTACAAGCTAAATTAGCACTATTAGACGAGGAAAAAGTTGATCAAGCAATTCTTAAACACTATGGACTACACTAAAACTTGCCCGCCCTGTAATCATAACTGTAAAGAGGGCCGGAATTGTCCTGCTAGAAAATAATTGAGGTATGTATGAAAGCTAACATATTAAAACTACTAGAGCGTTGCATTGAAGACGGCGTACAAACCGGCGTTTACCGCAGCTTTAAGTACACAGAACAACCTAGTAGAGATCAAATTGTTGAGCAAGTACTACATAATGTAATGAATGAAGTGCACGAATGGTTTGAGTTTGAACCACCAGAAGATAAGTATCAGTAACACCTTGGGGGCATTCAGCGGCAATATTTTGCAGTTGAATGCCCTTTGTGTTTGTGCTATAATATATTATACTTTGAAAAGGGCATAGCAGTGAACAAACATTGTAAGGACTGTAAACATCATCATAATGCGGGCCATCCACCAGGTTCTAACCTGGCTAAAACATATAACGATTGGTGTGTAAAGTTTAGTCGTTGTGCTAGTAAAGCTGTTGGCGAATGTAAACTTAAGGACGGTAAAACTATATGACTAAAAAACTATGGATTGACCCGCCGGGCGGTTGGCGGTATGGATTTCCGCAGATCTGGGATAGCACTAAAGATCCGGATGTAGACAACTGGCTGTACTGGGCAGGTTATCCTGACGAAGTACGTGAAAGCTACGGTAATCATTTTTATATGCGTATGTGGGAAGTAGTGGAGGATAACAATGCCGAATAATTTAGAGGCGTTTTACGCCTGGTTTTATGAGCTAGAAGGCTTTGGTTTTCGTGCTGAGCGACTGCTGGAGGATCTTGGCAACAACGAAGAGTTGTATGACAAAATGCTGCCGTGGCTTAAAGCTGCCTACGAAGTAGGCAAACAGGATAAGGAGTTGCGCGGTGAATAAACATTTAGCAGAAAAAGTTGTCCATGCTGTATGGCAGGAACAATGTGGTAGTCCACTTAAAGATTTTTTAACTGATGCCGAGATTCTTGAAGCACTGTATATGCTTGCAGATATTCTTGTGTGCACCGGTGTACCTACTGGAGAATTAGACTGATGAACAAACAAGCACTAGAAGCAGTAATGGAATTGTACCAAGTAGACCGCATCACTGCACTGCAGCTTTACTGGGATGAAATCGAGCATATGACGTGGTTGTTGGATAAAAAACAGGAGTCTGATGATGCGAAAGTTTGATGATATTACTGAGCCTGAAGACTCTAATCCTGAACAAATGCAACTAGAATTTGCGCCGGGTTGTTTTGACGAATTTGACGGTACGCAGGCCGAGCTAGACGAATTTATTGCAGAACTTCAGCGTATGTTTAAGTCGGGCGAATTTGCTAAGCAAAGTCGCCCAGTTACTGAGGATAGTTTCCAAGAACTGTCTCCCGAAATGCAACAAAAGCTTATAGACTTTTTAGACAACGAACCACCTAACAGGAACCTAAACTAATGCAAAAATATGTGTTAAACGGTGAAGTAGCCATTATCCACAGCGACGATTGGGGCACGGCTTGGGCTACTTGGTATCCTGAAACTATGTTTGATCGTGAACTTATTGGTCACTACTTGCGCTGGTTGGGCACTGATTGTGGTAGCGAACAAGAGCACGAGGCTGAGTATGCTGCCCGTTTATACCTTGAGCACGCACATCCAGAAGTTGCCTTTCGCGGATTTGATGGCCTTAAGTTGACCTGGATTAAACAGGGGCAGGAGTTTATTATCAAGGAGTATGATGGTATTGAAACTATAATGCTCAAAGACAAAATTAACTGGTTAATAGCATGAAGGTTAAGTACTCTACAAACTGGATGGGGCCAGTCAGCCTAGACTGGTATCGTAAGCGCGGTTTGACCACACTAGAACATCACGTACAAGAACAGGACAATCCATATACTGGACGCAAAGCTGGTGAGCACTACAAAATGGAATTAATTACTGACAACTATAGTTGTGGTAGAATTGATGTGATGGGCACTAGTGACCCACGCGGCGAGGAACTTGGTGTGCCGCCTATGCTTAGTCTAGACTGGTGCAGGTTTGGTCGCTGGCTGGATACCTTTGAAACTGACGACGTTTGGACACTAGACCAGCTAGTAGAACTATACGAACGTGACAACCCTAAGATTACTTGGGATACTTATGTGGAACACTCTTAATGCAAGAAATTTTAAAACAACGCTGTGACTTAATGCTAGAGGGACTATTAGGCCCGGACTTTGTTAGGGCTTGGTGGCACTCACCAAACAAAGCTTTTGGAGGTTTAACGCCTGAGGGTCAATGGATCTTAGACCACACACCAGTATACAATTACCTAATCCAACACTGTATGGGAGACTATCACTAATGGAAACCATTGAACTAGATCTTGACGATAACGAACTTTTTAGGTTAATGCGGCTAGCACATGAGCAGGACATTACCTTAAACCAGCTAATCAACAACGTGTTACAAAGCGTGGTTGATATGCACGAAGAAAGTGACAACAATGTTTAGTGAGCAGTGGAAGCTGTTGCACCAGCAAGCGGGTTTTACTACCCAAGGTGTTAATGACGACACGCTTCAAAAGTTTGGCAACTTAGTGGTTGAACAGTGCGTTAAGATTACACTGCATAGCCAAACCGCGCCGCTAGCTGCAGAACGTATTCGTGAGCACTTTCGGCAATAGGTGGTATATGCGTAGTAAAATTATCGCGCTACTAGTTATTTTATCCATGCTTACCGCCGGTTGCAGCACTATTACAGTACCTAATGCAAAAGAAGCTGCTATACTTGATACCCTTACTACAGTTGCTGTAATTGAGTCAGGAGCAGGATATGAATTAAATCCACTTGGTTTTGTAGGTGCTACGGTAAGCAAAATGTTGATTCTTGCCAATATCCACAGGTTTGAACCACAAACTCAGGATTATATTAACAGAGTAAACGCTACTCTATGGACTGCTGCTGCTGTTAATAATCTAGGAGTGTTAATGTGCGTTCCGCTTAGTGTTGCACTACCACTTACCCTGGCTGCAGGCTACGTAGTGTACAAAAATACACCTATTCGCAACAAACCTACTAAAGCTAAACAATGACTAAATTTGAACAAGCAGAACTTATCCGACTAGCAGCAGCCAAGCTGCCGCATACAGAAGCCGACTTGCGCTGGCAACTTCTCAACTGGAGTCGCCAACTCGTTACAGAACCTGAAACCTACAAACACTGGACCCTAAAAGATCACTATGAGTAAACTTACTAAATTTCAAGTTGCCAAACAATACGTCGAAACTGTCAAGCAAGCGCAACTAGTAGACCAAGAACTTACTAGGGCATTTAAGCTCTTAGACCAAGACAACGAGGTCAACTACTACGGCCCTGTGCATAGGGCATATGATGATCTGGTCGAACAACTACTAGGCCCAGAACTATTTGAGTATACCTTAAACTGGATCTACGAACACGACCACGGCAACAACATTGACTTAGATTTCCCAGAATATTTCGACAGCCATATTAGCTCATATCAAAATGAGGAGCATTGATAAAAATACACCTTTACTAATAACAAAATCTATGCTATAATATTGTTAAATCTAGTGAGATGTAAACAAAGAAATTTTTTACAAGTAAACTAGAAAACATAAAAAAGCAAATTTTATAGCTCTCGCCTGAGCCCCACGGGGAGAGCGTTAATAAAATTCAGCTTTTGTAATGTGCAAGTTTTCGCAGTTTACACAGTTAAAAAATTTCCTACAACTAAGGCAAATTGTTTCTTATAATATATGCTAAAATTAAAATCAAATGACATTAAGCTAATACCTTTTGACGCTTATTACAACTTAAATCAAGAAGATTTGCTAAAGCAAGCTGAAGAGCACCAACTCCAACTTTACGGGCTGTGGATGCTGCCCCAAATTTGCGCCTACTTTGGAACCTGGCAGGCAGTCCCACTTGACGACAATCGCCTAGACCCCCGAGCTACAGCACGCAAAAACATTACCAGCAACTGGGACTTAGGCTTGTGGAGAGTTTGTACTCAGTTAAAGCGTGGAGCCCTAGTCAAAACGCAGAGTTCGGAGTGGGGTAGAAATTATAGCCAATTGGTCCCACTAGTCCTAGCAGGCATGAAACGACACCAAGGAATTCCCTATCATTGTTGGGAGCTTGAAGGGTTGGACAGCTTAGTGCATAAGGAATTGTTGGAAGTTATGCAGTATCGGGGAGATTGTTTAGGTTTAGGGTCAGAAGAGCTAATCCAGATCCGAAATTTTGGCTTAACCGCCAGAACCGGACCTAAAGCTGGTGAGCAAAACAAACCTACTAGTCAATGGAAGCTGCATGGCTTGGCGGCCACACAATTTGCTGGAGCTCCGGTATTGTTGAGCACCGTTATGTGCCAAATCTGGGTTGCACATCCTAGCCTTAGAACTGAGTTGATGATCCTAGACCCACAAAATTGGGATGTGATGCCCAAGCCACTGGTAACTGGCGAAGTCTTTGACGCTTTAGGGTCCACAGAAAAAACTAATGTTAAAATGCCCCAGGGTAAGCTTAAATTGCCTTGGGAAGATTAATAGGAGATGTACTTGAAATATACTAAAGAAATTACTGACCGTCTGGTTGAACAGTACAAAACTGGCATTCACGTCCAAAAAATCGCGCAGGAGCTCGAGGTGCCGGAGCGCAGCATTATTGCCAAGCTCAGCAGTTTAGGTGTTTACCAAAAGAAAACCTACTTAAACAAACGCGGTGAAGTACCTACCAAAAAGGCAGAACACATAGAAAACATCGCTAAACTGCTTAAAATGGATCCCGAACTCCTAGAAAGTCTAGAAAAGGTCAATAAAGGCATCCTACAAGTCCTAGAAACCCGTTTAAGTGAAAATAACTGCCAAAAAGCGTAATCTGACCCTAAAGCGCCCCATACAGCGAAAGTTGCTTGGGGCTTTTTGTTGGGTGACGATTTGCCACGCTTTAGGGTCAGACAAAAAATTTTTACTTGACACAAATAGGTTTTGCACTGTATAATATTGGCGCCGTAGTCTGCCTCCAAAAACAGACTACCTTAAAAAATGAAAAGCTGAGCAAAAAAACAAAACCCCGCTAAGGCCGTCGCCTTGCGGGGTTTTGAACTGTAAACAGTTTTTAATGCTGGTCCGACATGGTTTTCGCAAAGCGCTTTGCTACGGTAGCCTGTCATTCCGCGTTGGGTCTAGCAGAGCAACTAGCGCAAGCACTAGCACACTGCGTCATTGACCCTGGGCCTATATTTTAACCAGCGGGCCTAACCGCTGGACAGTACTGCTCTAGTTGCACACCAGATTGAGGTTGCTTGGATACCGTCTAAATTATTTACAAGTTCTAGACAACTTGGTAAGTTTAGGTATTTACAACCACCTGACCTCCCTTAGATAGCGAGTCTTAGCAGTCCAGGATTTTAATTCTTTGCTCAGGGCTGTGGCTCGGCCTTAACATAAGTTCTCCACAATTAAGACGCTGCAGCAAATCTGCGCCGCTGTCACCCATTGAGATAAAACAGTCGTCAGTACTTGTACTTGGCACTACAAATTGCTAGCTATACATTGGCTTCTAGGCGGGGTAGTGGTACGTTTACTGGTATCTGCGCCTTAGTCGTTGACTCGCGCTTTCCTAACTGTCTATAATAATATTATACAGGGTTTGGGGAGAAGAATCAAGATTAAATTTCTTCTCCCCGGTATGTCATGCCCCGGCTTTTTGCACCAGGAGCTCTAGAGCACCCATGCCAGCCTTTTCAAGGCTGGAGATTTCGGTGGCATCAATCTCAAACTTGTTGGCAAGGCGACCGATCAGGTCGGCCTTAGTAACTCGGCCCTGACCCTTAGCCGCGGTCTTAGGGATGTACACTCCCTCACGGGAGAGTTTTGCCACAATCGACCGCACGCTTTTGCCCATCTGCTCGGCGATTATCTCCACAGAGCTGCCTGTGGTGTAAAGTCCGATAACGGTAGCGGTCTGCTCTGGGGTGTAGTTTACAGTTTTGTCAGTCATCATATGTCCTTTGTGTTTTGGTTTCTGCGCTGTTGAAGATTCTATTATACGCTGTTCAGTTGTCGATATCAAGATCAAAATTACTAGGGTCTGGCTAAGTTTGTATCGGTTCCTAACTGTCTAAGATATTATTATACAGTGATTGACCCACACATTCAACTGCAAGTTTTTGCACTTGTAACCCTCAAGAATTTGCACTTGACTCGCCACTGGCGCCGGGCACCCACAAGAATTTGCACTAGTTTTTGCACTGGCGCAGGGGCATTTTGCCCTTTTGCTGCGGTGCACAATCGTAGCAAAATTTAGCAGGTATATTTTACCGTGGTAAAAAAACAACGGCAAAAAGTGCAGTGTGGTAAAAAAACAACGGCAAATTTTGCCCTCAGGGTTTACCCTATTAGGGTTTGTCCCTATGTTGTATTTTTGCACCAGCCCTTGACACGTCCGCCAAAATTATGGTATAATTTTGGCGCCACATCGTTCCAAAATTTAAGACGACTATTAGGGTAAGTCCCTATGTTGTATTTTTGCAAAACCTCTTGACACGTCCCCGATTATACAAGTATAATCGGCGCCGCGATCGTTATAAATTTTAAAACGATATAGATAAAATAAAACCGGCAATTGCCGGTTTTATTAAATACCCGATTAAATGGGTTTTGAATTAGCCAATGCGTCAAAAATGGCTTTTAATGCCGATTTATTAGCCTTGGTCAAGGATTCAATGTCATTTTCTGGCAATCGGAGAATTGCACCAATTGCATCAGCGTGCGCGTCTTTTTTAACAACTGCTTCGCCGGTTTTTGTTTTATAGGTTTTCTTTTCGTAAACGCCCTCACGCGAGAGTTTAGCAACAATTGAGCGAACCGATTTGCCGAATTGCAAAGCCAATTCCTCAACGGTAAATCCGTTTTTGTAATCAGCAATCAGATTCAGGGTTTGCTCAGGGGTATAGTTTACAGTTTTTTCAGCCATTGCGTTTTCTCCAGTTAAGTTAATATTATACAGGGTTGGGATGGGTTAATCAAGTGTGAATTATTCGAGGTCTAAATCAGCAAGGTAAATATTAGGCAAATTAAATTCGTCGCTCATTTGAATTGCAAGCATACGAAAATTAAGCCCGTGAAATTCGGCTATATTGTTTTCTTGTTGCCAAGCGTGAATCAATTCGTGCGCGATCAATTCGTCTAGGGTACGTCGAGAATTAGGGGTTTGATTGCCCAGGTATACTACAATTTTATGCGCTTTTAAATTGCCTTTGTTGGAAAATTTAGGCCAATAAACTGCATCCGAATGTTTATTGTGCTCGGTTTTAAGCGTCAATTCAACAGGGCTTTTCAACCCCAGAAATTTAGTGTAATATGCTAAATTTTCCATTTTAGATTGCCTTGTAAAAATCTTTGACTTGAAATTTTTTCCAGTCATGTGCAATGATATTGTCACGCCAATTGCGTTTTTTGAGAATGTTTACCAGAATTGGCAACTCAAAGTCTTGTGCATCTTCTAATGCAGTATGTGGCTCTTCAACAAATTGACCATTTAAAAACGCAAAAACAGATTCAGCAGTCGATTTAATCGACATATTGCCGTGCTTAGTCGGAGCATTAAACAAATGATTGTCAAGTGCAAATTGACGATATTGTTTTTTGCAAATATTGCCAATAGCCGCTTGCCATAAACAAAACGATTCAGCAAAACCCGAAAGATCAATGCCAGTATTTTGGCATTTCTGTTTATCAAAAGCCAGATTGTAGGCGGTTAATGTAGGGTTGTATTTGCCAATGGCTTTTTGAATCCAACCATTGATTGCGGCAACAGACGCCAATTGCCGCGAACCTGAATCAAGCATTGCAAAGTATTGGGTTTGCTTTTTGCTTGCATATTCACGCGACCACATTTCTTGATTGCTTTTTGTTTTGTCATAAAAAAGATCCATTGCATCAAAATGATTGCGAACCAAAACCGCGCATTTATTGTAAATGCGACCATTACGATCACAAATAACAATTGCAAAATCTGCAACGGTATCGTTGCAAGTGGTTTCAGTGTCGAGAATTGCAAAAAACTGTTTTTTAGCCACGATAGATAAGGGTTAGCCACGGCACGACGCCGAGTTAAGATAATACCACGAAAATTCGCCAAGTGCCAGGAAGTGCAAAAATACAACATAGGGGTTTTCCCCTATTGACAAAAAAATTTTTTGGTGGTATAATTTTGGCGCGTCAGCTGTTGTATAAATACAACAGCACGAAAAATTTACAAAATTTTTCTTGACACGTCCCAAAATTATATGGTATAATTTTGGCGCCATGTGTTGTTTTTTTGCAACACATTTCGTTATTTATTTTAAATACACCCGGAATTCAATTCCCATTGCAGAACGAAAATGCAATTCGTCATATTCCTTGCTTAATTCCTTGCAATCTTTAATGCTAAAATACGGACCATCAATAATTTTAAAGTCTAGGCCATTAACCCAATCGTCCCAATTGGCCTTGCGACCATAAGCACCACAACAGTCTAGAATGTCATAATTTAAAAAATCCATGATCAATCCTTTAAGGTAAGAGCACCGTATGCAATGCCCAATTGAAACTCTAAATAACCCTGATCGCCATTAGTTTCGTATTCAGCGTGTAACCAATTAACGGCTTCATTCCAATCAAAACCATGCATTTCTTGCAATGCAGCAATGCGCGTTTTGACAACTTCAAATGCGGCCGATTCATCAGCAATTCGCATACGCTCATTGCGATCGCAAATAGTATACAATTCAGTAACCGCCAATTCAAAATCTGATTCATCCCATTGGCTAGTATCAAGCCAACGCGGACGCACCCCATGCGCGTCTTTATAAAGATCCCAATGGGTTATTGCCAATTGTTCCAATCGGTTTAATTCATTCCATGCTTTCATTATACCGCTCCGGTAAAAACAAGATAAGCAACTGCCAATGTGCTGGCAATTAGTGCATAAAAAACAATTTTATCAGGATCGTTTCCGTTAGTCATTTTAATGTCCTTGTTTACTTGGAATATACTCGCCACGAATATTAAAATAATCGCATACCGCTTTTAAATACTGCACATTGTCCTCATAGAAAACAACATCTTGCATATTAGCTAAATTGATATTAGCAGTTTTAAAGCATTCGATCAAACCGTTAATCTTTAGCGTGGAACCTGATTGCTGGTCATCGCGAGTACGCGAAATAACATAATCAGGCATTCCCAATTTAGTATTTAAAAATTCCCAATCGGGTTCATTCATTACACGCGCAGTCGCAATAATTGTATAACACTCTGGATCGTCCAGGTCATCCCAGAATTTATTAGCCAATGGCAATAGGCCATCCAACATTGCCAAGTGCTGATTATCTCGCCAATAGCCAATATCAATTCGCTCACCTTGATCGGTTAAAATGGTCCGGTAACGATGCGACGAGTCTACGATTGTTCCGTCCATGTCATAAATTGCGATACGCTTAATCATCTTGTCGCCTTGCGTTGTGTCCATGTAGAGAATTATACACGAAAAATCGGGTTGTGCCAAGAAGTGCAAAAATACAACAGTAGGGGAAACCCCTATTGACAAAAAATTTTTGCCGTGGTATAATTTTGGCGCCAAGCGTTGTATAAATACAACACAAATTTTTCAAATTTTGCTTGACACGTCCCAAAATTATATGTTATAATTTTGGCGCCGCAGGTGTTGTATTTTTACAACACCTGCTCGTTATTTATTCAATAACGAATTCCAATTTACGGGTTACCTTAATTGGTTCAATCTCAAACCATTCTAAATCATCAAATTCTTCGTCTGACAATTCAAAGGCAAATTGCAAGTCTTGCCAAATTTCCTCAATGCTATTACCCATTGAAGTGATATTATCGTCGTTAATGCTTTTTGCCATGTACATCATATTACTCTCCTTTATCAAAAAATTGTGCAACGTCAACCAAGTGTTTAGCAGTACGCTCAATGCGTTTTACTAAAGCCGGATAATCTAATTCCATCATCTCGTGCATTTTAACAGATTCTACAAAATAAATCAATTCATCGCGTTTTAATTGCGACGTTTCAAACCTTGCGGCTTCCTCAATCAATTTGAATTTAGTCATCAAAACCCCAACCATTAAACAGTTTAGCCAATTTGCTTTGTTTTTTATTGGGAATAACCTTTGGCTTAAATGGGCTATTCACAAATAGTGGCTTATGCGCCCGATTATCTGGTTTGCTGGCTTTTTTCATTGCCAGCGCCAAGTGTAGTTTAGTTGCCATCGTTTTGTCTCCGATCCATGTAGACTATTATACGCCGATTTTCAGAGAATGCAAGCCCTAGGGGTGCGACACATTGACGCAGGGTTTTCCCTAGTGTGGTATTTTTGCCCACCCTCTTGACACGCTCCCAAATTATATGTTATAATTTGGCGCCAGCGGTGTTGTTTTTTTGCAACACCCGGTCGTTTTAAATTACATAATTAACAATGCCGATCGTATTAGCTATTAAAAAGGCCCCATTAAGTGTGCCCAATGCTTTATCTCGTCGCATTAGTGCAATTATTAGCCAGCTTATTGATCCAGTCGCAAAGCATATATAACCCCAATTCATTACGCCCATTGCAACCAGAAAAGATCCCGCTATGCTGGCAATTGTGCCAATCCATGCTAACATTATAATTCCATGTCGTGATAAGTGTTAGGCTCTACGCCATAGTTTAGCATAATATCCTGCCAGGTTTTACCATGCCAACGATTGCCTGCTGGTACACCATTAAGATTATAGTCAACCTGATGTGCTATTTCATGTACCATAATTTCGGCAAGCATACGCTCATAGTTATTGTTAAAGAATTTAGTACCAAGATCTATTACGTTAGCTTCCATAAAACAACGGCCAGCAGTCTTAGTCAGTCTGTTATTAAGTTTAATAACGGGCATCGGAAACAATGCAAGCCTAGTGTAAATGTTAGTATAACGAACCCATATCTTAGTCGCCTGAGCCTGAATTGTGGCATTTAGTGTTGCGACGGTCATGGGTTCGTTATCCTAGTTTAGATTAGATTGGCTTGGAATTAGCCAATGCTTCAAAGATCGCCTTAAGCGCGCTCTTGTTAGCCTTAGTCAATGACTCAATGTCATTCTCAGGCAAGCGCAAGATTGCGCCGATTGCATCAGCATGAGCATCTTTTTTCACAACGGGTTCACCCGTTTTGGTTTTGTATGCTTTTTTCTGATACACACCTTCGCGTGACAGTTTAGCAACGATTGAGCGAACGGATTTACCCATTGCCAATGCAATGCTCTCCACGCTAACACCAGCGGTATAATCCGCGATTACCTGAGCGGTTTGCTCAGGGCTATAGTTTACGGCTTTTTCTGCCATTTTGCTCTCCCTTTGAGTGCTGTTTCGATGTAGTAATTATAGGCCAGTCAATTCAGAAATGCAAGCCCAAAGGGTGCGACATATTGTCGCAGGGATTTTATGACCATTATAGATTTTATAACAATTATAGATTTAATAATAGTTATAAAATAGGGGGGTTATTAGACGTTATAATTGTTATAACTATATGGGCCCTCCCTCACGGCCAACTTTAAGAAAATTTCCACAAAACTTTCGGTGCCTTAGCCCACAGCCGCCACATAACTTTCTCCCAAAAATAATATTATACACTGATTGGCAAATAAATTCAAGAAAATTTTTTGGAGTAGCACAAAATTTTTTGTAGTTGACATACTAGTCCTAAAGTGTTATACTCTAGTAAACTGGAGGTTACCATGGAAATTATCGAACTAATGCTAAAAGCTTGGCCAGTATTTGTGGCGTTTATTATGATTGTGGTGCTTTTTGCCAAAGCAGATATGCGTCTAGGTGTTTTAGAGGAAAAGGTAAAAACCTTATTTGATCTCTACAACAAGTCCGGCAAATAACCGTGGCACACTACAAGGCTATTTTTATCAGCGACGTGCACTTAGGTACCCGTGCCTGCAAAGCTGAGTACTTAAGTCAATTTTTAAAGTCCAACACTTGCGACCAACTTTATTTAGTCGGCGACATTATTGACGGTTGGAAAGTCAAGCAAAACAAGCTACGCTGGGCCAACCAACACACTAATGTAGTGCGTCATGTTTTAGCAAAAGCCAATCGTGAAAAAACCCGTGTAATCTACGTAGCCGGCAATCACGATGAGTTTCTTCGTCCACTAATCAGCTACGGCTTAAAATTTGGCAGAATTGAAGTAGTAAACCAGTGTGAGTACCTCGACCTACAAGGTCGCCGCTGGTTAGTTACACACGGCGATATGTTTGATGGTATTACCCGCTTAGCACCTTGGTTAGCTTGGCTAGGCGACAGTGCTTATGATTTTGTTTTAGGTCTAAATACCCACTTTAACCAGTGGCGACATCGCTTAGGCTTTGGCTACTGGAGTTTATCACAGTGGTTAAAGTCTAGGGTAAAACGTGCCACCAACTTTATTTGGCAGTTTGAAGAAACTATTACTAAATATGCCCACAAACGCAACTTTAGCGGCGTTATTTGCGGTCATATTCACCAAGCTGAGATTAAAGTAGTAGGTACTGTAGGTTATATGAATTCGGGCGATTGGGTAGAGTCGTGTACTGCACTAGTAGAAACTGTCGACGGCAACTGGAAGATTATTAAACATGAAAACAATACTAGTAGTAACGGATAATGTACCCCAGCAAGTTAACGGAGTGGTTACAACGTTCCACAACTTGGAACGCGAGGCAAATCGCGCTGGCTACGATATTGTATATTGTGATCCCCGGCAGTTCCCTAATGTTGGTGCTCCTGGCTACAGTGATATTAGGTTATCGTGGCCTCGTCAAATTGGCAAGAAACTGGAGCAGATAAATCCTCAATATGTGCATATTGCCACTGAAGGCCCACTAGGTTTAGCTGCTAGATGCTGGATGGACCGGCATGGTTGGCGATACAATACCAGCTACCACACCAAAATTCCAGAAGCACTTAAACGTTACTATGGCATTCCCCAATCGTGGACCTACAGGTACTTGCGCTGGTTTCACAAGCATTCGGGCAAAGTGTTGACTACTACAGTCAGCATGGTTAACGAACTTAAGCAACAAGGTTTTTGTGGTGACATTGTGCCTTGGACTCGTGGTGTGGATCGTCAACAGTTTTATCCGTTGGAAGAACCTCGCCAAACACCTTATCCTACATTACTGTGGGTTGGCAGGGTGAGTGTGGAGAAAAGTTGCGAAGATTTTTGTAAACTGGACTATTTAGGTGCTAAAAAGATTGTAGTAGGCGATGGGCCGCAGCTAGACTACTTGCAGCAAAAGTATCCTGAGGTGGAATTTGTGGGCGTAAAAACCGGCAAGGCTTTGGCCCAATACTATCAACAAGCAGATTGTTTAGTATTTACCAGCCGTTGGGATACTTTTGGTATTGTAATGTTGGAGGCAATGGCTTGCGGCACACCAGTGGCAGCTTATCCAGTTTGTGGTCCACAAGACGTTATTGAATTAGACAGAACTGGCTATACTAGCCCAGATCTTAAGCTGGCAGTAGTGCGTGCGCTGTCAATTCCACGTCATGTAGTTTTAGTAGCTAGCTATCGCTGGTCGTGGGAAAAGTGCTGGCAAATATTTAAATATAACCTTATCAGGAGACTGTAATGAGTGATGAAAAACTACAAGAAGCACATGCCAAAGGTCAGCTAATTGAAAAAATTACTTTTGCACTGTTACCACTGTTATTTACCTGTGTAGTGTACTTGATGAGTGCACTGCAAAACCTACAACACGACGTTACTATTTTAAACGGCAAAATTTCACTAGTAGTTACCAGTGATAATAAACAAGCTAATAATTCAGGTGCTGAATTAGCACGTGAAAAGCTACGCCAGGACTTGGAAAAAGAAATCTTAGCCAATCGTGAGCTAATCCACCAAAATCGTGAACGTATTGTTATCTTAGAAGAAAAGTTACGAAAATGAACCTGAGCCCAACCACAGCACCTGCCGAGGTGCTAGCCATTTCGCCTGAAGCGTTAGAAGTGGCAAATTGCTACCTTCAATGCCAAGATGCACGTGCTGTGGCTGATAACTTGTGCTTGCCTGTAGAAAGCGTATCGGGAATTTTAGCCCGCCGAGAGGTCAAAGCTTATATCAACCAAGTATTCTTTGACTTGGGCTTTAACAATCGTTTTAAAATGCGATCGGCAATGGACGCGGTCCTAAAGCGCAAGTTTCAGGAAATGGAGGAGGCAGACGTAGGGTCGAACAAAGACATTGCTGAGCTATTAGCACTATCACATAAAATGTCAATGGAATTGCTAGACCGTGAAATTCAGTTAGAAAAACTGCGCCAAGAACGAGCCGGACCTAAATCGCAAGTAAACGTGCAAATCAACGAAGGCGGCGACGGTACCAAGTACGGAGCACTTATTTCTAAACTATTAGGAGACAAACTATAATGCTTAAAGTCTCCCGTGACGATGTAGACTGCGATGAAATCACAGAGTTTGCACTAGAATCCCGTTTTATTAAATTACCAATTGAAAATTACTTAAAATTATTGGGTGCTTGGGACACCATGAATCGCCCACAGATTGCACTAATAAACGCAATCAATAATCCTAAGTACAGGTTTGTTTGCGCTGCACTTGCCAGACGACTTGGCAAAACTTACATTGCTAATATTATTGCGCAGCTAGTCTCATTAGTTCCCAAATGCAATGTGCTTATTATTTCGCCAAATTATAACTTGAGTTCGATTTCTTTTGAACTGCAACGTAAGTTTATCAGACACTTTGACTTGGAAGTAGAGCGCGATAACTTAAAAGACAAAGTGGTAGAATTGTCAAATGGTAGTACAATTCGCATGGGCTCGTTAAGCACAGTGGACTCCACCGTTGGACGCAGCTATCAAATTATCTTATTTGACGAGGCCGCGCTAGGCAGCGACGGCGAATCAGCATTTAATGTGCAGTTGCGCCCTACACTAGACCGACCTAATTCAAAAGCAATCTTTATCAGCACACCCCGCGGTCAACAAAACTGGTTTAGTAAATTTTATCAACGCGGTTTTAGTCCAGACTACCCAGAGTGGTGTAGTATAACCGCTGACTATACTGAAAATTCGCGTATGGCTGAGTCGGATGTGCAGGAAGCCAAACGATCGATGTCAAAAGCTGAATTTGAGCAGGAGTACTTGGCTAGCTTTAATGTGTTTGAGGGTCAGATTTATAATTTTAATCGTGAGGCAAGCGTTTGTGAATACCAACACCAAGACGGCTGCGAGTACATTGCTGGCTGCGATCCTGGCTACCGCGATGCTACTGCTTTCGTGGTTATCAGCTATAATCCTGTTAGTGATTGCTTTCATATTGTAGACGAGTACTTAAAAAGTGAAGCTACCACTGACAAGCATGCTGTAGCATTTCGCGAATACTTAGACAAGTGGCAAGTAGAAGTAGTATTTATTGATTCGGCAGCAGCACAATTTGCCGGCGACCTTGCTTATACTTATAATATTAGTACTACCAAGGCTAAAAAAGATATTTTACCTGGTATTGCCTATGTGCAAACACTAGTAGAAACTAACAAACTTAAAGTAGCTCCACATTGCCAAAATGTCTTAGACGTTATGGATCAGTACCGCTGGGATAATCGTGAAAACTTGCAGCGCGAGCGGCCAGTGCACGATAAATACTCACATATGGCTGATGCAATCCGTTATGCACTATACACCTATACTATCTAGGTCATAAAAAATTTACGTTGACTTGTTGGTGCTTTGGGTGTACAATACCAGTATTATAAAAAATTACTGAGTCCTAAAAATGGAAAAGTCAGAGTACTACCTAGAACTGCAACGCGCTTTTGCCAGCGAATTTAGCTTTTACTTAAAAGCAGCTAACTTTCACTGGAATGTAGAAGGAATGTTATTTGGTCAACTGCACGAGTTATTTGAGCATATCTATACAGAAGTGTATGGGTCAATTGATACTTATGCTGAAGAACTTCGCGCGCTACAAATTACTACACCTGCTAGTTTAAGCAACTTTAGTCGCCTTAGTTATATTATGGACGAAAATATGCCTGGTGATTGGCGTAGTATGTTGCAAGAACTGCTTATGGACAGCGACATGATGGCAATGAAATTTCAGCAATTGTTTGCGGTAGCAGAAACTTTTGGCGATCATGGCTTGTCAAACTTTTTAGCAGATCGTCAGGACGCACACAAAAAACATTCGTGGATGCTTCGCAGTTCACTAAAGTAAATGGCAAAAAATACAAACAAACGTATACCCGTTAAACACGTTAGAGATAAAGCCAAGTCGGCTTATGAAAAGCAAGATCATTGCTACATTTGCAACACAAGTCAGGACTTGGAATTACATCACCTGCACAGCGTAACCTTGTTGCTAGAAAACTGGGCACGCCGTAAAAGTTATGATATTTCAACTGATGAAGGAATTTTAGCTGTTAGAGACGAGTTTATTAGTGAGCATCGTAGTGAGTTATATGAACAAGTTTACACCCTATGTAATCCTCATCATATAGCGCTTCATGGTGTGTACGGTAAAACTCCCAAACCTGGCAGTGAAAGTAAACAAGCGCGTTGGATTGAAATTCAGCGTGAAAAAATTGCTGGTGGTGGTAGTGCTGTTCCTAAGCAAAGCTATGGAAGTTTCTTTAGCGAATTTTGTTAGGAAAAACTATGGGTTGGATTACAAATAGTGTGGGCTGGATTCGTGAAAAACTAAATCCAGCACAAGTTAGAATTGCACAACAAGAAGGCACGCATGTAAATACAACCAGTAAACTGTTGTATAAGCAAGCCTTCCAAGAACTGCAGTCTGTTAATCGTAGTATTAATCTAGTAGTTAGTGCGTGCAGCTCACTAGACTACGATATTAAAGATAAAATGTATGATGGCATAGTAAGTGGTGTTAGACAAAAACAACTAAATACCTTACTTAACTATAGACCTAATCCTTATCAAAGCGCACAAGAATTTCGTCAAGCAATTTTTACTGATCTTATTTTAGAAGGCAATGTATTCATACATTTTGATGGTACGTTTATGTACCACTTGCCAGCAGATCATGTAGAAATACTTACAGATCAAAAAACATTTATTCGCGGCTACCGCTACAGCGGCTGGATAGAGTTTCCTGAAACTGAGGTATTTCACTTTAGAGATTTAAGTTCACGCAGTATTTATCGTGGCGCTAGTAGGCTAGAAGCAGCGCAAAATAGCATTAGTGTACTACAAAGCATGCATCAATTTCAACAACAATTTTTTGATAATGGTGCAGTATTTGGCTTAGTGCTTACCAGTGATAATACACTATCGCAAGTAGCTAAAGAAAAAACTATACAGCACTGGCTGCAACGATACAATAGCAGAACTGGTGGTAAGCGCCCAGTAATCCTAGACAGCGGATTAAAACCACATCAGATTAGCAATCAAAATTTCAAAGACATGGATTTTGATCAAGCTATACAAACACACAACAAGCTAGTTATGCAGTGTATTGGCGTACCACCACTACTAGTAGACGGCGGCAATAACGCTAATATTTCACCCAATTTAAGATTGTTCTACTTAGAAACTGTACTACCAATTATCAGAAAATATACTAGTGCGCTAGAAAGATTTTTTGGTTATGATATTGACGCAATTACGGCTAGTGTAAGTGCACTACAACCAGATGTTAAAGACATTGCTAGCTATCACGTTTCACTAGTAAATGGCGGTATTATTACACCAAATGAAGCCAGACAAGAATTACGCTATGCAACAATTGAGGGTCAAGACGAACTAAGGATTCCTGCAAATATTGCTGGCAGTGCTGTTAATCCAGCACAAGGTGGCAGGCCTAGTACGACTAATACAGACTAAGGAGAGAATATGGTAGATAAAGTATTACACTTAACTAGTGCTTTTACTAAAAGCATGGATCTACCAACAGCTAGTGAAACAATTGACTCAATTATGGTCGAAGGTTACGCAAGTACCATAGACATGGATAGGCAAGGCGACGTTGTTTCAGCTAAAGTTTGGCAAAAAGGCATGGAAAATTACTTAAAAAATCCAGTAATTTTAGCTTACCATGAGCATTGCCAACCAGTTGGTAGAATGATAGAACATAGAGTAGATGATAAAGGTTTATGGATTAAGGCAAGAATTTCTGCAGCTGCAGAAGACGTCTTTAATTTAATAAAAGACGGCGTATTAACTGCTTTTAGTATCGGCTTTCGCATTATAGACGCACAATATGATTCAGCTACTGAGCTGTTTGTTGTTAAAGAACTAGAACTACACGAAATTTCTGTAGTTTCTGTACCCGCAAACCAAAACACCATTTTTAGTTTATCTAAATCTTTTGATACAAGTGAAGAACTAAGGTCTTTCAAACTGCAATTTGCACTTAAATCGGAATCAGCTAAAGAGCTAGACTCCTCTACAGTAGCAAATGGCGAAACTATAAAGGAATTGAACATGGATTCAAAACAGATCGAACAGTTAGTAGCTGAGGCTGCTGAAAAAGCTGCTCAACTAGCAGCAAAACACATTACAGACGCACAAGAAAAAGCTGCTGTTGAAAAAGCAGCTGCTGAAAAAGCTGCAGCTGATTTTGACGCTAAAATTAAAGCAGCTGTTGCAACTGTACAAACAGTTGATACAGGTGCTGAGCGTTTACTAGCAGAAGTTGAAAAGCGCTTTGCTGCTGAACAAGAAACACAAAAAAGCGCAATTGCTGGTCTAGAAGCTGCACTAAAAGAAAAAGCTCAAGAACTAGAAGCTGTTCAAAAGTCACGTATGCATTTTGCTAGTGACAAGAATGAACTAAGCTACGCAGACAAAGAAAAAGCAGTTCTACTAGCTAAAATGGCTAACAAGCCAATTGAGTCTACCAAATTTGGTTATGACTTAGTTCAAAAATATGCTGGTAGTGGCCAAGGCCCACACTTACCTAATGCTACTTGGGAACAAGAAGTTTCACTATCAATGGAAGCTGAAGTTCGTCGTAGACTAGTAGTTGCACCACTATTCCGTCAGATTGCTATGCAAACTAACGTAATGAAGATTCCAGTTAATCCAGAAGCAGGTAGCGCTACTTGGGTTGATAACACAAGTTTTGGTGCTAGTGCTAGTGCTGGTACTAGTCAAATACATGCAATTAAAGAAGTCACATTAAGCGCGTACAAAGTTGCTACCAACGAGTACACAGCTTACGAAGAAGAGGAAGATAGCCTTCTTGCTATTATGCCTGTAATTCGTGATGGCATGATTCGTCGCGTTGCTCGTGCAGTTGATAAAGCAATCCTACGTGGTGGTGGTAACACAGCACCTGGTGCTACTAGTGGCGACCCAGTTGTTGGTTTAGGTACTTGGGCAATTGGTGGTGTAGGTGGTAGTGCAACCGCTAATACTACTTCAATTACTGGTGCCACTACAGCAGTTACAGTTGCTAATTTACGTTCACTACGTAGACAACTTGGAGTTTGGGGTCTTGATCCAGCAGATGTAGTTTATGTTGTTAATACCAATATCTACTACAATCTACTAGAAGACACAGTATTCCAGACTATGAACCAAGTTGGTCCTTCAGCTACATTACTAACAGGTCAAATCGGCCAAATTGGTAACAGCCCAGTACTAGTTAGTGGCGAGCTAGATGGTACTACAACTACAGCAGGCACAACATTTAATAACATTGGTGCTTTCTGTATTGCTCCAGGCAACTTCGTAATTGGTAATCAACGTGGTCTACGTATTGATACACAAGAACTAGTTGAAACACAGCGCCGTGTTATGGTTGCTAGCTTACGTACTGGTTTTGCGCAAGTTACAAGTAACTATGGTCCAGGTGTTTCTAGACTAATCTTTGCTTGATATTTAGTTAAACCATTAGACAGGGCTGAAAAGCCCTGTCTTTTAAATAGCTTTTACGGAAGCTATTTAAAAGACATAAGGAGTAATAATGGCTTATAACTTAATTACTCGCACAGAGTATAAAACTTATGCAGGAATTAAAAGCACAAACTATGATGCTGAAATTGATGCACTTATTACTAGAATAAGTCAGTTTGTAAAAAATTACTGTGGCAGAACATTTGTAGATTACTTTGCATTACCTGATGTACCTAAAGTAGAAGTATTTTCAGGCGGATTCAATACTATACTACTTACAGAAACACCATTAGTTAGTATTGTTGATTTTGCTTATAGTGAAAATTATGGACAAAATTATGTTCCACTAGTACAATACGTAGACTGGGTTCAAGATGGCGACAATTTAGTTAGCATAGCAACTCCTGTTTTTAGACCACAGGTTAGGGGCTATCGTGTTACCTATTACGGCGGTTGGGACGATGTGCCACCAGATTTAGGTTTAGCTATAATGGATATGGTAACCTACTATCGTAAAAACGATATGAGTATACACAGCAGTAAAGCGCCTGGTACTAATAATATACAAATTGAGTATATATCAACAACTACACTGCCTGCACATATTCGCAGAGTGTTAGATCAGTATAGAGTAGATTATACATGAATAATGCCGGGGCCTTTTTACAAATATTATTAGGCAGCAGAGAAAAATTAGATGCTGACAATCAAAGATTAGTAGCTGATAGAATTAAAAATACTGCTACTAAACTAGGGGATAATTTTAGAAAAATAGTCGAAGACAATTTACCTGTATTTTATCTAATTAATGTAGAAATAATTATAGATGAAATGTTAAAAGAATTACATCCTAGTAATTCTCAGGAAAAAATAGCCGGATATTTAAATAGTTTAACTATAACGCGCAATGAAGGTACTTCTATACAAGAACAGAATGTATTTTTTAGCGAACTTAAACATAAAAATTTTGGGTTTTTAGAAGAATATACTTTAGTATATAATTACATTCTAAATAACAAAAATAACCTTATTACTAAAACTCTTAATAAGCTTAATACTACTATTACTAAATCTACAAAAATAGTAGATATTAGTAATAAAATAACTGTTTTAAGCAACGAAGTAGTAAAGGCCTTAGCCGGATTAGCTATAGATATAGCAGATACTACAGCAGAAAATAAACTACGAATTATAGGTGCAAAATTATCTCAGACATTTAAGGCTATAGGTGTTTGTAAAATATCTGACCCACAAACTATTATTAGTAATTTTAATAGTTCAACAAGCCTATTTGTAACATTACCAAGTTTTAGTAGTATAACAGATAATGTACATAATGTAATAACACAAAGTCTTATAAGTCAGTTATATAATGAATATAGTATACAAATTAATGTAAATTCCGGAAAATTTTTAGCAGGTAATTTTGCTGCTGCAGGACACACAGGACTAAAAAGTGGTAGCAAAATAATAGGTATAAATACTCCACTAATACAAATGGCATCATTAATATTATTTAATAATAGCATAGATGCACCGGGTTTATTAGATGACTTTGCAGTAAATACTGGACACAGTAATTGGAATTTAGAAGTAAATGCTGATTATGCAGATCCTAATAAATTAGGATTATCGCTAGGAATATCATATCTACAAACTATGCCGTCAGTTATTAATTCGGGGTCATTATCAACCAGCGAATTAGCTAATATAGATGCAGCATTAAAGGCTAAATTAAATAAATCTTATAGAGACTTAGCCAAAGAATTTAAGACTGCAATAGTAAATAATTTTGAGTTTGTATTTAAAGGTCTGCGTTTATCACCAACTCTTAAAGAAACAGTAGAAAATTATATTGTTTCAGCAATGACTAATAAAAAATATAAAGGATCAAACTCAAAAGCTACTAGTTCTAAAATAGGAACAGATAGCTTAATTCAAGTTAAAGGAAAAGATCAAAAAATATCACCTGGCATGTCTAATAAAAATAAAGGAAGTTCTAGTTCTGCTACAACAGTAGTTGATGGCAATCAACAGATAAATTTACTAAATTTACAAAATTTAATCAATGCAAAATTAACAGACCAAATAAAACAAAACATGGGTACTGGTAATAGCAAAAACATATTAAATTTGCGTACGGGTAGATTTGCTGAAAGTGTTAAAGTAGAGCGACTAAGTGAAAGCAGACAGGGCATGATTACAGCATTTTATACTTATATGCGTAACCCTTATGCTACTTTTAGTACTGGCGGTCGTCAAGAATATCCAAGAACTAGAGATCCAAAACTTCTTATAAGCAAGTCAATCAGAGAAATTGCTGAAACCAAAGTACAAAATAGATTAAGGGCCGTATTAGTATGAGCAGACGCATAAGTATTGTTAATAGTTTAGCTACAGAACTAAAAAAGATTAACGGTACACCTCCTTATAATGTAAACCTATTTAACAACGTTGTACCAAAACTAAAATTTTGGGACGAAGTACAAGATTTTCCTAGCGTGTACATTTCACCAGGTACAGAATTACGTGAATATCATCCCAGTAATTTTAAGTGGGCATTTTTAGGCGTTAGTATTAAAATCTACTGTCATGGTGAAAACAGCGCTAGTCAGCTAGAACTACTATTGCAAGATATTGAATATACCTTGGATGGCTTAGATAGACTTGTTTATAATACTACAACAGGTCTACAAACTGCGGAAATAATGATTCAGTCCATTACAACAGATGAAGGCCTACTAGCACCTTATGCTGTAGGCGAGATAAACTTACAGGTACGTTACGCCGTACCATAAGCAACCATGCTAAAATGCCGTAACAGATAAAGATCTAGTTTATGCGTTTTAAGCATTAACAAAAAGGAATGGTAAAATGTCATATAATTTATTACGTAACGCCAGAGTGTTCTTTACTACAAACGTAGATATAAATACTGGCGCAATTACTACAGCAGCTACTAATAATACAGCAGACACTATCCAAGAAATTCAAGTACTAGATGGATTTAGTTTTAGTCAAAATACTTCTTCAGAAACAGTTACACTAAACGAATCTGGCCCTGAGCCAACACGTGGTCAACGCCAGTTTAATACCGCACTTAATCCAGTTGATTTTAGCTTTACTACATATATTCGTCCAGCTGATAATAACACACCTGCAGTTACTCTAGGTAGAGTTACTGCTGAAGAACGCGTATTATGGAACGCAATGTTTAGTGCTACAAAAATTGATAATGCAACTGGTGCTGGCGGTGCTTGGTCAGAAACTGCTCCTGTAGTTGCTAGTACCGGATCTTCAATTACTACACCCAGCTACGCTGAAGTAGTAGTAACCAATTCACAGGTTCACCAGCTACAAAAATTTGGTTTAATTATTGTGTTTGAGGACACCACATTCTTTATTGAAAACTGTACATTAGACACAGCTACTATTGATTTTGGACTAGATGCAATTGCAACAATTGCTTGGACTGGTAAAGCTACTCGACTAATACAACCTACAACTAAAATAACTATTACTGATGGTCCATCAACTGGTGCAGTAACTAATTCAATGAGTGGCGGAATAACAGCTGGTAGCTTTAGGAATAAAATTACTGCAGCACCTTATATTGCTAATAAATTAAGTACCATGACTTTAAAGTCAAATATTAACGCTGCTACTGTAGCTACTGTTGCTAGCAAAACCTATACTGTTCCACTAACTGGTGGTAGCATTGTATTTGCTAATAATGTTAGTTACTTAACGCCTGCTAACTTAGGTATTGTTAATCAGCCCTGCACATACTTTACAGGTACACGCAGTATTACTGGTACTTTAAATGCTTACTTACGTAGTGGTACTGGTGCAAATTATAGTGCAACGCTATTAGCAGACATGCTTAAAAATTCAGTAACAGACGTCAGTCCTGCATTTGAAATTGTGTTATCTATTGGCGGAGCTAGTAATGAGACTAGAGTAGATATTGACCTACCTGCAGTAGTACTAGGTATTCCTACAATTGCTACACAACAGGTTATGTCTACTACAATTAACTTTACTGCTCAAAGTTACACTGCTAGTAATACTTTTGATATTGCTCTAAGTAACGAAGTATCACTTAAATATTATAGCCCCACAAACATCATCATACCATAAGTAATTTAATAATTTAACTCAAAAGAAACCAGAGTTTAGGCTCTGGTTTCTTTACCAACAAAGGTTCCTATGACAACACTTTCACTTAAAACACTACTAGTACCATCAAAATCTGTAGAAATTGAATATCCTGGTATGCCTGATTTTAAACTACAACTTAGTTTTTTATCTCGCGAAACACTAATTAATATTCGCAAAAAATCTACTAAAACTACTTTTAAAAACCGCCAACCACAAGAAGAATTTGATGACGAGCTGTTTTTAGAATTATACGTTCAAAACGCTATTAAAGGCTGGTCTGGACTTAAACTAAAGTATCTAGAGCAACTTGCACCAGTAGATCTTACTGGACAAGACTTAGAAGACTACTTGCAGTTTTCAAATGAAAATGCCCTCTACTTAATGAAAAATTCTAGCAATTTTGATGCTTGGATTACTGAACAAGTAGGCGACTTGGGAAACTTTTCAACGAGCAATTCCAACAAATAAATACTTTGCTCAATAATTATATGCAAAATAGTAATCTTAGTGTAACTAAGGCTACATATTTTGAAATATGTGAGCAAATGGGTAATGAGCCTATTGAATCTGAAATTCCAATTGAATTTGAAGATTTACCCATAGAATTGCAACAAGCATTGTTAGTTTATAGACTACTGCAAGATCAATGGGAAGGTATGAATGGCATCTATTTAGGTAAAAGCTTAGTAGGTATTCAAGATATATTTGAGTACTTAGAGATTACTGATTTAGTAGATAAAAAATTTATTTTTCAACTAATCAAAACCATAGACGGCATTCGTAGTGAACAGATCAACAATAAAAAACCCGCTTAATAGCGGGTTTTTTATTGTTAAAAAATTTTTATATTGACACCTTATTGCCTATATGTTATAATTGGTATACATAAAAATTTGAATTATTTTTTGTGTACTAAAAACTCTTGGAGCGCACAATGGCCGGTCAAACAGTTAATTTTACTCTTAAATTTAATAGCGATGGTAGCTTAGAAAAAGTTATTGATGGATCTGCCAAAGTAGCGGATAATATGCAGCGCGCCAGTAAAGCTGCAGATATGCTAGCATCAAAAAAACCTGCTTCTGGATTAGTTGCTGAAAGCACACAGTATGGTCGTGCTCGTGGCGCTAGTGGTTTAACTGGTGCTAGTGCAAGAGATTTTGCTAATGAACAGCAAGGTTTAGGCGGTTTAGTTAAACTGTATGCAACTGTAGCAGCTAATACTTATGCTGCTATGGTTGCATTTAATGCTTTAAAAAGTGCCATGGATACTACTACCATGGTAGAAGGTATGAATCAGCTTGGAGCAAGAAGTGGTATTGCACTAGGTGCACTATCACAAAATATGGTAAAAGCTGCTGGCGGAGCAATATCTTTACGTGAAGCTATGGAAGCTACTACAAAAGGTACAGCTGCAGGATTGTCTAGTAAACAAATGATGGAGTTAACTAAGGTAGCTAAAAACGCATCACAAGCTCTAGGCGTTGACATGACCGATGCACTAAGCAGATTAAGTCGCGGTATTACTAAACTAGAGCCTGAATTACTAGACGAACTAGGTTTATTTACTAAAATTGGTCCAGCTACTGATGAATATGCTCGTAAAATAGGTAAAGCTGCTAGTCAACTAACTGATTTTGAAAGACGCCAAGCATTTGCTAATGCTGTTTTAAAAGAAGGTTCAGATAAATTTGGCGATATTAATCTGCCAGCAAATCCTTATAAAGAATTAGAAGCTTCACTTAAAAATTTAGGTCAAACTTTTTTAGAAATTACTAATAAGTTTATTGTTCCTTTTGCTAATCTATTTGCTAATAATAGTACCTTACTTACAGCAGCTATTGTAGGTATAGGTGCAAAATTAACTGGTATGGCATTACCTGCATTAGGTGACTGGCAAAAAGGTTTAGTAGATTCTGCAGCTAAAGCCAAAGCTGCAGCAGCAGATATTAATACACTATTTAGTGAAAGTTTAGTGTCTCGTGTTAACAAAAGCTCTAATGTAGATGCTCTTAAACAAGAACTAGAACTACAAGAAAAAATAACACAAAAAGCCAGAGAAGAATTTTCACAAACTAGTAAACGTACTAGAACTACTACTTATACCGCAGTTACTAAACAGCCTGACCAAGCTTTAGGCGATGAGCAACTTAAAAAAGCAAAACAAGATTTAAATAGAATTACCAGAGAGTATATTGCTTTAGACGATATAGCAAAAGATCCTAAACGTGCACAGGCTATAACTAAAGCAGAACGTGACAGAATGTTACTACTAGAAAAAGAAGAAGTAATATTAAGTAATCTAATTAAACAAGAAGAATTACGTATTAAAAAAGTTGAACAATTAAAGGCTGCAGAACAACAAAGTATAGAAACAATTGAAAAAACTAATATAGGTGCTACCGCTAGAGAAAAACTTAGTGAAAAAGCAGGTAGCAAGGCTACAAAACTAGATATTTTATCACAGGTTTCTGGAAAAACGCAAAAAGAGGGCATAGGTGCCGCTGTAGAAGCAGCAGATGCGGCAGTTGCAGCAGCAGGTAAAAGTTTAGGCAAAGTTGATGGTTTCGTTACTAAAACTTTAGCAAGAATAATAAGCTTTGTAACTGAAGCAGGTATACTATTTGAAGCTTTTGTATCACCTATAATTGGTTGGGTAGCTGGTATTGGAATAGCTTTTGCTGTATTAGATCCAATTCTTAGTAGCAATACAAAACAAGCTCAAGCTTTTACTGATGCTTTAGAAAATGCAGATGAAGTTATTAATAGTGCTACACGTACAATAGACTATATTAATAAACAACCTGCAATATTTAGTAGTACTAGTGCTGGAATTAAGGCAACTTCAAATGCTATAACAGAGCTAAAAGATAGCTTTAATACGCTAGTAGATACTGCTAAAGAATCCAGAGAAAAAATGAACTTTTATTGGGATAAACCAATTGATTTTATTGCTGGGTTTATAGGTCAAGATGCAAGTACTAAACTAGCAAAAAAATTAACTGAAGAAACCTTAAAAGCCTTAGAATTATTTAAAAGAGTAAGCACAAGCGATAAAGCAGAAATTGAATTAAAAGCAAAATTAGGCATTGATTCACTATCAAAAAGCAGCCTAGAAAAATTATTTAAAACAGAATCAGGTCAAGAACTTGGCAAAGAAGCCTTAGAAAAATTAACTGCAAATATAGGTAATGCTAGTAGTAAACTTGAGGCTTTTAAGACTACCAGTGAAGGTGTAACTAAAGCATATGAAATCTTTATTCAAGGTACGGCTAACACAGATCCGCTATTTAGCTTAGCTAAAGCTATTCAGTTAAATGCTCAAACCATAATGGATTTTAAAACAGATGGTATTGATATGGCTACTGCGGCCATGATTGATTTAGCAAAATCACCTGAAAAAGGAATATTTTTTGGCGAAAACTTTACTAATAAACTTTTAGATATTAAAGAGGGTTTTTTAGAACAAGTAACAGCCATTAATAGTGTAGAACGAGGTATTAGAGATTTAGATAAAGCAGCAGAGTCTTTAAATACTGAAAAATTAGAACTAAAACAGCAACAAAAAAGTAGCCCAGGATTTAATCCTCAGCGTAGTAGACGACTTGGAGAAATTGAAGGTGAACTAGAAAAAAATCAAAGTACAAAACAAAAATTACAACAAAATTTAGAGCTATTGCCTAGAGATAAAGTAGAACAAGCCAAAAGTATTTTTACAGAAGGTTTAAAATCAGCATTTGCAGAAGGTTCTAGATTAATTGATCAAGCTCTAGGTAATGCCAGTGAAAGGGCAGCTATTACTATTGGCAAAGCCACTCTAGGTGCACTAAGTGGTGAAGAGCGTGCAAAAAAAGAAACTGGACTTAATCAGCAAGAAATTAAAATTCAGATGAGGGCTATTGATACCAATATACAACTCATTTTAAGTCAGGAACGTTTAAAAGCTAGCATTGATTTAAGCAGTGCAAAAACACAAGCATTAATTGTTGAACAGAAAAAAGACAGTACTCAAGCAGAACGTGATGCAGCACGATCAGAAGTTAGAATAGCTCAAGCGGTTAGAGATACTTTAGATAACATTTCACAACCTAAAGCTAAAGCCAGCGAACCTAAAGTTAGCGAACTTAAAGCCAGCGAATCTAAAGTTAGCGAACTTAAAGCCAGCGAACCTAAAGACGCTAGCAAAAACAAATCAACTATTGTTAGTGCACCTGAAAAAGTTACAATAACAGTTACAAATGAACAACGAGAAGGCGGCAGACTATTAGTTCCTGCTAAAACAGAAGTTCAACAACTTAGCGAAGATGAAAAGGCTAGAGCAGATGCAAGAACCTTAGCTGCACAGCAAAGAGTAGCAGCACAAGAAGCAAATAGAATACAATTACAAGGAGCTTTTACTGCAGAAGGAATTCGTGGTAATATTGCTCAAGCTGCCGGCAGAGTAGAAGATTTAAGTAAACAATTAAAATTAGACAAAGATGTTTTAGACACAAAACAAAAAATAGCGAGTATAGAAAGTAGTATTCTAGGCTATACTACCCAACGAACACAACAATCTATTAATCAAACAGAGCAAGAAATCAAATCAAAAGAGCGAAAAATAGAAGACTTAGATATTGAAAATAAGATTAGTGTCGCCAAAGGTGTTAGTGCAAAAAAAGAAGTTGAAAAACTTGAAAAACAACAAGCTGCAATTAAACTAAGACAACAAGAAGACACAATACTTGTAGGTACTAATCAATCACTTAAAAATATAACTAATAAATATTTTGAACAACGTGAATTACTAAATAACAATTATAAATTACAAACAGCAGCTTTTGAAAAAGAGCAAGCAAGAATTAATTTAAATAGTAACTTACTATCATTTTTTAGTAAGAGAAATATGCTAGATGCAGAATATCTTACAAATCAAGAAAGCTTAAACAGAGAAAAACAAAACGAACTTGATTATACTAAAACTATTGCCGCTGCTAATAAAGAGTATTCAGATGTTATTAGTGGCATTAATGAAAAGCTAGAAAAAATGGCTACTCAATTTAAAGCAATAGGTGAGCTTAATAAAATAGCTTTTAAAGATCCAGATTTAGATGCCGATAGAGAAACTGCTAAATTTAAAAGACAGGCAAATGAGTCTAATAAACGTGTAGTTAAAAAAGAACCTGAGCCTACAGTTATTCAAGAAACAAAGCTACAATCACAAATATTACAAGGTAAAAATGCTATCAATGCAACTATTGAAGACTCAAAATCAGCACAAGTAGAATTAACTCAAGCTCAAAATGCTACTATTGCGGCTGTTCAAAAAGAATTAATTGAACGTAAAAAAGTAGTTGCTGTGGCTGAAAAAGAACAAGAATTTGCACTTACTAAAGCTGCATCAAATACACAGAGTATAACATTTGAAACTGTTCAAAATACTAATTTACAAGAAGATACTCAACAAATGCAACAACAAGCACAAGTATCAAATTCAGTATTAGATGCTCAAAAAGCTACTGCTCTAGCCACCAGAAATTCAAAATTAGCATTAGCAGAACTAACTAAAGCTCAAAAAGATATACTAGAGCCTATTGAAAAAGAACTAACTAAACGTGAAAGACTAGCTGCTACAGAAGAAGCTACTATAGCATTAAGAGAAAGAATGATAAGCTTACAAGCGGATCAACTTGCATTAAGCATACAAGGTTTAAATTATCTAGATAAAACTACATTAGCGGAAAAACAAAGATACGATACATTAACTTTAGAAGTTGCACTAAATCGCGAACAACGCAAACTTAGTCAAGAGATTTCAAATCAAGAATTTGCAATTCAACAAGCTGCAAAAGCAAAAGATAAAGATTTAGAAGCTAGTTTAATTAAACGAAAACAAGAATTACTAATCAATAAAGAAATAATTGATAAAAATCAACTACAAGAAAAATATTTATTAAAAATTCGTCAAGCACAAGAAGAAGTTACAAATAGAGCAGCACAAGAAAATGCAAAAATAGAATATAGAAATACCCTAGGCAGCATAGGCTTAGAGTTAGAAAGCGAAACACTACAGTTTAACCGAAATAAATTTAAAGTGTTACAAGATCAAGGATTAGTAAGTCAGCAACAAGTTCGTGATTTTGAAAAATCACAACAATTTGCAGAAACTGATCTTAGGTACAGAACTCAAATTAAATCCATACAAGAAGAAATTGCTAAAAAAGTAAAAGAAGAAACTGACACACAAGAAAAACGTAAGATAGTATTAGATCCTGATAGAAAGAAAAAAGCTTTACTAGAAGAACAAGCAGCGCTTCAAACAGAACTTAATAGTATACAAGATACCTTAAACAGTAAAACTGCAGATCCTCAAGCAATGTTGCGCTTAAAAGAAGACAAACAAAGGCTAGAAGAAAGATTAGTTACAGTTATTGCTGTGACTGATAATCTAGAAACACAAACTAATTTAACTTCTCAAATAGAAACTCTTAACTACAGCATAGCTGGATTAGAAGGCCAAGAATTAGCTGATGCACAAGCTAAATTAGCTACACTTAAAAGTCAGCTTAATACTTATCGTGAAATTACTGGCACTAAACCTGATGCTGCTGAAAATGCTCAAAGTGCTGAAAGAGTTAAACGCTTTACTACTGAAGGTGAAGCAAGAATAAGACTAGCTAAGAGATCAAAAGATAGTACTGACGAGATTACTCAATCTACCTATCAATACAGTGCAAGAACAGAAGCTTACTTAGGTGCGCTAGAAAGAGGCTTTGACTCACTAGGTGACGCAATTGCTAACTTTGTAAAAACAGGTAAGCTAGACTTTAAGAGTTTAATTGACTCAATGTTAATGGATATTTTACGCTGGGAAGTAAAGCAGGCAACTTTAGCAATGTATCAAGGTGTAAGATCTGGTGGAGGAGGTAATCTTTTATCTACTTTAGGATCTGCTTTTGTATCTAGTTTTATTGGTGGTCCAGAAGCTACTATTACCGGTTCTAGCGGTACATACGGTATGAATACTTATAGCCGAGCAGCTAAAGGAGCAGCTTTTGATGGTTACGGCAATAAATTTGCCGCAGGCGGCGCATTTGACGAAGGTTATCCAGTTCATGAATTTGCCAAAGGCGGTATGTTTACTAATAGTATAGTAAATCAACCTACAATGTTTAAATTTGCAAAAGGTATAGGCTTAATGGGCGAAGCAGGACCTGAAGCTATTATGCCCCTAAAGCGGGATCAAAATGGTAACCTAGGTGTTCGTGCAGAACCTAGTGGCAGCAATGTTAATGTAATAGTCAATAACCATAGCGGACAGCAAGCACAAACACGTGAAAATGTAGACAGTCGCGGTAATCGTACTATTGAGGTAACAGTAGGCGATATGGTCGCACAACAATTAGCCACTAAAGGCAGTTCTGTACAACAAACCTTAGCTGCTACATACGGCACAAAACCCGCAATTTCAAGGAGATAATATGGCTGTACCTAATTGGCCTACTGCTGATAATTTTCCACAGTATCCTCAAAAAGGTTTTACTGAATCTGTTGGTATTAATGTTTTGCGTTCGCCAATGGATAAAGGCCCTGCTAAACAACGGCGTCGTGGCGCACGTGTTAATACTATGGATGTTAGTTTTATACTAACTACTAAACAAGTAGATCATATAAACACCTTTATTAAGGATACTATTAAAGGTGTTTTTAGATTTAAGTTTATGCATCCGCGTACTAATACTTATGTAGAGGTACGCATTGTGCCACAAAGTGAAAGTGAGTTTTACAAATTAACTTACTTAGCGCCAGGTTTTTGGAACATTGACTTAGTTTTAGAAGTATTACCATGAGCAGAGTATTAAGTTCAAATGCTATTAAAGCAATGTATTCTTCAGAAACAGAAGAAACGTTAATTACCTTAGTAACTATTTATAATCCTGCTGGTGGCACTACACCCTTATTAAGATTATGTGATACTTTTACACAAGAAATCAGTAGTTTAACCACAGACGCAGAAAAAGTATACGGCGTTATAGGCCCTGGCAGCGCCGAATACTTATTTTTACCTATGGAAGTTTTATTGCCTAGCGAAGCTCAAGACGGCACTAGTGGTTGCAGTATTAGATTTAACTTTGTTACCCCAGAAGCTATTGAAATTATTCGCAGTGACTTAACTGAACCTACAAAAATATTAATAGAACTAGTATTAAGTAGTACCCCAAGTGTAGTAGAAGCTAGTTTTCCAGGGTTCTACATTACTAGCGCAACATATAATAGTGATAGTATTCAAATTCAGCTGGGCATGATTAATTACAATACTGAACCTTTTCCAGCTTATGGATTTACTCCAAGATATTTTCCAGGATTATTTTAATGTGGCATAATAAATACGTTGGATTACCCTATTTAGCTAATGGTAGAACTATATCAGGCCTAGATTGCTGGGGCTTAGTTGTACTTGTATATTGTGAAGAACTAGGTATTCAATTACCTAGTCTTGCAACAGAGTATGTGGGAACCGATCCAGACAATTCTACTATTATTGATTTAGTTGCACAAACCAAAGATGCCTTGCTTAAAGAATCTTGGGAACAAGTAACAGATCCTAAATTAGGAGATGTTTGCGTATTTAATATTTTAGGCGAACCTGTACATGTAGGTATTTATATTGGCGAGCAAAAATTTTTACACATACGCGAAGGCGAATACAGTGTTATTGAATCCCTAGATAGCTATAAATGGAATCGAAGACTGGAAGGTACTTACAGATATGTAGAAAAATCTGTGCAGTTAACTGGTGCTCCACATCCACTACAAACACAGCTAGTATCGACTGAATGGCAAATACCTGGCAGCACTATTCAAAACATTGTTGAATATATTAGTAAAAAGTATAATATTACTACCAGACTAATGGAAAGAGTGGTTATTACTATAGATGGTGTTCCTGTGCCTAGAGACCTGTGGACAACTACTACAGTTAGTAAAGGTCAAGTCATAAACTATAGGATAGTAGCTGGCAAAGATGTTGTTCGTGTAGTTGTAGCAATTGCAATTATTTATATTGCAGTTCAACTTGGTCAAGCATATGGTGGTCAGCTTGCAGCATCAATGATTGCTGGCGGCGGACCTCCTACTGCAGCTGCGGTAGCTACAGCTACCGCAGTAATTACAGCAGGTGTACAAGTTGCTGGAGCATTGTTAATAAATGCAATTGCTCCAATTACACAACCTAAACTTAATGATCCTGGGTCAGGCACGTCATTAAGTTTATTTAACGGCAGTAGTAATCAAGCTAACAGATTTGGATCAATACCTGTAGTATTAGGTAGAGTACGAATGGCAGCAATGTTAGCTGCTCAACCATATATTGAAAGCAAAGAAGATACTAGTATTATTAATTTATTACTAACTTGGGGATTTGGTCCACTTGCTATTAGTGAATATCAAGTAGGTTTAATACCTATTAGTGAATATTATGCTAATAGTACTACAAGTAGTGGTATAAACGTAAATCAACAATTACCTACTACAGTATATGGTTTTCCTGGCGAAGACGAAACTTTACTAAATAATATGTATGGTCGTGATGTAACACAATCTGTACAACAACGCGAACTAGATAACCCTGGCGGCACCGTTACTACATGGACAACTGTATCACTTACCGATAAGTGTGAAAAAATTGAATTAGCATTTAGCTTTCCTGGCGGTTTACGTAAAATAAATAAAAAAGACGGCAATTCAGCTAATAGTAGTGCTAAAGTTGAAATACAGTATAAAGCAACCAGCAGTTCTACTTGGGTAACTAATGGATATAGTGTACCTGCTACAACTAATACTACAATACTAGAACCGGATATAGATGGTACACCTTTGTTTAAATGGTATATAGTTGCAATAGGTACTGGTAATGTTATTGGAGTTTTTGAAGGAACACCAACAGAAAATAAATTTAATCCTCCAAGCAGCACTGTAGTTGATGCGTTAAACAGCGCAACATATTTTAATAGCAATTATGCCCTACTACCTATAATACCTCAAGGTTTTGAAACTTTATACAGAATCTGTATTCAAAGCTATGTAGGAATAGAAGAAGTAGACGATAGAAGACCAACACTTTATTCTGGATTAAATTTAACAATAACTGGTGGTAGTTCAGGCATACTTTTTGATAATCGTCCAAGTTCTACAAAAGCACTTGTTAAAAATGTTCGCGCTACTAATTATACTCTTAGTATAAGTACGGGTAATTTAACAGGAACAAGTAGTACCTACTCAAATACAAAGACTGTTCTTTTAAGTAGTGATACACCTGGAGGATTAGTTGCTAATCCTGGTCAAAATATAGTACCTTCAACTACTACGTATGATCGTAGGGACGATAGTTTTACTGTTACAGGAATCACAGTTACTAATTCTAGTGGAACACTCCTACAAGATTGGACTCATACTCAAAATTTTACTGTTCCTGAATCAGGAATTCATACAGTATATTTTAGCACAACCTTTAAAGGTAGTATATCTATAGATGGAAAAACTTTAATGGATATAATTAGTGGTGAGTTTAATTATTATAATGAATTTAGTGAAACAATATACCTTAATAAGGGTACAAGTAGTGTAACTATAACAGCATCAAATTTCACAAGTTCTGCAGATGGAATAGCAAGTGTTGTTTTTAGAATTATTGGCTCAAAATCTGTTAATACTATTCCAGCTACTGCTCTTACTCTTGAGTGGGGCAACGACGTTTTTCAAAATCGTAAAAATGCTTTTAATACTAGTTATACTATAGAAAATCTTCCACTAGACTACTACGATGTTAGAGTACGTAGATTAGATGACAGCAATGACGATAAAGAAACTGATTGGATTCAATACAATAAAGTTTACTTATATACTGTTACAGGATATAGTAATGCAAATAACCCGCCTACTGTTAATCCAAAAGATTGCCGTTTAGCAAAAACTGCTATTAGATTGCAAAGTACTAATAGAGTAAATGGTAATGTTGATGGAGTAAATGCCTTAGTATGCACACTTGGATATGACTGGACAGGTAGCGCATGGTTAGCAGATCAACAAATTAACAATCCTGCTAGTTTATTTAGGCATGTATTAACACATCCTGCTAATATGTACGCTATTGCTCAAAGTGATGTTAACACATATATAGACTTGCCAGCGCTACAAACCTGGCATACTTTTTGTAAAACTAAAAATTTAACCTATAATAATGTTCTAACTAATGTTAGAAGTGTTATGGATGTACTGCGAGAAATTTGTGCAGCAGGTTTAGCTAGTCCTAGTATGGTAAATGGTAAATGGACTGTAGTAGTAGATAAACCAAGAACTGTTGTTACACAACATTTTACTCCACACAATAGTTGGGGATTTGAATCTACAAAAATATTAGCAAAACTTCCTGATGCATTTAGAGTTACAATTAATAACGAAACTCAGGCATATCAGCCGTATGAATTATTAGTTTATAATTCAACAAAAACTGCTGCAACTGCTAAAATCTATGAAGAATTACCACTACCTGGTGTAACTAATCAAGCTCAAGCAGAGTACTTAGCTAAATGGCATTATGCACAACTTAAACTACGTCCTGAAATATATACAATTAATGTAGACTTTGAATACTTAGTGTGTACTCGTGGTGATTTAGTTAGAGTTTCACACGATGTACCACTATGGGGTACTGGTACTGGTAGAATTAAATCAATAGTAGCAGGAACTACAAATACTACTATTGTATTAACAGAAGAATTATATTTAGAAACTGCTAAAAGTTATATAATTAGAATTAGAACAAATAGTAATGCTTCTCTTACGTATAACCTATTAGCTGTTACTACTTCTGATTATTATACAAGTGTTTTAGTATCTGGAACACTACCTACTAGTATTGAAACAGATAATTTATTTATGCTAGGTGAGCTTGTAGGTGGTAAAGGTACAGAGTCACAGGAATTAATAGTGCTTGCAGTAGAGCCTACTAATAATACTAGTGCTAAATTAACATTAGTTGACTACTCACCAGATATTTATAGTGAAGGTTTTACTAACGCAGTATTTAATCCAAACATAACCATAACAAATAATCCTGTAACTTTACAAACAATTACAACAATACCAGTAGTTATTAGTGTTACAAGCGATAGTAGAATAGCTGACGAAATTTCAAGTGGAGTATATACCAATACATTATTAATTGCAATTAGTAATGGTGATAATACCACAGTATCTATTATTCAAAAAATACAGCTACAATTAATAGATAGTAATTCTGATTTTTCAGATAGCAGTTTAAATTTAATTACTGTAGATAAATCAGAAGGCGGTTTTCGGGTTAACGGATTAAAAAGTCTTAGTGGATATAAATTTAGAGTTAGGTATACAAATGCAGAGGGTACAATTTGTGGACCTTGGTCCGATACAAAATTTGGAACAGTTGAAGGAAAAGTTATTAATACTTTAAACACCCCTAATATAGTAGTTACATTAGAAAGTCACTACTTAGTAATTACTCCTCAAAATTTTACTACTAATAATACTCCTAATTTTAAAACTTATGAATATAGAGTATATAAAAATGCCGGTACAGGGGATTTTTGGGATATTGTAAATCCAACTCTTATTAAGTCTATTGAAAGTCGTGGAGTAGGTAGAATAGATTTATTAAGTTTTCCTACGCCAAGACTTTCTGATGTAGGTGTACAGTATAGAGTAGCTTGTAGAACAGTAGACAATAATAATAATGTAAGTAATACTAGTATTCTTAGTAGCTTTATACTAAAAACAATTTTTGAAGAGCCACTAAGTGGTATAGATACAGGAGAAGAATAAATGGCAGGAAGTCCAACAACTGCTTTGTTAATAAGTGGATTTAGAAGTTTAATACTAAAAGTAGGTACCCCCACCGATTGGAATAATACTACACCAAGATCTGATCTTATAGGTATTAAAGTTTGGTGCAGTACTACTCTTGGATTTACTCCTAATGATTCTACTAATTTAGTATATAATGGGCCAGTTACTGCCTCGATAATTATACCTAACTTAGATATTTTTAAAACTTATTATGTAAGATATGCTTACATATCAAATATTGATCTTACAACTTATACCTATTCCAGAGAATATTCAGGAACAGTATATGATGAAAATACCAGTATTTATGGTTTTTTAACTAATGATCCTATTAATGTGCCAAGTGAAGTATTAGGGGTTAATCCCGATTTTACTAATGCTACCGGCGTGTTTAAAATGTATAGTTTTAGCGAAGATATTACTGGTAAGGGTCCAACTTATGGTATAAAATCTGGTAGTCAAACTGGTGGTATAGTTGTAACTATAAATAGTGCTACTGGTATATATGCGGTTACTGGTTTAACTAGCGATACTGGTAGTGTTACTTTTACCGCTAGTTATACAAATTCTTGGGCAACACTTACTGTTGAAAGAACACTAATGGTAAGTAAAAGTACGCAAGGTTATAGCGCAGCATTTTTTAGTATAGATAATAGTGCTGTTACATTTAAAAGAGCTGTAGATACTACTATAACTCCTACAAATATTATATTAACTACTACTGCTCAAAATATAGTAGGTCCTACATATAAGTGGTATAAACAAACTAATAGTACAGGTACTTTTGATCTAATTAGTGGTGCTACTGCTAGTAGTTATACAGTAGCTAATACTGACTATAATAGTACAACGGTTACAAACACATATAAATGTGAAGTAACTGGTAAAATAAATAATACTGTTAATCAAACATTAGTTGATCAAATAACTATTCCGCTACTAATAGACTCAAGCAGTGCTATTAGTATTACTAATAGTAATGAAAATATTACTTTTGCAGGACCTGTTTTTGGTTATACAGGTATTGATTTTACTGGTGG